GGGCGGAGCCCAAGCGGTCCTGACGGCCAAGATCGTCAAGCTCGACTTCGCACATCAACTTCCCTCCCTCCATCGGGGCCCGGATGTTTGACAGTTTCTTCTTTCCTCCCGTTTCTGTCACTTCTCCCTGAACGTATTCGCCCCGCTTCAAATATTTATACCCTGATACTTGAATGTCTGAATGATGCACGAACAAATCGCCTGAGACAAAGCCGTAGCCCTTTCGCTTGTTGAACCACTTCACTTGGAACATTTTAATTAGATTGTGGAAATGGCTTTATATCCGTTTAAGATTCTATACAAGGAATACATGGACCCAGATAAGTTTATAAACATCATGGTTCAAATTCGAGACATGATACCGTTAGAGGGTAAACAACTCATCGAGATTCAAGAAATGACAGAGAAAGAGAAAACCGAACTGTTACTCGTGATGAACGAAGTCATACGTTCTCTTGTGTATATATTATAAGAATAAGAGTTACGTTTAATCTATAGGCTCTATAATGGAACGGGAAGTCCGTAAATGTTTCAAAAAGGGACTGTCGAGTTCCTTTCATGGATGGTCTCAGGACAAAGAAACCGAAATGGAGGTGCTACGCGCATGGATTTTTGAAAATGAAGAGAGTCACGATTTTTATCATTTTCTGTGTAAGTTTTCGTTCAACACCTATGAGCTGAATGACATCCTCTTTACACTTCAAGGAGACGTCTTTCCGAATGTGCGTAGTATGGTCAATGCATATGCTAGAGTCGTTTCCAAAAGAATGATACAAGAGATGATTTTATTCGTGGACGATAACCTTTAAAATTGATTTAAATTATTCCATATACGTATATCTAACCATGAAGCAAAGCGAGACAAAGTCGTGTGTAAAATCACGTTGTGAAACCTGTCATAAAGAATTTACGCCGTATGGATATATTCGTCATCTAAACCGTAAGGTGCCGTGTGAACCAGAGATACAAGTCCAAGTCTTTCCAAAGCCCATCTTAAAGTGGGTAGGAGGAAAAACACAACTCCTGGATACCCTTCTAGATAGTTTTCCAAAAGAGATGAAGGATTACCATGAAATCTTCTTAGGAGGAGGAAGTGTGTTGCTTGGATTGTTGGAAGAGGTTCAACATAAAAGGGTCCAAGTGAAAGGACGAATCCATGCCTACGACTTAAACGAACCTCTGATTTATGTCTACAAGAATATACAATCGAGACCTCATGAATTATACGATGCGATACAGGCTTTGATTCAGCAATTCAATACATGTGGAGAGGGACTACTCAATCGTGCTCCTACCACACTGGAAGAAGCAAAAGGGAGCAAAGAAAATTATTATTACTGGACCAGAAGATGCTACAACCAATTGGACGCAGAAGGGAAGAAGGAGATAAACGGGTCTGCCATGTTTATCTTCTTAAACAAGACTTGTTTCCGTGGAGTGTTTCGTATGGGTCCGCATGGGTTCAATGTGCCCTATGGACATTATGCTAACCCAGAAATCCTCAACAAGGAACATCTCTTGCAAATCCACCGCCTCATACAACCCGTCCTCTTTGAATGCTGTGATTTCACAACCTCTTTGTCTCGGGTTCAGAGACACGACTTTGTCTATCTAGACCCGCCTTACGCGCCCGAGAACGATAGCTCCTTCGTGGGGTATACGGAAGGAGGCTTTACGCTAGAACAACATAAACAATTGTTTCAACAAATTAAAGCATCGGACGCAAACATCATGTTGAGCAATGCCGACGTTTCCTTGGTGAGGACCCATTTCATTGAACCCTATACGACCATGTCTATTCTATGCAAGCGTTCAATACATTCCAAGAATCCTGCCGCCAAGGCCAAGGAAGTCATCATTCAAAACTATTAACGATGTATCCATTCGTCCAAGAGGTCGAAATAATTTTTCTCAGACCCAAAGAATATCGGAATGGACTCTTCCTTCAATATCACATCCATCAATATCTTAAATTTTGTAGTCGTCATGAACTTATTTTTTAGAAACTCGCTTACGGTTCCAGCATAATGTATCTCAAACCCTTTGCATAGATATTCATACTCTTTCTTGAAACCAATAAAAGCCCACAGTTTGTCTTCGACCGACCCCGAAACATGCTGTTCCTTCTTCTCCAGAATTTTCAAAACCTTTCGACCGTCCTTATATTCCACAATATACGCTTCGTCTGGATTGCGAATCATGTTAATCCCGTATTTCATTTTCATGTATACCTTCAATCCTTGCTGCAAGACAAAGACAATCGTCTTGTCTTCGTAGGTCTTGGTCAGGTAGAAGTCAGACGCCTTCTTGGGTTCAACGAAACTGGAACGCTCGTAACCCATGTCGAGAAGACGTGTCTGATTACACGTCATGTTTTCAAAGGCTTTCCCGTGAAGGTTGGTGTTCTTGCCACCTGCGCCTGTGCCACGATTGGTCACTTTATCCTGGTTCATCCTTTTGTGATTCAGGGTAAGTATTTGAATAAACTCAATTTTATAATGATAAAAAATAGGTTATAGCCTATCTATCTTATTAATATTCCAACTGAAATTCACATACCTCTGAATTGCGAACTTGAAAGAAATAGCCAATCTGAGAGAGGAATCGGTAATTTTCAATCACTTTTCGAAACCATGGCTGGTCGGGCAGTGGGTTTACCCATTCAATCGTATAGTGTATCGAACCCGTGTCTTCGGGAATCACTGTGTCAATGTAACGTCCCACATAGGCGCGATTGCCTTCAATCCAAGGCGCCACGAACATCTCAAACTGAGCCAACGTGATACGAAAGTTTCCTGCGATGGTATGGCCGCGTAACGAGTATTCGAGAGGGTGAATCATCACATTGCGGTGGTCATCTTCTGACTCGAAACATCGTTGACAGAATGTTCCGCCTTCCACGAGACAACCACAGACTTTCCAGCAACGGACATCGGTGACGGTTGCTCCGTAATCTTCAAGCATAAAGGTATCCTGATGCTCCCCAAGAACACCCTCAATGTCTCCGGTGTATACGCGAGGCATCTTTTACAGAAGAGGCTAGATTAGAAGGTCTTCAATTTTTAATTTTTAGCTTAAAATTGACTTAGAAATAACGCACAAGAAAAGTAAACCATGTTGGCCCAATTGAATCCTCACCCTCGAGACCGTGATGTTGAGTTTACAGAGGAAGGACACAAGTATACCGTGCGAGGAAAGTCAGGATTTACGTCTTGCACCACTTGGGTGAAAAACTTCTTTCCGAAATTCAACGCATCTGCTATCGTTGACAAGATGATGGCGCGTGCGGACTGGCCTCAGAGTAAATATTTTGGACAAACCAAACAAGAGATTATCAAGGGATGGAACGACAACGGAAGGATTGCGTCGACCTATGGAACGCAGATGCATCAGGTCATTGAGGATTACTACAATGGGAAGGTCTACGAATGTGACAAACCTGAATACGCATTCTTTCAGCGTTTTCTCGTAGACCATGGCCACCTGATCCCCTATCGCACCGAGATGCGGGTCTATGACGAAGACTTGGGATTGTGCGGCTCCATCGATATGCTCTTTCTGAACGCAGACAATACGCTCAGTATTTTCGATTGGAAATTTGCCAAGGAAATCCAATACAAGAATGATTACGGCAAGACCGGGTTCGGGCCTGCGCGAGAATTAGACGATTGTAACGTGAGCCACTACTCGTTACAACTCAACATTTATCGAACCATTCTAGAACGGAAATATGGGTTCCAGGTCAAGGAAATGTGCCTCGTCTATATGCACCGGGACCTGTCGGACACGTATCTAAAAGTCTATGTTCCCTCTATGGATATGGCTCCATACCTTCAGACTCTGTCTCGGTCTTAAACAAGATACATTCCTCCTTTCGTTTCGTTCCACATATCTCCTCGTATTCATTGTATAAGACCTCTCCGATACACGTATACAGTTTTCCATCGATAGTGACATTCACCGAAACCGGTTTTGTCGCCGGCTGGGATTGTAACAATCGGGTATAGGTCCGTGCTTCTTTTTCTTGTTGATACGCAATATATGCCTTGATTTCTTCAATGTCCTTGATTATTTGTTTCAAGTCATTCAAGTCGAACTCTATCTCCATGCTATAAGAGATATAATCCAACAATCAAAAAATAAGAGGCATAGGTATGAATGATGAGATGTAAGACTATCCAAAAAGGATGGTCCGCAAGATAGAGAAGCCACTCTAATAGAAACACAAAGAAAATTGCCACGAGACATGCTTCAAAGAAAACGACATGGAAAGGACCGTGCTGTAATAGAAACACAAGATACATATACAACCCGAGTAGGACACAGCATGCGATATCCAGAAGACGACTCATTCCATAACACGGAAAACGCCAGTGATTGATAGATGTCATAAAAAGCGCCATAAAGAAAAGACTACTTAGGACATCATGAAAGCTATACGAAACGATAGACGCAATCAAAAAAAAGAAACTAGAATAAAAGAGAATACGAGAACCCTGGTCGCACGAAGCGGTTAGATACATCCTTCTCTTATAAGATAAAATAATTATACACTTAGAACTCGTTTGTTTAATTCGGCCAAAGGCACCCATGGGAAGGAGACATGACACTCCCAGAAAAACTTACAAAAGGAGGTCTCGATAGGAAAATTCAATAGAGTCAGTTGACGATACTCTTTGGCAAGGTCGCGATAGACGGCCGGAAGAAAGGCCTCGTAATCCGAATAAGGCATCACGTAGAGTAGCTGCGTATAGACCGAGAGGGGCGACGAGGGTGCATAGTCAAACGGTTCATTAAAACACGGAATGTCATGAACGAGTGAACCAAAGAGAGGTGCCATGTGAAATTCATATCCATAGTAATAATCCTTACACTCTCCATGATAATAGGCCAACGTCCAATCCAACATTTTCAGGTAATTTTTACATAGGTCAGATGGAGATACGGTCCCCACTAAAAAAGGATAATACGCATCAGGTTCGACAAGCAAACGTTTCTCTGGAATGTCATACAGAGGATAAAGATTGAGTCGTTCCTCTGGGGTATTTGCAAAGGTCTTCAGTTTCAGTTTCCATTGAATATTTTTCTGGATGAGTTCCACTTCCACCTTGGACAAGGCAATCCACAATTCCTTCACATTGTCCCACTGGATGTCTCGGTCCTTGACTAGCTCTTTGGAACCGATGCTTTTGTAAATGTCCATCAAGACAGGAAGCCCTTCGTTTCGCAATTGAATCGAAGCGAAATGAGGCAGAAAATCATTTCCGCAAAAGAAACATAAAAAACAATAATTGAGGACGGCTTTCTTCACGTCGCGTATCCCGATACACTCGCTCACTTGCACGGCAAGCTCTTGTACTTCAAAGACATAATCGACATTCAATTGAATGTCTTTGAGATAACTGAAATATTTGGTTTCGCGATACAAATGAATCGAACACAAATGTCCATGTAAAAGACTGAGCATAATGAGGTCTGCGTCTAGACCATACACGAAACAGGGTTGTGGATGTTGTCTCAGATACGAAAACATCTTCTGTTCGCCTTCTCCCTCTTCGTCTGAACCACTAAAGAGAATATGGTGTTCAAAACAGGCCTGCTTCATGAAGGCATCTAGCTCGCGCATAAAAGGAGTGCCTGGTGTAATGGCATTGGTGTTCCACTCGTTTTTGTTGAGGATTTGCTTGGTGAGGTAGGACTTGTAACGACGTTGTTTCTGTTGTTTCATTTTGGCATACGGGACCACGCCATCAAAGGCGACATAGGTTTTGGATGCTTTGGTTTTCTGAATCAGAGCCAAGACCTTTTGAAAGACACGGTCCTTGATGCCCCCCTTCCCTTCGCGTGTATCTACATTCATGCCTTCGTGTATCACGTCATAAATAAGAGAATTTGCGTCAATCAATAAAAGAGGACAAGGAATTCCCTGCATCCGCTTGATAATTTTCTTATGATGTTTGATAACATAAGAGAAGTAACTTGGAATGCCCATTACGTTGCCTTGTGAACCTTTTTTAATATCCTTTTACTATAACATGGAGAACCCCGTTCCAAAGCCTGAAGAACCCGTCTTGCCGACTTTACCGACCTTGTTCATCTTTCTGTCGACCATCTCTCCTTTTCTGATTGTGTTAATTTTCGTCTTCATCTCTATCATCAATTCAAACATAAAAGGATTGATTTATTTGTTTGGAGTCATTATTTTATTCTTCATTACCTATGTATTTCAACTGACCCTACACAAGTCAGACGATAGTTCAAAGCACAATTGCACGATTATTCAATTTCCCCTTCAGTTATACAGCAATCCTTCTTTCAACAGTGCTCTTTTTCTGTTTACCATTGCCTACATTTCCATTCCCATGATGTTGAAAGACAGTCTCAACGTTCCTTTATTGATCGTGCTCTTGTGTATATTTGCGGTCGATACCACCGTGCGAAACATGTATCAATGCACTTCACCCGTGGGCACTGTCCTGGGAGCTGTGCTAGGTATTGTATGGGGTGTGGCATGGTATTTATTGATTCAAACCAGTGCGCCGAATCTCTTGTTTTACGATGACCTCATGTCCAATCGGGTCGCGTGCAGTAGACCGACCGAACAAAAGTTCAAGTGTTCCGTGTATAAGAACGGAGAACTGTTACAAACGTTATAAGGGTTAGGCCCGATACAAGGGTTAAGCCCGGTACAAGGGTTAGGCCCGATACAAGGGAGCATGTTTCTTAAAGTATTGGTCCAAGTCATAGACCATGCGTTTTCGATGAAAGCTATACAACATCATGGTGACATTTGTATTATTCATGTTTTCGTAAATATGGATGACATTTTTGATGACCATGGAAAGATTGAATGGCTTATAAAAAACGACATGTTCTGCGTAAGATAAGGTCGTTTCTTTCTTGAGTCTTTTGTTGACATCTTCATGAAACGAATAGATAAAAAACCGTAACTGTTCAAGTGTAGAGATTCTCATATATTGGTGTGAATTAAAATAGGCGATAGCATGGTTACTACACATCGGGCAGGGTAAATTCGAGATGACCACATAAATCATATTTTTCAAGTCTTCCAAGACAGGACGTTGGATGTTATCGTCTATCTTCAAAACCATGCAATGTAAAAGGTACCACGTAGCGGGTCCCCATATCGCTCTCGACATACTAATATAAAGAGATAAAAATATGGGCATAGTAATGAATGAAACGTGCCTCATCAGTAAAGAACCCATCGAACACAAAATAACATTGCCCTGCGAACATTCGTTTGAGTATTATTATTTATTCCATGAAATCAAGGAACAAAAGAACCGTCATCTCGCCTATTTCAAATGCCCTTATTGCCGAAAAATATATTATTCACTTATTCCGTACATGGATGTGGAAGGGGTTGAAAAGATATCCCATGTGAATTATTACTCTAGAAATATACTACCTCTGTTTGCGTGTAAACAAGCCGATTGCCAGGAACCAGCTCATTGTTACAAAACGGGTCTTTCCTGTAGGAAACATTATACCGACCCACCCAAGAACAAATGCATGGAACGCTGTAAAAATGGTAACCCTTGTCGGTTCTATGCATTAGACGGAAACTATTGCGCGAAGCATCGAAAGGTTGAATAGTTAAACGAATTTAAACAAACCCTCTTACTTTCAACATGACGGAAAAGAATGCTCTTGCGGATAAAATCCGGCATTGGCTGGAGTATGACAAAAAAATAACAGAACTTCAAAAACAAATGCGTGAACTCAAAAAAAACAAGAAACTTGTCTCGGATGACTTGTCCACCCTTATGAAAGAACGAGAAGTGGATACCGTAAGCATCACGAATGTGGGACAAATCAGCTATCAAAAGAAAGAAGTGAAGAAAGGTATCAATAAGAAATACTTGATAGAGATATTGGGACAATATTACAAGAACCCCACGCAAGCGAAAGAAGTCTCGGATTACATCTTGGAAAACAGAGAAACCCAGACTCGCGAGAACATTAAACTGAAGAAATAGAATAGGCTAAGTATTTGAAGGGAAACCCTTATAAAAATAAAAATACATCTACAGTATAGATGGACTTTCTCGAATTCATAAAGGGTCTATCCCTCCACGGGAACAATACTCAAAAAAGAGTTGTTTTCTATAGTTTGGATACCTTGCATGGAAAACCGTTTGTTTATTTTACAGGGATACAGCGAGGGGATACCTTGGACGCATTTCCAACGTTTGAAACCAAAGAGGACATCACCATCAAGGGCATGCAGTTCAAGGGCATCCACCCCTTTAAACAGACCGATTATCATTTTTATGAAATCCCTGTGGTCCAACAACTAGACACGCCCACCAAACAGTGTAAAATCACGTTGTATGAAATTCTTTATATCCGAGAGGTGGAAGGGGTCCCGATTGACCCATCCAGTATCATGTTCATCAAGGCCCATTCGTTTTTATGTATTTTACGTGACAATCAAAATGTAGAGATTAAACTACCTAGCGTATTCTATTTGTCGATACCCAAGGTTTGCGTGAAAGAACAATTGTTTTTACCTTTTGTCAGTGACGGGATATTCAAAAAGGGTCATTACCTCTATACCCACGAACGATGTCTCGAAATTCCCAAGGACCATCTTTTTACGTTACCCAATTCGATTCATCTCACATCCAAAGGGAAGGTTGTCCAAAAGAAGGGTCAACTTTATATAGAGAACGAAGAATTAGGTCCTGTTCCTGATAAGGTTGATCCGCATAGCACGTTTCAGGTGGAAAACGTAACCGACCAGTGGATTACACTGAAAACGTCCAAGGCCCATAACATGAAAGAGGAATGGTGTGTCTTACGTTATCTGTGTGATATGGAGAATCATTGGATAGGACCACACTTTAAAAAGGATTACGACAGCTTTTCCTACGACCAAACCTTCAAATACATCAACCCGGACCACGTAAGATGCGTTTCTATGCGTGAATGGGATTAACCAATGCTTAACCAAAGGTTCTCTCATACTTAATACATGCTTAATACAAGGTTAATATAAATTTGACCAGTTCGCTACGACAAACATCATGGTCGTTCAGTTTGACGATGGCAACCTCCGGATTTTCATTCACCCGTGCATATCTTTCCAAAAAGTCGGACAATCCAGATTCGCCGACACGGTCTTGCTGGTCAAGGTCCCCTATGACAATCAACTTAGACGAAGCTCCGACGCGCGTGAGTAACATTTTCATTTGTGCCGGACTGGTGTTTTGCGCCTCGTCACAAATCACCAGTGAATTCATAAAGGTTAGTCCGCGACAATACGCAAGTGGCGATAAACGAATGGTCTCCTTTTTCAAGAGGTCTTCAATTTGATTCGCCGTGTAATATTCTTTGAAGAGGTCCATGTAAGACTCAATCCATGGTGACATTTTTGACCGAATGTTTCCAGGCAGATAGCCCATGTCTTCGCCTTCCACTGCCACCAAGGGCTTGGTAATGACGATTCGCTCAACGGAACGTTCTTTCAATTGTTCCATGGCATGACGACATGCGACAGAGGTCTTCCCGGTCCCTGCAGGTCCGGTACATACAATCAACGACTTTTGCGGGTCATGTAACAAGGACGTGTAGACCTTCTGCATCGGAGTCAATTTATGCAACATCATCGGAAGGGTGACCTTGGTGAACCTCATTCCTTTTCCTAATGTCATCCGTTCATATCCTTTTACACATAACATTAGATAAAACAGGAAACAATAAAATAATTCCTTATACAAAGGATGTTCGAAACCATCATGAACAACATGTTTATCCGATTAGTGATTGCGGCGGCCTTTTTCTGGTTTGTCTATAAAATATTGTTTGAAATTGGCGTATTCTTTGGACTAGACCAAAATGTATTGGGCATGTATTATGTATGGATAGGGATTCTGGTTGTCTTGTTGACCATTTTACCTCAATCAAAAAGCCGACTGGCTGAAACGTTTGACCTAATCGTAAAAACAGGCCAAAATGACCTTATACCCAAGGAACGAATCATACAAATCTCACGAAACGTAACGAACGAAGCTAAAGCACCTAACACAAGTGCCGCACCGAATGCGGCTAACACAGCCAAACCCGAAAAGGCTTAAACAGTTCAACGTTTTTGTTTTTTATACGTTCTTCCATATTTACAGTGCTGTTTTTGAGAAAACCCTTTGGGATGATTACAATTTATACTTTTCTTATATGTTATAGTCCATCTTCGGCGCATCTTTCTCTGTGTTCCTTTCATATAGAATATCGTTTTATTTTATGAAAAAGGTCTAAAAATACTATCCAATAAAAGATAGATGCGATTATGTATCTTCATTCTTCGTTTCTTCTCTAACATGGAAAAATGGTTAAAATACTGGAAACCAAAAAAGGTCGAAGAAACCTTTTTCTTGTATGACCTAGACACACAAGAAATAGAAGACTTATATCATTAAATAACACTTTCTGCAGACAGGAATATAAGCCTTTTCGTCCATCAACATTTGTTCCGTATCAAGTGTAATACGTTTGGAGAAGGAAGAGGGTCGACTGCAACGGTGGCAGGTTCCGCGAAGCTTGACAAGTGTATCGCAATACGAAATGGCCAGATGGAGCTGACCAAAGGGTTCGCGTAGATAATCTCCATCCAGACCAAACAGGTAGATGTCCAGAGACGACTCATACGCACGGATAAATTCTATCAGGTCTGGAAAGAACTGCGCTTCGTTGATATACACCTTTAAAGGAAGGACGATATCTTCGAGATGTTTCAAATGGTGACAGGTGACACATTCCACCGTTCTCCCGTCGTGATTTTTCAAGGTTCCCTTTTCTAACAATCCAAGCGAAAAGTCCACCACAAGACCAGGCGATGATTCGACCATGTCCATCAGACGTGTCGTTTTACCAGAATACATGGGGCCAAGAATGATTTCAATCATGTTACACCATCCCAAGTATACTTTTTTTGTATTCAATTTATATCAATTCTCTTTGACAACAGGTGGACTAGGCCATTCCGCATAAGGAATCGCAGCAGTCGTTGGACGTTCCAAGGCAAGTAAATTTTTCAGTGCTTCCATGCGTTTCTCCAGAGGTGTTCCACTGGACAACTTACGCGTCAACTGTTTCCATCTCCATTCAAACTGTAAACAGGCTCGCCAATCTGGAAATCCTTCTACGTGACAGTGTCGTGTCCACGTTTTGTCTCGTTTTAGTTTAGAGGTAGTATAGACCGCACCTCCTTTCAGGTCCCCGTTGTGTTGTCTCAGACGGCGGTCTAAATCCACCGTGGCACCTACATACGTGGACCCATCGGAACACAGGAGAAGATAGACAAACATGGAACTACTCTAACAATAGATTATTCTTTATCTACTGTTACTCTATGGAGAAAGGCCCAGAGGTTCGTATGCGAAAACCTATAATTCACAAACCTAAACCTAAGATTCCGGAACCTGTTAGAACTACGCTTAGAGCTGGACCTGCACTTAGACCCACGCATAGAACCACGATTAGAGCTACGCCAAAACCTATGCATAGAACCGGACCTACACCTAGACCCACTCCTAGGTCTCGTAAAACCATGAAAAAGATTCCGTCTCCCAATCCATGGGCAAACTTGAACATGAATTCTGCCAATCTGTTGTATGACCCGGCAAAACCTTCACCCAAGGTCAAACTGGATTCCAGTAAACTCTTTCAAAAAATGAAGGAATTACAAGACATGTTAAAAGCACTGAAACAGACTAGGCAAAGAAACGCGTCGATGAATGCTTCCGCAAAGGCGTATTTAAATCGAGCCTCTTACGAAGACCCTCTTTTAGAGAATAGTTTAAAATTGACGGGAATAAAAGGAACCGCTCTAAGGTAAAATGGAACGTTCTCTGAACATCAAACTATCTGAAGGAGCTGGACAGTTTCGCGACGACATGATGGCTTGGCTGAAGACCCATCAAATCGAGATTACCAATCACGAGGGGAAAAACTGTCACGAGGAATTCCTGGAGTTTGTCCATAGCTACGAGAACATTCAAATCACCAAGGATGACTTGAAAAAACGAACTCGAACCAAGACGTTGATTGCGACCTTTGAACGTTGTTGTGCGCTTCGTTCCAACCACGAACAGTGCACACGCAAAAGTAAAAAGGGCGAGACCTATTGCGGGACACATATCAAAGGCCGACCTTATGGGATACTCGATGCAGAGCCCAAATCGACCGATGTCAAGGTAGAGGTTTGGTTAGAGGATATCAATGGCGTCCATCAATATACAGACAAGGAAGGTAACATCTATTCAAGCGAAGACATTCTGGAAAAGGTCCCCTTTCCGCGTATCATTGCCAAGAAAAAGGTAACGGTTTAAATAAAATATATTATGTTATTATTTATTTTTTTATTCAACCCATCGAATATAATCCATTAACACCTCACGGATATTGGAGATTTCCAAATAAGAAGGCGACATATTCTCGAGCACGGCGATGGCCACGACCAAGTCATACAACGGAGGTGTCTCGGTGACCGGAATGTCTGCAGTTCCTGGAGGCAATGTCTTCAACGAATACAAGCGGTTCGTCTCGTCATACACGCGCGTTGCTCCGCTTTTGTAATATTTATTTGCGAAATAAATCATCACCGTCATGGACTCTTCCAATTCAGGCTGTAATCCTTCAAAGTGTGAAGGGGGTAGCCCTAGGCGACCGATGATTTCAAGGTTTGTAGCTCGAAACCCTTCACCCGTGATGGTCAAGTCCTCCAATCCTGGATGGTAGTCCTTTAGGTATTGTTGTATCTTTAGCATGTTCGTGCCAGGACCTCCGCCGAGGATAGGACAGTAGAGACGATAGAGAAGACCTGGCACATGAACAATCCCTCCTGGACTGATGAGTTTCATCACAGAATACGCGAGGTATTCCTCCTTGTAGTCTGGGTCCAATACGTCCAAGAGTTGCGTCGGAAAACACAGATTCGTGACATAGGTGCAGAACCGGTGGTCGGCTGGGATACTTTCCAACAAGGCCTCGTAGGCTTTAGAAGGAAAATTGGTGGTCCCGATTTTCGTCCCTTGACAGTAACCCTTCCCTTGAGTAAAACATTGAGATGCCTTCAAATGTTGAGCCATTTGGTCGCGGATTCCTGCGTCCTTGACGGGAGCACAAATACTCACTTTGTCCGAGCTCAAGAAATGAGCCATAGGAAACTCATGGTAAAACTGGATAGAGGAACCCGAAAAGTGTTTGACCGTTTTCTCATAACGGTCTAGGTCGGCAATCCATACAATGACTTCATGACAACCCGAGTTACGTGCCATGAACAGGTCATAATACTTGAACGCGGCTCGGTCGTCTACATCGCCATCCTCCAGTCCGTAAAACCATGGGTCGTGAACAGCGAAGAGTTTCATTTTACATTCTTTAAGAGTTTTTTCCCCTCTTCAATTTTTAGGTTTACATTTTTTGATTTTACTTTTATAAAAATGTAGAGTAGTATATATCATGAACTCCTTATTCGGTCCGCTTAGCCACTCCTACTGCAACCTCTTTTTATTTCTTTCCTTTTTAGGATTAGTCGCGTTATTTATGGTGATTATTGCCGGTCTTGTCCTTCTCTCGAAGAAGGGAATGACTTCCCTGGAGGGGTTTTTATTCATTCAGGCCATTGTGGTGTATGTCATCATGTACATCCAAAACCGTATCCTCTACAATATCTGCAAAGTGGTTTAAATAAACCTTTTTAGAATACTATACATGGAGTTTCCCCAGACCCGCGAAGAATTGAGTATCTACCTTGAACATACGGATAAAGAGACGACCATTATTAAATTGACGGCCAGCTGGTGCGGTCCTTGTAAAAAAGTGAAACCTATCATTCAATCTCTAAATGAGCAATATGCCAAGAAAGGTGTCTCCTTTGAATATATAGAGATTGATGTCGACGAGGCCTTGGACCTCTTTTCCTTTTTCAAACGTATGAAGATGGCCGTAGGCATTCCTACCTTCCTTACGTTTAAAAAAGAACTCTTTTCACCCGACCATTTTTACGTGCCCTATCGTTGTTTTACCGGCGCAGATGAAACCCTAGTCAAGGCCTTTTATGCAGAAAGCCTTGGAACTATGGTCTAAATGTTTGTCTAATCTATGGTTCCGATAATCGAAACAATTGTCTAATCGTTTAGATTGTGTAATCTATGGTTCCGATTTTCAAATTGAAACCATTGTGTAATCTATCGAAACGATTGTCCGGAGGATAATCATTTCGATTGTGTAATCCAAACGAAAATAGAATATTCAGATTTGTTAATGAGTGCCATGTCTGAGCTAAAGGAATTATTTGATATCTTTGACATTCAAGGAGAGCTCACCCCCAATCAACTGAGACAAGCAAAAAAGAAGGTGTTGTTATTACATCCCGACAAGAACATCGGCAAGGATACCTCTTTTTATTACGAGTATTTTAGCAAGGCCTATCAGAAACTGGAAATGATTTATGAATTTGTCAAGAAAACCGATAAACCCCAGTCTACCGAATATAATCGAGACCTGGCACACGATACGACCCGGGAAGGATTCTACGCGTATTGCGAAAAAGAAGGGTTGTTGGAAGACCCAGAAAAATTCAAAAAGGTCTTCAATGATATGTTTGAGAAAGTCCGCATCCAAGATACGGACGGATACGCCGAGTGGTTTAAATCAAACGAGCAACTCTACGACAAGGACGACTTGGAGAAATCGAGACAACAAGCCCTACAACTCGTCAAGAAGGAAGAGGTCAAGTCCTATGTAGAAGCCGATACGTCAGACCTCAAAGAAATTTATAGTCATACGGTATTTGCGATTGACGGAAAAAAGGAATACCAAGAAAAGAAAAAGTTTGGCTCGGTCGAGGAATACAAACAATACCGAAGCCGAGAGAAATTGGCCCCTCTCACCAAAGAAGAGTCCCACGCACTTTTAAAGGAACAACAGAGTTACGAGGAAAAACAAGCCATGCAGTTATCGTATACATTATCGAAACAAACCGAACAATCCAATAAGATATTCAAGGAATACTGTGGGAAGTATTTAAGAATTGAATAACTATAGATGAGTTAAACTTTTATGTATCCTTAGTATAATATGAATGCGATTATCCTATATCTTATCCTATTTGTAGCACTGTTTTGTTTGTTCAATTACAAGTACATGAAAGAAAAATGGGAAGAGCAATTGAGTCAACACAGGCTGGAAACCGTGGACATCGATATGTTTTTTTACAATCCCCTCCTCTTTACGAAGCTAAAGAAACGAAAAGTATGGGTGTATATCCCCTTTGAAAGCAACTCGAGGATGTGGGACAGTTTTTCAGAGAGACGAACCACTCGCATGAACTTGTCCTACATGAATTTATGCATCAAGTCCATTGTCGATTGCTGTGCGGAGAAATACGACATTGTGGTCTTCAGTGACAGTGACTTTGAGGACTTGCTAAAGTTGCCCGTGGACCACACCAAAATGTCAGGCGCCCTCTTGGACAATTTTCGGAACCTTTGTCTCATGAAAATCTTATACGAATATGGTGGGGTGATGGTGCCGCCATCCCTGTATTTGAAAGAAAGTATCTCCAAACTAGACAATCCGCAACAATGGTTTGTCTCGGAAATGGTGAATACCGAGAATGTCTCTACCAGTAAAATGTTACCCTCGACTCAGTTGACGGGGTCCAATGCCAAAAATCCTGAACTCTTACTTTATATTCAACATTTGGAAAAACAAGACCGGTCTATGGCAGAAAGTCCTTTCTCTGAGAATTATTTCATCTCGAAACAGATACCGGTCTTAGACGGAGGTCTCATCGGAACCAAACGCAAAGAGGGACCGGTCCTTCTCGAAGACCTCATGTCCGACCAGGTTATCGATTTACCTGAAAACAACATTGGACTCTACATGCCAGCAGAACTTCTTAAAAAAAGATTACATTATCAATGGTTCTGTAAAATGAGTGAGACCCAAGTGCTGGAATGCAATTGTGCCTTTTCTTATTATATCTTAGGCGTCAAGAAAGAGTGTGACTGTAATCGGATTGAATAGAGAGTTTATGAGTAAATCAGAAGTTCCTGAACCTTGGGCTTGATTGAAGCACGTGGTTTCCTGGGTTTAACCACTTTTACAGGGGCGACGTCGACCGGCGAGATATCTACCGGCGAGACAACTACCGGCGAGTCATCTACTGGCGAGACATCTACCGGCGAGTCATCTACTGGCGAGACAACTACGACAGGAACCGGTTCTTGGAAGGTCTGTTGTTCCAAGGCCGCGGCAAGGCTTGAAACGTCTACAACAGGTTTTTCCAACGATTTGTAAAACGCAACCACTTTCGGATTGGCCCGAATTTTAGACGCATTGAAATTCAAGAGATACAATCCTTCCAAGCTCCTCACCCGAGACAGTGCGACGTAGGTTTGACCATATTCGAATACGGTCTGGCCAATGTCAATCGCGGCACAGTCTAAGGTAGACCCTTGAATTTTATGAATGGTCATGGCCCATGCTAGACAAAGTGGGTATTGCTTCACGACGATGGAAGGGAATTCATGATGCTGAAACTCATGTGGGTCGATAATCGCTATCGTTCCATTGGTAAACGTCACCTGTGGTTTTCCCATGATAAAATCTGTAATCACTCCTTGTGAACCATTACAGATTTTAGAAGACAGGTTTCGCGTGCACATCACAAAGGCCCCCTTTTTCAACGAGATGGGTTCCAGATTGTTCGCTTTCATCAGATTCTGCACCTCATAATCGCGTGCCGACGGATTCAAATGCTTACACTTCTTCACGGTATTCGCGTCAATCAGACGACCGTCCGTATAGGTGATTGCGTCGAGCTTAATCTCTGGCTTAAAGACGTATTCTTTTTCCTTGAGGTTGCCGTATTGAAGCGCGTTGAAGGCACCCGCATTCGAACGAGTTGGAAACAAATAGGTCATGTTTTGACTCATGGGTCGGTTCAAATACTTTTGTAACACCTCCACGCTCTTCATGCTGATGTTGCCTACTCGAACCTCGTTCAATAATTCAATGTATTCGGGGTCAGACTGGCGAAACAAGGTTTTCAAGACGATGTGCTGTTCCTTGGGAAAAGTCTTGAACCATTTATCCGATTCAAAACAGAACTCGGTTTTTTTGTCTGCAGACACGGGAGGTAACTGAAAGAAGTCTCCCACAAAGACCAGCTGTAACCCACCAAAGGGACGTTCATTCTTACGAAACAATTGCCCCACTTGATTCAATAAATCAAAGTATCGTTTCGACATCATACTAATCTCATCCACGATGAGAATTTCGGCGGCTTTCCATTTCTTCTCAATCTTCTTCTTGGAAAGAACCACATCCAAGATTTCATCATCCGTCATGCTGTCCTTGGACCAATAGAGTCCGCTCCATGAATGGATGGTAGAAGCATCACATTCGAGAAGCATCGCGGCGCAACCCGTCATGGCACACAAGATGGATTGAGGTTTCTGCTTCAAGAACTCTTTGATCAGATGGGTTTTCCCGCTTCCTCCAGACCCACTGAGCAGGATGTTCTCTCCATTCATAAACCTAGAAAGGGCGATAGTTTGTTCTGCAGAAAGAGCGTTGGTCAAAGAAGCCATTTTGTTCAGACCGTTTCTGGTGTTTCAGTGCATTCAATTTTAGGGATGGGCTCAATCATCGGAAGGGTAAAGGTATATTCAATGTAATGTTTCGAATGATTGTATTTGATTTTATATTCATAGGCCACTTGATTTTTATGAGATATCTGCCTTAAAACCGTAATAAATTTCGAATAAGTCACCTTATCAAAATCAACATAATGTTTCTTTGAATCATAATAAAAAGGATACATCCTTTCAAAGAATTCTTGGATAGAACCATTATAAATGCCTCTTTTATAATGGTTTATATTGATGAGAACAGTGTCCTTTTCCAAGGTGCCTAATTTCTCTAAAAAGTCGGTAAAAAAGTCGATAGGTGACTTCAAGGTCTGGTTTTTATCCACCATACATTACTCAACTATTTTTAAAAATACATAAAAACTCATTGGTTAAAAACAACAACATAAGTTTATGGTCGTTCCCTTCGTAAATTTGTTGAATATACGAACACAGCTTCTCGATATACAAATAATTTAAGCCCTTCCATTTCTTGCTTATCTTTAAATATTCATAAAGGAAATGATAAATATCCAGAAGAGAATATCCTTTCTCATACTCTAAAAACAGGACTTGCACGGCGGCTTTGAGGTCTTCCTTCCCTATACATTCGAAAAAAAGGTCGAGTTGTCTCGGGTCGTGAATGTGCAAGTAGGGCGTGAGGTGGTCTACCTTTTTCACTTGTAAAATATTGAGTTTATGGAAAAGATTAAAGATGAAGTAAATCGATAGACTGGGTAGGGAAAACAGGGCGTCGAGTGAGCCAACTTCCATGCCTTCAAGCACAAGGATACGGTCTACCAGTTGCCGATATTCGACCGTAGTCCACTCTTCAAAATAAATCGGGACCGTTCGAGTCTGTATGCTCTCTATCATTTTTTTGGTGCTTTCTGCGCCGAAGGCGAAGACCACGTTTGGAAACTCTTCCATGATGATTTTCATATAGGACTGAATGATTTCGCTGAGCATATCAAAATGTTCAATCAACACGACCTTGGATTTAGAGGATACGGTCTTGCAAAACGTCTTCAATTCGGTGAGGTCCAACTGGCTAGATAGGTCATTGAATACATTGATTTCATACAGATGACTAAATTGCGCCACATATTGCTTCAACATCTCTCGCTTAAAGGTGTTGATAGACCCCATGCACAGGATAGATTGATTTTTCTGCCTACACGTCTTGAGTTGTTGAACCACTTTTTCACGCGATGGGCTAATGAGTTCATCAAACGAACGAGGTAAATACCGTTCTTCCATTCTGTTTTATATTCGCGAGTTCGTTTTAAATAAAGAAAACTTATATGTAGATTAAAGTATATGGACCCTTATCAAATCTTGAATGTTTCAAGGGACGCGTCCGAAAGTCAGATTAAAAAAGCTTATCGCGAGCTCAGTTTCAAACATCATCCAGACCGAAACCCTGGCTCGGATACATCAGCAAAGATGCAGCAAATCAACGAAGCCTATGAAATTCTAGGTGACCCTGCGCGAAAAGAAGCACATGACCATCCTGTCAATCCCATGGAACAAATGTTGAATGAACTCTTCAAACGAGACGGTCGTGGTTTCGACGAAGACCCCTTTATACAAATGTTTCAAGGGCATGGGTTCCAACAAGGGTTTCCGCCTGGGTTTAATCCAGGATTTCCAGGCCATTTTCATTTCTCCACGATGCAAACCACTCTGGAAACGAGTGTCGAGCTCACCTATGAACAGGCCTATCTTGGACACAGTATACCGATTCTGGTCGAACGGATTGTTCAACAGGGTGGAAACCATTCTAAAATCACCGAAAAGATTTACGTGAATACTTGTCCAGGCATAGACCATGGCGAATGTATCGAAATCCCAGAAAAGGGTAACCAATTTCAGCAACACAAAGGAGCGTTGCGGGTATTGGTGAATGTGAAACCACACGCAATGTTTCAACGGAGAGGCATAGACCTCGTCTATCCAATTCATCTCTCTTTTAAAGACAGTCTGTGCGGGTTCGAAGTGGCGGTCCAACATTTGGATGGATCTCAATACAAGATTAAGAACAATCCTGGAACCGTGATTTTGCATGGACAAGAAAAGAGCGTAAAAGGGAAAGGTTTTATTCGTGACGACCGTAAGGGAGACCTTTTGTTACAGTTTCATGTGATTGCACCTCCATCCCTTTCCTTAGAACAGGTGGCTATCTTGGAGCAAGTATTTTCAGACAAGGTAGACAATGTAGACAAGTCAGACAAGTCTAACGTGGAATAAACATGTTGTATACATTTATTCATCAAGATATACTTCCCTTGATGACACGCAATCGTGTTCAAGTGACAGGGTATTCGGTCTATATGTTCCTTACATTTTTGTAAGGCCGTTTGGTAAGGGTCCATCTTTATGAATAAACACAATCTTTAAATTTCAACAAGTATGGATTCATCCGATGTTCGATTTCAGCCAAGCACAACTTGTATTCTTCGGTCGTGACATCCATACAGTCCAATACCTTATACGCTTCCTCCAGTTGGCTCAACACGTCCTTGCGTTCTTTCTCTACGAGCTGGAGCTGAGGTTCCGAGACAAATTGATGCGTGGTATCCAAATAGGATTGGTATTCTTTTTTCGCGTCATACCATTCACGATACTTGAGTTCTTCTGGGGTCTCTTCCTCCACCAAAGGATTGAGCGAAAAGGTGAGGGTATCTATGACAAAGCCGTCGACCAAGACATCCAGCTTGTTTGGGGCATAGGCGCGAAGGGTTAAATCAAAAAAATCTTTACGTGTAATCGGATAGGAGCGCAATTGCGTGTTGTCTCGAACAAAGGGACGATTGCCTTCATACAGGTCGAGGTTCCCACGAAGTTTCATCTCGACGGTCACCTCGACCGGTAACGCCGAACGTCGAGACAAAATGGGCCGCATGTTCTCTCCATCCCCTAATCCAATGTCTCGGTACATGGTCAATATAAAAGGTAGGCTTTAAATCTTTCACCTTTTAGGGTTTGGGTTCTTCGTAGTAGACACATTCTTCTTTCTCAGAATCAAAAAAAGATTGTATGTGTTTCATACGACAATAATAATAGAATTCCTTGGTTCGACCCCATGGATGTCCACAAAAGGCTATACGTTGTTCGAGGCCTTGTCCATGGTTTACCGTATAGAGGTGTTGAATATGTTGACTCATCTTTTTTTCACGTCGTTCTATCCATGGAACCACAATCGTTTGAAATTCAACGCGGGATATACTCGAACGCATATGACCCACAAACTCCTTCATGTCTGGACTGCTTATGAGTAAACGGTCCACCTCTTCCCTATGGGCATCCAAGGAAGAATAACAGCGAATACAATAGTCTGACCCGGTATCCATACATCCACACCCCTGCCATACGTAAATTTTCTCTGTGGTTCCTCCAAACAGCGACAAGTCGATACGACCGTAGCTTTCTCCATAAAGGTCTCCTGAAAGTCTCATCTATTCTTATTTAATATTGTATTTTCTATTTATATGTATACCCGAAAACGGAGGAAACCTAAACATCGAGGTGGTTCCACAAGGTGGTTACGGTCTAGTGGTCAAATAATGAATACTATACATGAGAGTTTGCCTCAAAGTGCGTCAACCGCATCTAGAGCACAAAGATTAAAAACTCTAAGGGAATACAAAGCGAGTAAAGATGTATTGATAAGACAATACTCTAAAGGTTATGAAATTTTAACACGTAAATCTGGAACACCTAATACAAGAACAAGAAAAAAACAAATGTCTTGTAGAATGACACTCTTAGAGAGAATAATGTGTCTATTTTTAAATATACGCGGCGACATTACGCGAGACCAGCGAGCAGCATTGGACGAGATGGTAAAGGAGATATTAAAGAACCAGGCAATTCATGATTTTATATCAATGAATCAAAGTAAGCTCTTCTTGGATACAGGCATGTATGATGCCACCAAAATGAAGGATGAAATACGTCGTATTGCTTCAGGTAAGTCAAAAAGAAGATATTCATCTCGTTCAGGTAGTTCGAGACGCAGACCTTCAAGACATTTATTTCCTATTATTTTTTTTAGAGAAAATGGAACAATCCCTCATTATTGTATACTCTATTATCAAAATGGTAAATGGTATATCTATTCTTCCTATGGAAGTGATTATGTATGTATAGGAACACAGAAAATAGAGTTAGACAATATTCAAGAATTTTTTGACTTCATAGATGCGATGGATAAACCACTAGGGGAACGCAGCGATGAGGATGAAAAAATCATTCGAGATTTTATGACAAAGTATTTTCTTGCAAATCCAGTTCAACCATTTGCAAAATGTGAAAACGACCAAGGCGATACCGTGGATAGAAGATGTGATATAAAAATGGGTATTAAAGCTGAGATAGAAGAATATCTTAAAGAGCGTGTTAGAGTCGCTCATGTGCCATCCTTTACACCCTATGTTGGAGAACTCATGAAAACAATATATAAACCTGAATATGCCGCTATAGGAATTAGACTTAGCACTTCTTCGGCAGCGTCAGCGAGCGCCGCCGCTGTAGAACCCGGTCATAGGACGAATACTTAGGGTCTTTGATTTGAACAAGACAGCTTTTCATGCGTTGGATGCGCGTGCTCTCGTCCATGGGCTTGAGAATAGGTTTCACGGTAAAAAGCATGTATATATAGAATAGATTTTTAAATCAACCGTTATTCATGACCGAAATCTTGATTTTATCCAACGCCGCACGCTCGGGCAAGGACCACCGTATCAGGGTCAAGGCTTCAAACGAAATCTCTTGTCGAGAAGGTCGACCTTCGTAATAATCTTGGCACCATTTCTCAATGTTTACATACTGCTTATGCACGACTGTATCGTAAAAGCCAAGCCTTTTCAACTTAGACAACAGCGGACCGAATTCGGCCATGCGTTGTTGTCTACGTTCATGTAACTGTCTGCTTTCGTCCAAGATACGTTGGAGTTCAGGGTCTTCTTCTTGTTCTTGCATCCTAGGTCCGGCAAGTATCTCTCGCCTGTATTCATCTGGAGCACGAATCATGTTGTAAAGAACCTATCAAAAAGAAACGGCTCAATTTTATATATAACCTTAACTAATCTTCTTGCTCGGTATCTTCATCGAGACAATATAAATAGAATTCTCCGTCATGACAATCAGCTCCTCGCCCACCTTGAAGAGCTTTGAAATCGGGCTCGTGTATTCCTCCTGGCTACGCACCAACATCTTCTCGTCGCCATCTCGGACGCCGATAATGACCTTACCCGTATGAGACTCGAGCCAGTAATCCAACAAGATGGGTTTATCCTCCGTACACGCAAGACGGCATGCGTGTTGCATGACTTTCACACTTGGTAGCAACATTTCCTTTTTATCGACTTCGGTCATTATACCGAATACTTTAATTCCCCTTTAAATCACTTTTTCTCGAGATTCAGATGTTTCCTGATATTCCTGAAATATTGTAATTTTTTTCATCTTCTTTTTACTTTTCTTTTTGAGCCCTTCGTAGTTGGTCTCGTAGATTTTGTAAAATTCTCGCGCGAAGATTTGCTTGAGAAATTCATAGATACGATAGAGTTCATCTTCTTCGCATTTTCCGACAATCAATACACTCCCGGTTCGAAATATCATAAAGGAGACTTCTCCATTCTCCAGATTGTATTTGCATTGGATACCCGGATAGCTACATGGGTCGTAACTACACTTCACGGATTGATTTTTCAGAATGACAAACAGCTCATCCCGATTGATGTAATAATTGCATCCAAAGTTTGAATTAATCAAAATCGTTTCTCGGTGTGTCTCAAAGAGCGACAAAGGAAAGAATGACGCAAACAGTTCCATGGTGCGTTTGACAACCAAGTCGACGTGCGCCTCGTCTTGTATCCCAGGGATTTCAATCTTTCCTGAATTGAAGATTTTGATGTGGAATTCCTTAAACTTATTGTCCACGAACATGCGATAGATAAAGACGAAGCAGTTGTAAAACGCACTCTTTTCTGTCTTTTTATGAATACGCGCTAGGTCCTTGCGGCATATCCCAATGTCGATTTTACGAACGTCCTTGAAGGGGACACGTCCGTTCGGGTTGTCGATTTGATTCAGTATTTTCATTTTTTTAAAGAAGGTCACCTCTCCATATTGTCGCTCAAACTGTGCGACTTCTTCCTTGTCCTTGAAATTGAATTTGATTTGTTTCTTGATGACCCCTTCGTCGCGTTCGTCGTAGGAAATCATGGGTAGATTCCAGAACAGCGGATATAGGTCAATCGGCTGGTTCAAATAAATGATTTTGGTCTTGGTTGAAATGACCAGTCCTCCGCAGGTAGGGACTTCAATGTCCTCTTTTCGCTTTTTCAATTCAACCACCGTCTCTTTATCGGTCCGACAAAAGTTCAACCAGTCTTCTTCGATACCCATCTTCCATCTTGTGTATTGAATTGTTTTCAAATCAATTCTTTGAATCAATTCTATACCGAAGGATTCAATCGAACAAATTCCTTCATGATATACTCGTCGAAATAGTCCAGGTCTTGCTTTAACAAAATGAATTTATGCATTCGTGTGACCAATTCAGAGGTCAGGTTATAGTCCACCATCGACAAAAACATTCGTTGAAAGAACTCCTTTTTGTTTCGGTCTTTTAAATAAGCAGCAAGTTCGTTCTTATCATATTGTTCCAACGCATGGGTGATGTATTTCTTCTCTAAAATAGGGTAAGGAATAGACTGATAGACTTGAAGGCAGTTGACACAAGACCTCATGTCCGGGTAATAGGTATACACGATATCGTCCAAGACTTCATCGGTGAGCGCCAGGTTTTCTTTTCGCATCAGGGTTTTTAAATACGTGCGGTCATAGGACTGGTTGTGAAAGGGTATCAGCAAGACATAATCGCGAAGTGGCTGGATAAGTTTGCTGAGGTAATTACAGATGAGACAAAATCGAACGCGTGTATTTAAAATCAAGGTCAAAAGGCATTGTTGAGCTTGTTTGGTCATCGAGTCAATTTCATCCAATACAATAAACCGCATCCCTTTGAGAAACCCTTTGGATTGAATAAAGGTTTGAATTTGATTGCGAATAATATCTACTCCCCTGTCATCCGACGCATTCAAGTGAATGACGTTCAGTTCCGGTTCGGTCTGTTTCAGTTGTTGTAAGATGCATAGAATGGTCGATGTTTTTCCAGTGCCAGGCGGTCCATAAAACAACATGTGAGGAAAGGTCTTTGTCTCAATCATTCGACGAAACAAAGTTCGCGTAGGTTCATCCATCATCATTTCGTCCAAGGTGCCCGGACGATGTTTTTCTACCCACGGCAACATCTACTCTATGGACGGTGAATGGTTTTAATTCATTATTAAAACGAATTAAAATAATGTAAAATGATTAATGAAATGGATGAGCCTATGGAAAAGATTCACAAGAAGCGTGGACGTAAACCCAAAGGAGGTAAAATTGTGAAGAATGATACCAAAATAAACGTTCACAATCCAAACCATACCAATGTCATTCTCCATTTAAAATGTAGGATATCAGATATTCCATCTTTCCAGGACATGACCAAATACAATCCAGACCTCTGCACCATCGAACCCTTTGAGGAAGACCATACCTTTGGCACCTACAACGCGGCTGAACCCATGGTTCAAGATAAACGTGAAATGTCCAAGGGGGACAGGCAGAAAAAGGAAATCTATCATAAATTGGCCGACCTAGAAACCCAATTACACAACAATCAGGTCAACCAAAAATCCGCATGTTTTTGGTGTACCTGCGACTTTGACACACCTACGATTTATATTCCTTCTCTCTTTTTCAAAGGAAAATACAACGTATACGGATGTTTCTGTACTCCTGAATGCGCATGCAGTCATTTGTTCAAAGAGAACATTGACCAAACCATCAAATATGAACGATATCAATTGTTAAACTTGCTCTATAGTAAAGTCTATCAATACGAACGAAATATCAAGTTTGCTCCCAATCCTCTTTATCTATTGGACAAATACATGGGCAATCTTACCATTGAAGAATACCGGCAACTTCTTACCTATGACCGCGTCATGCTAGTCCTCGACAAACCCTTGACGAAGATTTATCCAGAGTTGCACGAAGACAACAACGAGTTTGAGACGGTCTACGACAACAAGCTCAACTTAAAACGAAACCATAAGGTAGAAAAACATCAGGCTATCTCCAACGTCTTCCATGCATAAGCCATAAGCTAACGCAAATGTCTTCCATAAGCTAACGCAAACGTCTTTCACGCTTGATGGTCTCTGTCAGACTGGATGCCACATTGTCGCTTTCCACACCCATTCGTAATGCGACAATCATCTTCTTGTAGGTGGATTCCTTCAAGAGGTCAATCGGGCGTTCATCCAACAAACGGTTGACCTTTGTCTCGACCATGGAATAATTGGAATAGCCTCGAATACGTTTGATAGAGGAAACCGAGACCCACAACTCACGTATGGTTTCACGCAACGTCTCATAAAGCTCGCTTTTTTCCTTGGCCAGCAATAGGGCATAATTGACCAGAGACCCCAACAAAAAAAGCATTCGGTCATCCATCTTGTCCTTGTTCATTTGGCTCTTGATGACACGTAAGATGTTCTCAATTTCCACCAGGGCATCATGCTTGTCTAGAACAAAAGGTCGTGTCTCTTGGCAAAAGAGTAATCCAAAGTCTGGTTTGGTCACAATCATGTTATACCATAACCACTCTTCTATCAGGTCAAAGTTACGATAATAGGTATCGATTTTTTCTGTGACCACGTCCTCTTGTCCCAAAGGGTCATCCTCTATTTTCTTTTTCAAGTAAAGGGTCCTTTCTACAGGGAGAATGGTTCGCCACACATAATGGATGGATAAAAACAGGTCTTCTTGAAACTCTGGCTTGTTACGGAAAAGAGGAGCAATTCTCTTATAGGCGTCAAAATACTCACACAGGATGGCTATTTTTTTCTGTGGATTACTTTTAAGGCTTCGTAACAAGTTCTCGACCTGTCCTTTTAATCGTTCCCATTTATCGTAATTGTTCATCTTGTATAATTACGATATTAATTTAGGTGCAACAAAGATATCAAATTAAGTATTTTAAAGATTGACGCTTAACGGCGGCGTCTCTGCTGGCGCTTCTGCTGCTGCTGGCGCTGTTGCTGGCGCTGCTTCATGGTCATCTTCTTGCGGCGAAGGGTCTTTCCCGACTTGCTCTTGCGGGGACGACGGCGTCTAGAGCCACCCACTGCGCCGTATTCTGAGCCTTCGACCTTGTTTCCTCCCTTCATCACCTTCATCGCGGTAGGGTCATTTGGGTCCACAACGTGATTCTTATCGTGTTCCTTTGTCTCAACCATTATACATTACCCCGATATTTTTTTTTCTTGATTCTGGATAAATAAAATACTATCCATCTTTTTTGTTTCAAAGACGTAGGGTTTCCAACGCCTAAACTCCGGAATAAAAATACAAGAAATGACCTTTTCGCTAATTTTGGGCCCCTCCTCGTCCGAATCACTTTCTTCCATCTCCTTATAAGAACGCACATTCGGATGAAACCCACGCCTTAAAAAATGACTGGTCTTAAAGTCGTTCACTAACGCAGTCGAATAAAACGTGTTCTGTTTTTGGTCATTCAGCGCATACAGTTCATAGACGTCTTCTGTTTCTTCTCGTTTTTTGATAAGGAATGTGGCAAACAAAGGCTTAAATAAGACCATTTGAGGCTTTGTCGACAGTTGCAAAAGACCGTATACGTCATAAGGCATCGTCGTTGCGTCTAAAAACCCTCGTTGAAAACACGTATGCGGCAAGTGAAACGTAATACTCCCTAAATAAAAAGAAGTTCGTATCATCCCTAAACATTCTTTGAGTAAAGAAAGTCTGACCATGAAATCATCCTTTCGATACTTTCCTCGATAATAATAAAGAGTCTCTGCCACGAACGCACGGTCTAAAAGGGTTCCATAGAGAACCGTTCCCGCACCTTCACAAAGCTCTTCCTTAAACGAGACATAATAATGGTATATTTTTTGTATTTCATTACATTGAGAATGTAAAAAAATACAAATAGGTTGTTTTTCGAAACGCGTAAACCATGCGAATACCTTCTTCCCTTTTGGCACAATAAAACATGGATATTTTGTCAAGGTATTTGAGCGTTCGTAATGGTCTACCCGTATTTCTGGAAATGTATGGACTAAATCATCCATTGACTATACTAGTCTAGGCGTTTTTATATTCGTTTATCTTTTTCTCTAATTGTTCCTTGAGATCGGTTAATTCAGTGGATTCGGTTTCTTTTTCTTGGGGAAACAAATACTGAACCGGGTCAATTCTCATCCATTGCATCAGGTCTGTGTTGGTATAATAAAGGGTAACATGGAACAAGAAAAGAACGCCTAATGCTATCGTTAGGCTCTCTAACATTAGGATACAGGGCGAAAGGAAATTAACCGCTTAAACCCATTAAACAAGCAGTCCGAACAATTGAACACATGCCTTTGTCGCATCTTCTTGGGTCTCGAAATAATAATCTTCTTTCCCACAATACGATTCTTTGACCAACGTAATCCCGGGCGATACGATAGCCTCTTCGCGCGTTTCTTCAAAAAAGAAGTGTTCAAACGGGATGTGATAGGTTTTATGAAGCCGTTGAATACGAACATCTTCCAATAAAAATTCCAAATGTTTCAACTTACGCACATCACGTTTTAGCTCCTTGTATTGAACTTCATAGAACCCATCTTTTTGAAATTCATAGACTCCATCGGATGTCATGAATCGTTGCGTCCTGGTTGTTTGACTATACGTAAAGGAACGTGTCTTAAAGTCGTAATCCTTGACAAATATTCTCATCTCACTATCCTTATACGATTCGTTTTATACCCTAATGGGGATATAGTTTTGTTATAAAAGGAATTGAAGACACGGTCTCTCTTAGTATTATGTTCAACGTGATTATGGTGCATACGGACGGTTCTCTCACCGAAAAGACTGCCACGGATATAGAAAAACTCTACACCGTTTGTCAGTTTCGTAACGATACTCATTTTACATGCTTAACCACATGGAGCAAGAATGGTATACAGTATCAACTCTACGGAAAGCCCAAAAACAAGAATACGAAACTGAACACCTACGCTTTCCCTTTTACCCAAGAACAATACTACGGAAATCTATGTATTGTCAAACGAATCGAAGATTATGAAAATATGACCATACAGGAGTGGAATAAATGTATGAACATAGAACCCTTTGTTCAGACAGATACCATTGAAGTTCCAGGTGAATTGTCCAAGGAGGATTACGAAGACGAATGAATCGGTTGTAGATACTTTTCAAAAAAAGAATGGTTTTGTCTCGCATCATGATAGCCGTAAAGATACATTTGATAGATAGAGGTCGTTTTCAAGGGATGTATTCCAAAGATGAACTTTATTTTGTCCCATGCTGAATTAGAGTAACGTCCAAACATAAAAGGATTAATCACAAGAGGAGGGTCGGGGTATTGTTTCAAGAAAGATTTATAGTAAAAAAATCCATCCATGGCCAGTTTATGATTGTAAAAGTCCATACCCGAATCATGTGTGACAAATGGAATAAAAGAACTACTTTTACAACACCGAGAAAGCTGTTGTATCGTAAGAAAATGATCATACAAGGCAATCGTTCCAGGATGCGAAACCGCAATCGATGCGCCATTCAAGTCATAGTCATCTAAGGTTGTAGTGGTTTCGACCTTGTCCATGATATGTCGCATCGCATTGGATGCACTTTTTTCATTACATTTAAATATCTCTTGTAACATAGAATTACGTTTTTCTGGGGATAATCTCATAAAGATTAGGGTAAATGAACCGGCAGAGAAACCGACCAATCTTTTGTCTTTTACATCAAAGTGGTTTAATAAATAATGACTAATACCTAAACTGTAGAAGCCTGCGACACCACCAGGTCCGAGAACAATATCGGGAAGAGAATCTTTTAGGGTGGATAATGAAGTCGCGGATAACGAAGTCGCGGGTAACGAAGTCAATCTAGGATATTGGCTACATTGTGTTTTCTCTGGTAAAATACCATACGTGAGATAAATCATAATGGACACGGTCAATAGATATCGTAACATTATACTACAAAAACAAAATTGAATATAAATAATAAACTCATCCTCATACAAAGCATGTCACTAAGCATGGAACAAAGCATGGAACATAAACTTCGAAAACGGGTGGTGGACACGTTTACGTCCATGTTGTCCAATGAAGCCAAGTCTCGTAATCTTGAGAAAAGTATTTACAATCACTCTCTGGATAAGGCTGACTCACATCACATTCCAAAACGTTGGGAAAACAAAATATTTCTACAGCTTTATCTGGATACCTTTCGGCGTCTCTATTTCACCCTCAAAAAATCAGAAGTCAAAGACAAGATTGATGCCGGCATCTTTCTATGCAAAGACATGGCCTACAAGAGCCATCAAGAGTTGTATCCAGAGAAATGGAGCGAAGAGATTGAAAACAAACGTATCCGTTTAGAGAATAAGTATTTTCCCAAGATTGAGGCAAGCACAGACACCTTCGAGTGCCGACGGTGCAAGAAGAATCGCTGCACCTATTACCAAGCACAGACACGGTCTGCGGACGAACCCATGACCACATTCGTGACATGCCTAGACTGCGGAAATCGTTGGAAATGCTAAAGGTTTGGCTTTGTTATACATCATGAGCTTGATTTCTTCCTTGATTTTATTTAAACAATCATCTTTTTCTTTGTTGTTGATGTATTTCACAAACTTATCCTTCAGCACCGGGTCTTGATTGGTCTCGAGCCATTCTTCCAAAAGCATCTCCTTGTCTTCGTATAGCTTATCGAGCTCATCGCGCTTGTTGGCAAGGTTCCAATTCGTCCCGTCATAAATCATCAAATACTTATCCTTCATGTTGGATATGTAAATGTTCATGTTCTCAGGTTTTAATGGATTAAAGTGAATACACTCAATCATATTCTTGACACAAAAGTTGACCTTTTTGATGCATTTCTTGTAATCTTCGTCGGTTAAATGGGACACGTCGGTATCTCGATACGAAAGCAGGGTAATGTTGTTTTGGATATTGGTCGTGTTAAAGGACCCTGTAATTTCAAGTTTCCCCATGAGTTTTTCGATTTGTTTCGCCTGGGTTTGGAGTTGTATCTGAAAGTCGGTCTGTTGCTGCTCCATCTGTGCATTCAGTAGCCGCACGAGTTCTTTCAAGTCCTCGTCCTTGTTTTTTGTGCAAGAATACTTGATGTGTTTCGACACGGATTGTTTATGTTTGTATTTTTGTCCACAATATTTACATTCGTATTCATTTACGTGTGGCTTACTTTTGGCTTCTTCAAGACTTACTTTAGACTTACTTTTTATCAATTTATGCTTGGTCGTTTCTAAATGTTTCATGAAATTTGCTTTTACAAAGGTTGTGTAATTACAACACACGCATTTATTTTCCATATACATAAACGTGTATATTATTTTTTATACTTTTTTACAATATTCTTCACGATGGCTTTATTCGTGGTCACAATCGATTTATACTTTTGTAAAAAAATGACATGTATTTATACATTAGTATAGACTTACCAAAAAGTATAAATCGCGGGAGAGAAAATTCGATTTTGGGGTCGACCCTTTTTTAAAAACGCCTTTCTTGAAAATGGCCCTCCGAGGGCGATTATTCATCCAGAAGCATCATGGTCATGGCCGAGTAATTATGCAAGTCAATCATTGTATCTCTTAAAGATTCATCATCTACTAAATTAATACCATTTTTTGTGATGGAGAGGGCACGCTGTATCTTGTCTTGGATGCGCATCAAGACCCCGATGGCGCCAAACTTGGCAAAGGCGTCACCATAATCCGCATTCTTTTTGATAAAAAGAGCGAGTCCTTCTGCTTGAACCTTTTTCATTTGTTCTACACGGTCCATTGTATAGTTAGGAGAAAATGATTTATATCTATTTTGCTTGATACATTTGACAAAGTTCATTCATAGAGGGTTTCCTCTTTTGTCTCTTGCACCGAACCCGCATGGCTCTCGTCGCACACTTTTCTGAACAAAAGGTATATTCTTTGTAATGAATCATTCGAGTATAAGGAATGTCTATATCCTTGATACAATCATAACAATAAGATTTTAGATATTGACGAAACCCATATTCAAGCCGAACCTCTTGTAAGAGTCCGACTCTACGCGCGTGAGCCATGTGAGACATATCTATGCTTCGGGTAACGGGAATCAAAGCAATCAATTTTAAAAGGAAAATATGCACTCATACAAGTAGAACAATAAGGATAAAAACGATACTCTTTAAACCATAAGATGGGATGTTCTATATAATTCAAACAATCACAACAAATATGTAACCCTCCTTCCTTGAATTCGAGATGTTCAAACAATTCTACATGCAATCGTATTTTTCTACCTGCGGTCATGGGGTCCATCTCATTTCATGATTATATCTTTCTATTTTACTTTTCCATTTAAAAAGCATTAGGTAAATCATAAAAATCAGAATTCCCATAAAACCAATACGAAAATACCTTTTGGGGTAGGCCAACCTTTTCGCCATTGTCCGTGCCCCGCGCACTTTGAATGTTATCGCTCTGGGTTAAATTGGAGACATAGGGGAACATACAAGATACATTCTTTTGAAACTGTAACAACTCTTTGGGCATCGTATTGTCCTTTTTCAGAACTTTATTAAAGTCTTGATAATAAGATAATGTCGGAATGTCTTCTCGATGGGTCACCTTCATTTGAATCCGTAAATGGTCGTCTTTGGATTGAATGGTCCCTACGTGTATGAGGTTCGCATTAAACAGAATCGCATCCCCTTTCTTACATAAAAGGGTTTCTACTTTGTTTGTCGGATTGACATTAAAGCTATTCACATCCTTGTGACTCGTAGGGATAACCCCCAAACATTTTTCCATGTCTTCCAAATAAAGAAGCAACGTATAAGAGGGATACTTTTGTCCTTTGTTAAAAAAATCACCATTGTTGTCTCGATGACAGGTATGCACACTTGATTTCTGAATAATCCATATATAGTCTTGAAATTGATACGCTTCGCCCAAGGTCTGCTTCAAAAGTCCAATCAGTCGTTTGTCCTGAAGGAGGTGTTCTTTGGCTTCCTTGTAATTCCCCTCCACGCATGCTTGAGACAAGTGTTCTATTTGTTTGGAAGAAAGCACCTGGGGGAATAGACATACGCCGTCTTTTTCCAAGTCATATTGTCTTTTTTCAACCACGTCGGTAAAAAAAAGACAATAGAACACAATATACAAGAGGATGAATCCAAAAAGTAAAGTGAGGACCCCTATCCATGTAGACCCTTTCATATAAGGGAGAGAAAGATATCTTTTCCTACAAAACAAAATATCGGCTAGCACTGGCCCGAGGCCTGCCCGGCGAGCTGGTCCGCATAAGCATTTCCAATCGAATGTGGGTCTTTCTTCCCGGTATGGGCTTTTATATGTAGGAAACGGACATTGGGTTTGTCTCGGTATAGACCATATGCACGTTGGACCAAGGCTCGATTGGGTATGTCGGGCCATCCTTGGCTCTCGCATTTTTTTCCATAAGAGGAAGCACACCGAATCGCATATTCTGAATCACTGACTATCGTAATCGAAATTCCTTTTTGAATGTCATCTTCCAGGATAGCGTAAGCCTCGATAAGGGCAGTCAATTCGGCCGTATTGTTAGACTGTTTCCCTTTTATACACTTGGACACATTACGTGGGTCCTCTACACCAAAGAAGATGCCGATACCTGCGGTAGCATTTTTTTGACCGTTGTGGAGACAAGACCCATCGGTATACACGTAATAGGCCGGTTCATGGTGGTCCTCGGGTAGAATAAAGGCTTCGGCTTCTTCCTTGGTCTCGGTCTTTCGATACAGTGCGTTTTTAAACCCTTTGACAGATTGTTGACATTCCGCCCATGTATCAAATATACCGACCGTTCGTCCTTTCGCAACAGCATAATAGACCATACTATATCGAACGATTCTATTATAGAGGATTCCATTTTTAAAATTGAGGTGAAAATAATATCCCCGGATAAGACAAAGATGTCGACTCAGGATTGGACCACGATTGTGCTCAACAAGCCGGTGAAGCTTCCCGAAGTGTCCAAACCGAAGCCCAAAGAAGATGTCCCTTTGATGGAAGTCACGGTAGAGCTGAAGGTCGCGATGCAACAGGCTCGTGTAGCCAAAGGCATGAGTCAGAAAGACTTGGCAAACAAGATGTGTGTGCCGACCCAAGTGATTCATTCCTATGAAAATGGAAAGGCTATTCCCAACAATGCCTTTATTGCGAGGATGGAAACCTTTCTAGGCGCAAAGCTGCCTCGCATTAAAAAGAAGGTTATCAAAGATGTTTAGACATTAATACAAGTATTCTAAATCATTCACATTCCAATATTCCGCCGGACGATTGGGAATAGGACGCATCAGAATAAAGGGTAACTTTTTTTCTTGAAGTTCCTTCTCCGCAATCAAGGAAACATCCATGAGTTGTTTGTTTTTCAACTTTACATAAGGTTCAGCACCTTTGTTAAGTTGAGATACGCGTAACCCGATGATTTTAGCCCTCTCGTATTTCGTGAGGATGGGATAGGTTTGGTGCAGCGGGTCCTCAATCACGCCATTCGCGTTTCGAGTAATTTGCGACAGCTTATACATTTCATCAAAGGGTTTATGGATTTCTTCTGGATGAAACCTTGCTAAATAATTGCCGCGCATTTCTTCGGTAAACTTTTCTTGATAAACAGAGGGTTCTGCCAGTTCCTCCTCTGGGTCGCCAACAAACTCATCCGCCTGGGCAAAGGTTTCTTCTTCCGAGGACTCCTCAATGTCATCCTCCTCGGAATGAACCTCACTCTGGACCGAGACACTGTCTTCCTCTTCTGACCCGTAGTCACTCATTTGTATAATAGAATATAGAATAATTTTATATTCAATTTTTGAGGTGAAGAAAAAGAAGGGAGCATAAGTATTTTAATCTATACCAATCTATGTCTTAGACGCCAAAAGTTTACGGCGACCACTTGGTCTCGCACACCGTGCACAAATAAAGATACTTCATGTTGACATCGTCCACACGCATATAAATGACGTCCTGTTTTTTCTCTTCCGTATAGACCTTACACTGGTCGTTTGGACATTTCATGGTATAGATATGAGGCAGCGTCGGGTCGTGAATGGTATATTCGTTAATCTTATTGGTCTTTTGGGTCGAATTGCCTTCTTCGGTTCGCGACACACAAAGATTCGTCAGCACTAGATTGTCCTCTTCCATCCCGCAATTTTTGCAGTAATAAATCAGGGCCTCTGACTCGTCCTCTTTGATTTTCATGTAATACATGTTGTCGCATACCTTACAGAAGTTCATCTTATAAAAGAGGGAGATTAATTATTTATATCAATTTTTACGATATCGTAAACACGACGCGTCTCCTGTTCCAGAGATAGGTAGTTTAGAAAACAACTCTGGTCTTGAAACACTGAAATGTCGACAAAGGTATTCTCTTTCTTCAACACGTCTATGATCTGGTCATAATGTTTGACAAAATAAGAGACAAACATGGGATGATAGGATTGAAACACCGTCGGCACCTGTTCCAGGCGTAGGTATTTTAAAATACATATTTCAATGTTTTTGTATTCCAGAAGTTGATGATAAGGTTTAAAGGAACAATGGGTGCGTGCAATCCCAGGTTCATTTAAAAAAGGTTCTTCGTTTAAGATGAGGATAGAGATGGAGAGTAGGACCGACCGTATCGACTGACACGCACTCCATTTTTCGCCAGACCACGTATTCAGAATCGAGAGACACACCTTTCCCGAGACATAGAGGTTCGGATTAAACCGCGTTCGACCGTCTCCGTTGAGAAATGTAACCACGGGCGGAGAAAACGGATAATTGGTCGGAAAAACAAATTCGAACAGATAAAACCCGTGGGCATAAGGCGTGCCTTCTCTACCAATGATGATAGCATGCCCTTTCAAGGCGTTGGTTTCATCCGGAATGTAAAAAAAAGAGGGGTCTGGGTCAGATTGAATTTCCTTTATATCTAACATGATACGTTTCATGCATCTTTCCATTGAATGTATCTAAAGAAGTGTCTTTAATTGTAAAATCGAATCTTACACTTTAAAATTGAGATAAAAATAATACACCAAGGTATAAACAAAGATGGCTTGCCCAGTTGAAACCTTTCTCAAAAAACACCCGGCCGAAGATGGACACACGCATACCAAGATTGGCGACAGAAATCTGGGTATCTATGGTGGTTCTTATCATATTCAGCAAGATAGTATTCAGACGTTCTATGATTTGTATAAAAAACATATCTTGATAGGAGGGCGAGAGGGATACTACACCGAGAAACAGATGGAGGAAGGTCCGATTCTCATTGACATTGATTTTAGATATTCTGTGGAGATTGAAGATAGACAACACAAGAAAGAGCATGTGGTTGACTTGGTTCAATGTATCATGGATACGATTTCCACGATCAAGCAAATGAACGAAAAGACCATTGAATGCTACGTCATGGAACGAGAAAATGTTCACATGGAAGAGGACAAGACCAAGGATGGTATTCACATTATTGTGAACTTGAAAATGGATTATACATGCAAACTTATCATGAGAGAAGCGATTATGAAAAACGTCCCTGCCTCGTGGAATGAGCTTCCGTTGACCAATACCTGGGAGGATGTCTTTGACGACTCGGTGATTCGCGGACATTCGAATTGGCAGCTTTATGGTTCACGTAAGCCTGGACGCGAGCCTTATCGGTTGAAGCAGATTTATGTTTGTCACAACGATGGGTCCTGGAACATCAAGGAGAAACTCGTCACCAACGAATGGATTATTCAGAATTTCGAAAATCTCACAGCACGTAATCTGAATCTGGTTCAGGCAGCCCTTTGTCCGGACATGCAACAGAAATACGACGAGATTGCAAAGACGAGACAAAAGAAGACCTCCAAGTCGAGTGTCAAGCTACTTGAACATTCGGTCTTTCGCAACAAGTTGAGCTACGAGATTAACAACGCGGAGGAGTTGGATGAATACATCGAGGGGTTTATGGAGACCATCACGAGTCTCGATTACAAGATTAAAGAAGCTTATAAATACGTCATGACTTTACCCGCCGAATATTGGGGAGAGAACAGTTACGCGAAATGGATACGTGTGGGATGGGCGCTGAGACAAACGGACACCCGACTCTTTCCGGTATGGGTCAAGTTCAGTGCGCAGTCGCCTACGTTCGACTACTCCAGTATTCCTTCTCTACATGACCAATGGTGTGGGTTCAATCGTTCCAACGAAGGTCTCACGCTACGTTCCATCTTGTATTGGAGTAAGATATCCAATCCTACGCAGTATTACGAAATTCGAAAGCAGACCATCAGTCACTTTATTGAACACTCCGCGACCACCAACTCTGAATATGACCTGGCCACGGTGCTCTATCACATGTTCAAGGACGTCTTTATCTGTGTGAGCATCCACAATAAGAAATGGTATGAGTTCATTGACAATCGATGGAAAGCCATTGACGACGGTCACAGTTTGCGTGCCAAGATTTCGACCGAGATGTATGAGTGCTTTAAGGAATTTAAAATGAATGGACCGGCGCCGTCTGCGTCCTTGGATACGACCAAGAAACCGAGCAGCGTGGCCAAGACGGCCGAGATGCTCAAAGTGACTGCGAAAAAGCAGAATATCATGAAAGAAGCGATGGAAATCTTTTATGATAAGGACTTTTATGCAAAGCTGAATACCAATGAATATTTACTGGGTTGTAACAATTGTGTCATTGATTTTAAGAACAAGGAACATCGCGTCGGCCGACATGACGACTACATTAGCATGAGCACAGGAATTGCGTATAAACCGATTGCGGAATACCGCAAGAGCTGTCCCGAGGTGATTAAGGAAATCGAAATCTTTATGGAACAACTCTTTCCGAATGCGAACCGTCGTCGTTACATGTGGGAACATTTGGCCTCTACCCTTATGGGCAACAATCTCAATCAGTCCTTTAACGTCTACATTGGAAAGGGAAAGAATGGTAAATCAAAGCTGGTGGAATTGATGACTCGTGTGTTGGGCGAATACAAATCAACCGTGCCCATCTCGATGATTACCCAAAAAAGAAATGGTATTGGCGGGACCTCTTCCGAGGTGTGTCAACTGGTCGGCACTCGGTATGCCGTGATGCAAGAGCCGTCGAAAGGAGATGTCATCAATGAAGGGATTATGAAGGAGATTACAGGTGGAGACCCGATCCAGTGTCGCGCGCTTTTCCAAGAGAGCATGGTCTTTAAACCGCAGTTCAAGTTAGCCGTTTGCACAAACACCTTGTTTGATATCAAAAGTAACGACGACGGAACATGGCGTCGTATTCGAGTGGTGGATTTTGAGTCCAAGTTTACGACCAATCCATACAAGGACCCTGAGTTTCCGATTGAAGCTTATCCCTATCAGTATGAGCTCGATACTCAGATTGACGAGAAGTTTGACATCTGGGCGCCCGTCCTCTTGAGTATGCTGGTGGAAATCACCTACGAGAAACAGGGGCACGTCACAGAATGTAAGGAGGTGTCTGCCTCGAGCGACAAATACAGACAGAGCCAAGACGTGACGATGGAGTTCATCTCCGCGTGTATTCGGATTCACGAATTGCCTCAGCCGATGAAACTGAAGATTACCATCATCCAGGACGCCTTTCGTAACTGGTATAGCGAGAATGGTGGCACAGGCAATCAAGCGGGTCTTATCAAAGAGCTCAAGGAAACGTTGACCAAGAAGTTTGGCAACTATCCCAAAGATGGATGGGCACGTATCTCTCTGGTCGAATAAGCATAAGTATTTTAATGTTACATTTTTTACATGTCATATGCGTCCATATTGCTGGTCTTTGTCTCCAAGAATGCGTTCTTGGGTCCATGCAAGACCTCGGGTTTCGTCCACGAAGTGACAGCATTGTATATCCATGAAAACACAAATGGATACAGGACAGGTAACAAAAAGAGAACCACGTAGCTCAGGAACCGTTCTTGTAGCATGAGATTACCGCTGGTGCCCAACAACAAAAGAAGCACTCCAAACGCGACATAATACGTGGTGGTCACGTATTGGTTCAACGTGGACAAGGTTTCTTGTTCTGCCGAACGATATTCGATTTTACGATACGTGGTTTTCGGGTCTGTCCCGGACAACCACAAGGATAAATTTTTATTTAGGTCAGAAATAATCGTCATGGTATCGACTCCTGTTGTCTCCGTATTTGTATTTGTATTGGTTCCGGAACCGGACCCGGAGCCTACCGTTGGACATTCCTCCGATATAATTTTTTCGCTGAAATGTTTCTCTCGCTGGGCCAAGAGTGCGTTATAGGCTTTGATGTTGTATTTTTTGATAAAGTAATTACGCTCGTCTTCTAAGACTTGTTCTGCAAATGAATTTACATACTCCACATTGTTTTGATAATAACGAAACAACGTAAGTGTATCATCCGTCAAAGCGCGTCGGTCAATACGATTAAAGTCAATGGAGGACTCGAGATTCAAATTATACCTTTTACATTCTTTGGGCAATATCATGGCCGACTCTTGTATCAATCGGTCTCGATTGTAACTGTCCTTGTTCGTCCCGGCATTGTACATGGACGAAAGGAGAGTGTAAATAGGGTCCAGTTCATCTGACATATGATATATTCAGATATTTTAACCCTACAAGAATAAGAATGTTCCTCATTCGCAATACTTAACATTGTTCTCACCCAACACCAGATGATTCGGGTCCGCCTCGCGCGGTTTCGTATAAAAGAAGTTGAAATCGTATTGCTCAAAGTCTCGACTGTCTCGCAAATAGACATCCCACAGGTCATAAAATAAAGCGACAAAGCCGATGGCAAACAAGACGCCCATGAAGACAGGTCTTACGCTATCGGGCAGAAGGGTGCCTAGAATAGCGATACAAAAGAAGGCGACTATCTTCTGTAGAATCACAATTTGTCTCTCGTAACGTTTTTGGTAATATCGATTGATTTGGTTGTGTCGTCTGTATTCTCGTTTCTCTTTTTCAGACAATTCCGATAAATTCAATACGTCGTCGAGGTCATTTAATCTTTGCGAGACTTTGATGTCCTGCATGGTGTTTTTAAAATCTTTCACAATGTTTCCATAAATGTCATCTGTATTTGGATTGTTGACCTTGACCTTGTTCAATTCTTCAATAAATCGATTCATGTCTTGAATATAAGACGGGTCGCCCATTATATAAGGATTCTATAAAGAATTACCCTAGAAAGCAATACCGGAGAAATAGTTATCGATGAAGAATTTATTGACCGCTTGTGAACCAATACGTTCAATACATCCTGGTTCAGGTGTTCGACCATCCTCTTTTATATTTGGATAACTGGAAGCCTTTCCATAATGCGTAAAATCATATTCATCAAAGTTCACCGTGTCGCGTATCCACAAGTCCCATGCATAATAAAGCTGGTATACAAACAATAGGGCAATCAAGGTGCCTACGATGGCTCCGTAGGCAGCATCGTCAAAATAAGGTGTTCGCAACGTGGAAAGAAAAAGAATGATGACACAAACCACATTAAAGACCATGAGCATTCGGGTCTGGGCTCGTAATTCTTTATAAACATAAGTATTTTCAAATATCTTCTGCCGAAGCTCGTTTTGATTGTCGACGCCTACCTGACTCTTGACCCATTCATGATAGATATCGGTCTTTTCCTTGATGTGTTCATTTTTACCTTGGGTCAGTCTCAAAAACTTCTCTTGGGTTTCTTTTAGCTTTGGGTCGACCTCTTTTTTTAATCGTTCATATTCGATTTCCATGTGTACTCTATCTATATTTATTCTTATTGTTTCCGGTTAAAAATCACATGTAAAGTGCCAATAAGCAATACGGAAGAGGCAAACCCGGTGACCCAAAATATGTTTTGTTCTCGGTTTCGTATAGACACCGTCTCCTCATAGATGGTTTCATACGAGTGACGCTTGTCTATCTTATCCTTTCCTGGTAAGTTATTGAGAATATTGTAAATGTCAGTCACTTGCGTCTTGATTTGTTCCTTGTCTGAATTATAGGCAGAGATGGACATTTACAATAAGATTATATTTTAAAGACCGACTCTTTCAAGTCTTTCGAAAGTAAATACACGGTGATAAAAAAGACAAGAAGGACAATCGACATAGTAAAAGAATCCTGTGACGTCGGGTAAGAAGAATAGATAACAAATATCACAAACGAACCAAGCGCCAGGAAGGACCATCCATAAAAGATTAGGTATTGTTGGTCTGCATCGTTAGGAAGTATACCCCTTGGGTCCTTACGTTCTATGATGGACCCTGAAATGGAAGACCCTACGCTAAACAAGAGACGACAATCCTCGTCACAATGGATTTGTTGATAGGGTATAAATCGGTCGGCCTCTCTCTGTAGTTCGTCTGCTTTTAATCGTAAAGCCTCTTCGTTTGCTTTGGCTAATTGCTCTTGTATAAATACACGCATTCCATTCGAGATACCTACCGAAGGCAAAGGACCACTTCCATTTTCCTTCTCCTTCTCCTCGTAAAGACGTTCACAGAACTCATTCAGCTTCATTAGATTAAAAGGGTATTCTTTTTTTATCTAGTCTGGGCTATAGGAACGGACTCTTTGAGTTGATTTATTTTTTCATTTGCTTTGACGACCGTTTCCTTGGTCGTTTCATAGGCATCTGTGACCTCTTTCTTTCCGACCCATAGATAATAGGCCACTCCTAAAATGATAAAAAGAATCACTTTGCAAAAGAGATAGATGTAATCGTAGATGAAAAGATGCTGTGTATTTCGGTTCATTTCTTCGGCCGTATCCTGGTCGTCCAACTTCTTTTTATAGGTATCCATTAACTTGGTAATCTGTTCAGAGGTAGTGCCTGACATGTTATATACTAGAATGAGAAATGAAAAGAATGATTATATCCTTAGATTAGATTACCTAGACACATACCCTATAATACAAATTCTCAAACGAGATTTTATCGTATCTCTGAATTTTACACACTTCACCGGGTCGTAGCAACAAGACCTTGGCCACCGGTTCGAATCGGCTGATTTGGGGCATTTGCGAGTCGTCATGAACATGAAAGGTCTCGTAGAGCTTCTCCTTTTCTTCCATGGTCAATTTGACATGTTTCGGAACCAACTTATGTTTCAATAGATTAAACTGTAACTGTTTGAGATGAAATACAACCACAAAATACTTATCCAGCTCCCATGCGTTCTTCAAGAGACGATGCACGCTTTCCTCTGTATAGTCGTTGGTAATCATCACCAAGGTATCTGTGGGCTTGAGCACAGCCTCGTCCACAAAGACTTGTTGAAGAATGGAATTGACTTGAATTTTCTTGGATTCTGTTAAATATTTCACCAAGCAGGTCTCCTCTTTTCGTGTGACCGTCATGTCGAGTTGCTGGTGTTTGTTCATACTGTCGAGCTCTTCCATGCTAAAATGTTCGTAGGCCGAACAGTCGTATCCGTTTTCATTCAGATAATAAATCAGCTGGTTGCGTGATTTATAGAGCTGACTCAGGAAATGAATGTTGGTGTCCATTATACAAAACAAATATAATTTAGTTCTTAATCAATTTTTAGGTTCATTCTTTAGATTCGGGTCCCTTCAATACAATCTTTTTGACCTCTCCCTCTGGCTCGGAACTTGATTCTTCCTTTGTCTCGGATTCGCTTGTCTCTGACGCACTTGTCTCGGAAGCGCTTGGACCAGGCGATTCGGTCTCTACAATCGGATTGTATTCTTCGAGTTCCTCTAGTTCGGGCTCTATCTTCAAGACAGGTGGGGTCACAGGTGCTGGTTCTGGTTCTACCACAGGCATCTTCAATAATTCGCGATAGTCTTCCGGTGTAATTCGCTTTTGTTCCAGTTCTTGTCTAGCGCGAAGGATGGTTTCGCGGGATTGTTTCTCGGCCAGGGGAGTGTAGGTCCCCGATTGTTTCAGGGACTGAATGTCTCTTGAAAGGGCCTCTTTCTCTTCCAGGGTCATTTGTTCAAAGACCACGCTCTTTTTCACGTATTCCTCAAATTTACCCAATGTTTTCTTTCCATACGTGGTGAGATTTTCAATGTTGTCCGAGGTAATCAGTCGCATCTGCACGTTCATCGCCGTGAGCTCATGAATGAGTAACTTTAAGCAATAGGGCACATCGACCTTGCTAAACTCCTTGCCGTATTTGGTGATGAGCGACGGGGTAAACGTGTCGGATTCGGTTTTCTCAAACGTCAATGGTCCATCAATCATGGGGCTATAGAATTGCTGTGTATCACGGTGGTAAATCGCAATCGACCCAGACTGATTACAGATGGCCATTTGGTAGGCATCTCCTCGTTTCATCATAGAGTCGCACATAAACGCACTCATGCCATGGGATAAAATACAGTCCCGTTCCATGTCTCCGATTTTGAGACCACCGTCGTTACTCCGTCCATGATTGGTTTGTCGGGTCAATGCGACACGTGGTCCACCCGCGCGGTAGTTGATTTTGTCTTGAACCATGTGCTTGAGTCGCAGATAGTAAGTCGGTCCAATAAAAATCTGGCTTTCAATTTGTTCTCCTGTCATGCCATTATACAAGAGGTCATTGCCCGAGGAATGATACCCGTATTCTTGTAGAAGACCTCCCACGATTCCATGTTTGGGTCCCTTGTTGACAAACGCCGTGCAGTCGACCGAAATCCCTTTGTCTACCGCCATTTTTGAAAAGAGGCATTCAATGAGTTGATTAATGGTCATTCGACTCGGCATACAGTGTGGATTGATGATGAGGTCCGGTCGTATCCCATCCTTGGTAAAAGGCATATTTTCTTCGGGAATAAGGGTCCCAATGGTTCCTTTTTGTCCGCACCGACTGGAGAATTTGTCTCCGATTTCTGGAACTCGTTCTTCGCGAACCCGGATTTTGGCAATACGCTTGCCTTCCTCGTTCTCCGTCAGATAGACGCGGTCCACAATACCTGTATGACCTTTGCTCGAAAAGACACTGGCGTCCGCAATCTTGTCTGGACTCTCTTTCTGGAATTGAATACGTCCAATCATCACCATTTTATCGCTGAGTATGGTGCCCACCTTGATGAGCCCATGTTCATCGAGCTCGTTGTAATTGTATCCTGGTTTCAGGTTGGTGGTTGCATATTTGGTCACATTGGCGATGCGTTTCTCGCTGTTCCCAGCTAAAGACCCCGTCTCTTCGTAGGTCTCATACATGGTATAGTAGGTGGTATGAAAAAGACCTCGTTTGACAGCCGACTCGTTAATAAGGATAGAGTCCTCGACGTTGTATCCAGTGTGGGTCATGATGGCCACAATCGCATTCTCTCCATAGGGAAGCGCTTCATTGTTTAGATATCGGGTATATCTTGATTTGACAATGGGTTTCTGTCCATAATCGAGAAGGATACCCATGTTGTCGATGCGGTTCAGGTAATTCGAATGATACAAGGAGACGGATTGTCGCCCTTGAATGCAGCTGTAATCATTACGAGGCAAGGCACTGTTCTCTGGAAAGACAATCTGATTGCCCATGATACCAAATAGACACGACGGATGGATTTCTGCATGGGTATAGTCATGCTGAGAAGGCACATGAACGGTAGACGTCACAAAGAGGGTCTCCATCTCGGAATTGTCCAAATACTCCAAGACCGTTTGTGACTTGGCAGTAGGGGTCTCCGAGAGGTCGTTTTTGTTTAGAAAGACAGCCTTTTGTGTATTGATGACACCGCGAACACAATCCGACCATGTTTTACAATCTCGCCCCTTGTAACTAATCACCTTCTCTTCCTTGTCCTTACTTTTTACCTTTTCAAAATAGAACAACGGGCGAACCACGCGCCCCTCGTCGCTAAACAAAAAGATGGACTTGTATTTCATGTCAAAAGCAATGCTAATCATGGGATGGACTAAACCAAGACGACGTGCTGTGATAAACACCTCTTTAAACAGTAAAGGGTCTTTCACGATTCCAATCCAAGAGCCATTGATGAATAGCTTGGTATGTAAAGTCATCTCGCGATAATCGATTTCTTCCAAAAAGTGAATACGGAGTTCTTCTTGCGTCATGTTCTTCTGTATCCACTGAAAGAGGTCCTCGTTGCTAATCATGGGAGTAAACGCGCACAACACGGACATTTGTTTATCGATACCCACACTCCCTCCGACGTCCAAAGGGTCAAACAGACCATATTGCGAGCCATGGAGCAAGTGAGGACCAACCAATTTATTAGACTCGTCAATGTCCAGGTCGACTCGTCTCAAATGACTCATAAAGGAATGATAGGTGAGACGGTTGAGTGCTTGAATGACGCCGACTCGTTTGGTATGCCCATGCGCGCCCCAGTTGCCCTTGAACCCTTTTCGGAATCCTTCCTCAATCGTGCGCGGAGTAAAGAGTTCATCCGAAAAGAGATTCAAAAACTTATAGTTCTGGTCAGGCGGCTGTTCTTCGTCGTCGTAGGTAGAATTATGATAGTAGAGTTCCTTGTCAATCGTTTTGTAGACTTCGTTATACATTTCCGTAGCATATTCAATAAAGAGGTCTTTCATGAGCTGACCGGTTGACTGAACACGCTTGTATTTGTAATTGTCTCGGTCGGTAGGTTTTTCTTCTTGACGAATCAGCTTTAACAGTTCAAAGACCATGTAGCCAATATAACACGCTTTGGCTTTAAAGTTCATCTCTCCAATATGAGGCAATAGTTGATGGACGAGGCATCGATAGGCCGCATGAACGGTATGCAACTTGGTAAAGGACCCAATGAATTCAAGTGCTGTTTTTTGATGAAACACCAAGTTCCCGTCGTGTATGGAAGGACGTAGAAGCTCCAGGTAATCTTCGTTTCGGTCCAGGTCATGTAGGATGGTCTGACAAATTTCCTTATCGCTGGTTATACCCAACGCACGCATCACGATAAAAAGAGGAATCGGCTCGCGCACGTCTGGAATAAAGACGACGAATTGTTCATTCGAATACTTACCTCCTTTCTGGACGCGACGAATCGCAAGCGTGCGCCGAGGCTTGGAGATATCCTCCGATACAGAGCGAACCTCTACCGAAAAGTCGTGTTTTCCATCTTTGACGACTCGCGTATAAATCAGGTTATTTCCGAAACTCTCTTGCGGGATGAGGACCTTTTCTTTTCCGTCGACAATAAAGTAACCTCCATAGTCGTATTTGCATTCCCCCATTTGGAAACGCGTCTCTACGGGCAATCCTTTCAATATACACAGTTTGGACTGAATCATGATGGGGAACATGCCGAGAAAATAATGGGTCTTGTTCAAAGGCAGGGTCCTTGTCACGAGCTCCCCATTCACTTCGAGCTCAATGTCCACGTCGTAGTGGATAGAGATACCATAGGTCATGTTTCGCAGACGTGCTTCATTGGGGAACATGTAATGCTGATTGGACCCATCGTAAATCATGGGTTTTCCATAATAGATTTTGTCCGCCTTTTTCCCGCCTAGAAACAACCTCGCACTGTATTTGTATTGTTTGGTTTTCTCATCCATGATACCATAATAGCGGATGGGATTCTTGTCTTTGAAAATCTTCGGAATGCTTACATCATAAAATGTATCACAGGATGTGATATGATGGTCCACGAGGGAGTTTTCTTTAAAGTATTTGTCCACAAAAGAAAACTGGAAATCTTCATCATTTCGGTTCATCTTTTATATGATAGATGATTATTTTATATGTTTTAATTCGTTATAGCATTACACTCATTGGTATTTGTGTAATGCTATGGAGTGTTTAGGATTTAGTTATTACGCTAGTTGTTTAATTATTACGAATCATAATCGTGGCCAAAAAGATAAACGTAATGAGGAAAGGTAAAAGAAACACGAACCAAGACAATGAGCCGTATCCATTCTTGCACATCAGGTCCAGGATAAAGGTCCAGAACAAGATGTAAATACCGTTCAGGACAAAGACAACGGTATTGTTGCCTACATCACAGCTGTAATCCCCGATGCACAGCTGGTCCGGACTATCCAAGTTGGACAATCCGACTAAAACCATGCCGATAATGGAGAGAAAAAAATAGAGAGTCGCAGGCGTGCACATGTTCGCGAGGTCAAATCCTTCCTGAGTCTGGGAGCGTAGTTTAGCCATATAATTAGGAACAATATTTTAATCTAGGAGTAATGGTTTAATTAAAGGGAATTGTTGGGTCATGAAAGGGGACGAGGAGGTCTGGCCCGCGATGGTCGGGATGGGGACGCTAAACTGGTTCAACGCACTCTGAGACAAATAGCCTAAATTGGAGAAGACATTTCCCCATTCACTCATGGGCGCGGACCCGCCTCTCATTTTCTTTGACTTCATGTGCTTGATTCTACGTTTACGGCTTTTTGGAACACGCTTTCGGGTCTTTAGGCGAACTCGCATACATTGAGAATATATTTTATCCGACTCCTCTATAATGGAACGAGGTCTTATGATGTTGTTGCACGCTCTGATGATTGGTATTATCTTGTATCTTGTGATGGTGTTTGGTCTAGGCCAGGCACAGGAAGTGGCCGAAGACCGCAGCGTATTGTTGGGGGCGGTGGTCCTCGTCTACATGATCCTCTTTGGCCATGGACTCCCCGACACGGTGAATAAAAACATCTTTTAATATTTAATTTCGAGCATTTTCAAGAGCCAAGACAGTGTTTATGGGTGTTTGCCAATTGCATAAATGACTCTCCATCTTATCTCCATCTTGCGTGGTTCGTATGTCATCATCCATTCTAAATCCTTTCGCATCAAACGCATGGACTACATCCTGAATGTCGACATAGTTTACAGAAAGAGATTCGTGCTTTTTCGTCTTGAGGCCTAACAGTTTAATGGCCTGTAAAGGACCGTTTCCGATGATGTAAACTTTCTCTATGTGAACCTGGTAATGTCGACATAGAGCTGAAGTGACATCATATATAACCAGTTCTCCGAGTCCATGTATTTCATCCACGCGTCTTGCTATCTCGGTAAAGACTTGTTCAAACGTCCTATTCACAAAGTCCGAGATTTGAACCGTTCGAAGAAAGTTCAACAATTTGGTCTTATGCCGGCAGTGACTCAAGGCTTCCGCAAAGGTTTTTTTATTCATTTCATCCATATTTTCTTCAATATTTCGGTCCATTTTCTTAAGTCTAAGATAAGTATTTTAACCCATTTCAATTTTATCACTATCCAAGTAATAGCGCCACAGGAATGAAAAAAGACGCATACAGATGTATCGACATGTGAAAGAAAATCCATTGTTTCGGAAATAGGTAATAAGCTTTATAAAACAAAATAATACACAGCAATACACTCAACGCTAGATGTTGTTGAAAATCTGAACCATATTGAAGCATGTAATACATCACGTAGACAATACAGAGATAGACCCACGCAATGTCTATCGTCTGTCGTATGCCTCGGTCTACATAGTCTCTCCAATGATTCAGAGAGGTCATACACAAGACCCCCATCAAAAAACAAAAATCATCTTCTTCCATTTGATACAGCATAAGAGAACTCAATCCCATGAAACAACTCGATAGACAAAGCCATTGGCACATAGAATAAGGTTGTATTTTTATTCTTACAGGGTGACGTGATAAAATTGAAGACATGAAAAATCCGAAAGGAAACACAACATGTTCACCCAGAAACAACCGAACCATCCCATGCAACGAAAACGCCGACGCCTTTCTGAGGTGGCTTATCCCGGATTCAAAAAAATCCGAATTATCAAAAGGGTTACCCGACGGGACCCGACGGAATGGTTTCTCTTTCTGACGACCATGATAGTGGTGGCGGCTTCCATTATCGGAATCGTGTATATTCTTGTGATGTTTTAAGCGATATATTTTTATGAAGTGACTCCATAAAAATAAATACAACACATACAATCAGATAAAAATAAATACATATCTCCATTTAAAAGTTCACAATCCTTCCGTTTTTGTTAACTTTTTCCTAAAAAGTTAGAAGATATTCACATGCGTCAGGAAGTGCCGCCTGCAGCACATGTCTGGCATTTTTAATTCGTCCAGGAGTTCACCTTCGACCGTCTTGTGGATAGACGTCTCGTCTAGGTATTGGATATCCTCTTGATTCGGGGTATCTTTCAATTGTCCTTTACGCTTGATGATTTCCTGAACATAGTAATTGTATTTGTCTCCAATCACCTTTCCACACGTGAAACATTTCACTGGAATCAACATTCTTATAGAAAGAGGTTATTTTTTATTTCCTTCAATTTTTACACAGAGGTTTTGTCTGTCTATACTGTATATGTCAAACACAAATCGGAACAAGAACAAGAATGGAAAAAAGACCTTGAAAAAGGTAATCACCAACTATCTATTAAAAAAGGGGGATGTATGTTGTGAGAAGGATATGGACCGTAAATTAATCATCCAAGATATTCTTGCCACCTATCAAGAAATCGCAGACTTCATGTTTGAAAAGGAACTGTATTTAGGCTATGTCCAAAACGATTTATTGGTGTTTATTGGTTATCGAGTGGATTTGGAGAAAGGAAACCAGGAAGGAGTAAGAATATGGGACGGTCTGGCACGTATGACGGAAACCAACAAGAATCCAGATAAACAAAAACTTGTGAAAATATTACACAACGTCCCTCTTTATTATTTATTGGCCTTCTTAGGCTATGCCACCTACAAAAACAGGCGAAATCAGGCTATTTCTGCCTTAAATCAAAAATAAAAGGTTAATCTATATGCCAAAACGTATAAACTGTGTCCATACAAAGAAGCATTATCGTTGCCGCCCCACCCTGGAGGAAGTTTGGAAGAAAGAGTTCAATGGAAAGATTCGTCATAGCCCGAATCGTATCCATTTTCGATTGTTCAAAAAGGAGGCAACGCTTATCTATAACGATGAGAACATGGTCTTTTTTCTACAATTGCCAAATAAAACAAAGAAGATATCTCTTATAGGAAAAAATGGGTATGGTTTTCTCAAGGAAATCCATGAGAAGTTAAATAGATAAATAGCGATTGAAATAAAAGGTCAACAACCCTTGTAGCAAAGCGAATAGGCACATGACTAACGCAATTTTGATGAAATCTTCTGTGCTGGGTAGTTCAAACCTCGTTTCTTTGTTACTAAATCTACCAATGTTATAGTGTATCATGTTCTCAAACAGATTGACAAAAAGATACACGAGAAATGAAATGACAATGATATGGATGCTCGCTCCCGAAGTAATATACATTCATAAAGAGTATATAAAAAGGGTTGAAAAAATAAGTATTTAATCCATCATAGGACGTTTTTCGTTTTGCATCACAATGTCGTAAAAGAGGGCGCGCATGTCTTTTTCGTTGCCTTCAAACCATTCCTTGCCTGCCACGCGTGGAAACTGTGATTGGAAGGCATCAATTAACCTCGCCTCGATTTGAATGTCATTTTCACATTCTAGAATCAGTATCATGCGTGTGCCCGTTCGATAAGCACGTAATCGAGACAAATCGTTTTTAGAAGAACGCCCAATTTTGTAACGAGTGGTTCCGACCAATTCTGCCGGTTGAATAAAGTAAAGTAACCCCATTTTACTTTATTCATAAGATGTTTCGAAAGGGTCAATTTTATTATTTAAATAAACGATTCCATACCTTTTGAATGAAAGCCGTGGCCGTGTTTACCGGGACGATTGAAGGGACGGTACATTTTACGGAATGCGAACAGGGTATTGAAATAAAAGTCAAACTGAAAGGGTTTGAGCCCAATACAAAGCATGGGTTTCACGTGCACGAAGCTGGCGACTTGACAGACCGTTGCATGAGTATGTGTGCTCACTTTAACCCTTACCACGCCCAACATGGCGGCCCGTTGTCTCGAGTGCGACATGTCGGGGACTTGGGGAATCTCAGCGCCAACGGCAAAGGAGAGGTCCATATCACCTTCTACGACGACTGTATCCGTTTACGAGGAACCAAATGTAATATCCTGGGTCGAGGCCTGATTCTGCACGAGGACGAAGATGACTTGGGTGTAGGAGACGAAGAAAGTCTACGAACCGGAAACGCGGGAAAACGTATTGCATGCGCAGTGATTGGATACGCAAAAGAAAATTTTAAACCATGAATATGTTACACTAATGTTTAGATAATCCAGACATGAACTGTTTGGCCATTCCCTGGTTTCGCTCAATCTCCTGTTCGAGTTGCTGGATGAGAGTGTCATTTTTTTCACAATACTCAACGATTTCTTTCTGGCGTTCGAGGGAGGGGATGTGGATTTTTAAATTCATCAACTTTGTTATATCAATGTGTAATTGTGCTGTTCCATGAGTGCAATTATCATATATAAAATCTTTTTGGTTTAATAAGTATTCACCGATGTAATAATTGTTCACAATTTTATCGTCTAATGTATCCAATGTTAATGCGGTATCATTCAGAAATATTTTTCCATATATTTTTGATATACAATTGTGTCTTGATAATCCATCTCTTGAAATTTTATAGGTAACTCCATCTCTATTGTATTGGTTAACTTTATAAGACATTAGATCGCCCCCACCATACGCCAAATATTCGGTACCTTCATCATTCGTTTTGGTAATTCTTTTTCCATAGTTTATTTTTGACACTTCCCCCAACATCTTCACCTCATTCTCCCCAAATCGTTTCTGTTGTCGTAAACAGAATTCGTTCAGTCGTTTCAGGTCTGCGATTTTCGCCGTGCTGGCCTTATTGGTTTCAGCGATGAAATCCAAATCGTCGACAATCTCTTGCTGGCGTTCGAGGGATGGGATTGGGATTTTTATATCATAATAATTTGATTTACTAATCATAGGTATTGCTGTTCCATTAATATATTTACTGAATATTGATTGATTTAGTCTTAAATAATAATAAATATATTTTGACAAACATTCGTTTTTATTTTTTACTTCACTAATAAACATTGATGTTCCTATAGCAAATTTTTCATTATTTGTCATAAATATACTTTCTTTAATTGTTGAACCTCTACTTCCGTGAATAATAAATGTTCCATCATAATGATATTCGTTATGCGTAGTTTCTTCTCTTGAACAAGTAAAGAACCTGAATGTTCCATCAACTCTATCAGATGATGGAATGTTTTTACTTGTTGAAATATCTTTACAAACTTCTCCCAATGTCTTCATCTCTATCCCATCCTCGTATTCTTCCACTTCCTCTTTCAAGTATTCTGCATAATTCAGCGAATATGAATTCGCATCAATCGTTTCGATTGGCACCTCCACCAGTAAATTCTTGATTTCTTCGTATGGATTGTAATCATAGAACTTGACCGATTTGGTATGATGTTTCTTGTCAAACGTGTAATCCTTGGTTACCTTTTTAGGGGAAGTCTTCGTCACAACTGTCAAGGCTTCTGATCCCTCACACTTCTTGACGAAGAAGAAGATACATGTTTTAATGGTAGTATTGGTAAAGATACCAGAAGGAAGATAGAGGATTTCTTTCAGGTCGCATGTCTTCATCAGGTACTCGCGAATGATCGAATACCCTCTTGCCTTGGAGAACAAGTCCTGACCATCAGGCAATACCACTGCACAACGTCCTCCCACCTTCAACATATAAACAATGGCTTGAAGAAACAGAGACACAGCATTGTCTGTTTTGATCGGCACATAGGCGTCTTTCAATACGCTTGTAAAGTCATCATACTTAATCCCTTTGATACCGAATGGAGGGTTCGAAAGGATGACGTCGAATTTACGATTAATAGGTTCATGTAGACTGTCTCCTTGGTCCAACTGTTCAAACAGATGACCCGACGAAATCAACATATTGGATACAGCCAATTGATAAGTGTCTGGTTCTAGCTCTTTGCCATAGAGGCCTCCTGCCTTGATAAAGTCCCAATTTGGCTCAATCCGTTTCGCCTTCGACTGAGCCAAAATTTCTTGCATGTAACTAATCAAGAAACCACCTGTTCCCATGGTTGGATCACCACACGTGTCGATGGTTCCGTCTGGATGGAGCTGAGGGTTCACAAGTTTGATCATAATCTTCTTGACCCTAGGCTCTGTGAAGAACTGACCTAAAACCTTGCCTGTCATCAACTCCTTGATCACGTCCTCGTATGCTCCCCCGAGCACATCCGCAGTTGTCTCGGGTATAGAATTCACCGCATCAATCAAACGTTTGAACGTAGCCCCGCGCTTCATGTCAAAGGTCTTCCCTTTCAGAAATATGCCTTTGGTGCTTGGATGCTGAGACAGAATATCATCCCAGAGAAATTTCAGATTATGACAGAGATTAGTTTGTTCCTCTTGAACAAGTTCAGAGAAATAAACCAATTTCATCAATCGAGCCTTGTGAGGTTCAACAATGTCATCTTCCACTGAATATTCATAAGGAAAATTCTGGATATCAATTGTTGTTCTAAACTGAGGTTCAATCAATTTCAAAATGAGAATATAGGAAAGGTTACGAAGAGCTTTGTCACCTGTCAATCCTTCCGAACGTAGAATATCCAAGCATTGCTTGAATGTCCCTTTCATTAATTCCTTAATATCGTTGGTCTCTTCCTTCGCCTTGGTCATTCCTTGAATTTGTTCCATCGTAATGCACGGAGTCTTCTTGCCTTTGTGTTTGGTCAGGTCTCCTTTCTGGTTGAATTCCTTTTGGCACAGTTCGCAAGTGTAGACGGGCATTGTATATACTACCTTAAGAAAAAAATTCTTTAATTCAATTTTTATATCACTCGAAAATATCAAGAAATTTTTTCTTAAACACATCCGACCCGCTTCTTTTTTTTCGAAATGATGATAATCTTATTTATATCTTCTTTATAGTAATCTTCCCATAAATCGGGCGGAGGAAATGACGCGTCCATCTGTTTCAAACTTTCCATCATTTCAGAAAATTGTAATGGTTTCAACTCGGGATATTGACTCATGTATTCAGAGACCTTCCGCTTGCATGTTTCCAAATCATAATAGTCTCCTTTAAAACTTAGATAATCCACCCAATCCGTAAACTGTCCGTGAAAGGTTGTCTCTGGGTCAAGAGGTAGGCGAATGTCTTGACCACATGAAACCGAGTATTCTTGTTTAGACTTCAGGCCTTTCGATGCCACAAGGTTCTTCGCTTTGGCATAGGTGAGGCCGAGTGAAGAACGTTCTACTGTCTTCAATCGAAGATGTTTCGTAAATTCTTCATCATACTCTCCAAACTCAATCGTCTTTTCCGTTCTGTAGTCAGGTCTTGAGTGAGGCTTTCCGTCAATACGATACACCTTGACTTTTTGAAGGATAGATATGTCTTCTTGTCCCATGTGATGAATCACTTCTCTTACCTTTTTAAAGTCTGGGTTCCGGTCTGACCAATCATGCTGATTGAGAATGGGTAGGATAATTTTTGATACCTTATTCGATTCCATACTATTCTTTCGGCTTGCCCTCAGGGCAGATTGCACAATACGAATGTCAGATGTCATGTTTTCCGCAAACACCGTGGCGTCCAACTTGGGAAAGTCCCAACCCTCGCCCAGACAATAGACACATGATATAATCGCAAAGGGTGCGTCATCAAATCGAGACAAAATCTTATCTTGTGATTTCTTTTTCATGCTGCTATGATAGTCGGAGTAATACAGTCCGACAATGTTAAAATACTTATTCTCAATCAGCAGTTTTATATATTGAATGGTCTGTGAAGAATGTTCTTGACTGTTTGAATAAATCAATACATGGTGTGAATTTCCGTCTTCGATACTTTTGAGTGAGTTATAGGCACTTAAGAATAAGCGTTTGTCATTCTCTTGTGTCACTTGAAAATGTGCAAATAACCCAGCCTGGTGTTCTTCATTCAAAATCGTGGTTTGAATTTGATAATCACACAGGATGTTTTCCTGAATTGCCCACAGTAAACATTTTGTCTCCATGATGGGTCCAAAGTGTTTAATATCTGTATTGGAAACAGCATCCTTGCCTTCAACTTCTTTGAGGGTGGCGCTCAAGGAGAGTTGTCGTTTACTCTGGATGTGTAACATTTTAACATATTCCTTTTTATTCGCTTCAAACGTCTTTGCACTCAAATGATGAACCTCATCATTTATTTTCATATCGAATTCAAACGAGATACGTTTTGTGGCCTTTTCAACCTTGTGAGCAGATGCATATGTCGTCAAAACAACACAGTCCAGACCACGGTTTAGAAATTCACAAATCTCCTGGACACTTTTTCCACCTGAAACAATTAAACAAGGAATAGAGCCAAATACTTCATGTATTGCCTTCTTCCATTGGTCTAACAACAGTTTGTTGGGCACTCCTATGACAAATGTTTTGCAATCCAATCCTTGTGTAATCCATAGAGAGATCAATGTCTTACCTACTCCACATATCAATTGAAGTGTCCCTTTGTCATTGGTTTGAAAATGTTCGATTGAGTTGGATATTATATCGGATTGATATGGATGTGGTTCCTTACCAACGGTTGTGTCAGAGTCTTTATCACTTGTATCGCTGACGCTTGAATCGCTGACGCTTGAACTATATTTTATTCGATTACATCGCGTCAATGCCTTTATCTCTTCCTCGGTAAGACGAGTATAGTCCAATCCAATGGATTGAAGAAATGGTTCAAGTTTAATCATCACTTCGCGGTCAAAGAATTCAGTGCCTCCGTCGTAATAGATATGAAACATCTGGAATGTATCTTTTATTTTTGTCTCGACCGTTTTCAGACGAGGGTCCTTTTCTCGTTCTTTTAAAACCCTTGGCGGGTCTACACTATCCAAGTTAATCTTGAAGACACTTGAAAATGTTCCTCGATGTAGCTCTCCCGTAGCATACGTGCTGTCTCGGTCTGGAATGTTGTCCGTGATACCGACCTTACACGTATAATCATACGATGGATGCTCGCGAACATACAGATAACCGAACATCTTTTATCATGTGATATAAAAAATACATTACATCAATTTTAATATTTCCTCACTCTATATGAACGCGAATAAAAACACGAATAAGAACAAGAACAGGAATACCAGAAAAGGTTTGAAACAGCGAATGTTGGAGTATTACAGGAACAAGCCCGTCCCCGACCTTTGTTGTGAAAAGGATTACAAACGTGAAATCCTCATCGGTCAACTGTTTACCTTGTATGAGGCGATGGAAAAGATGACCCCTCAAATAGGGGATGGTCTTGGATACATGGATAGTTTGTATAACGACCTCTTTTTCTTTTTGAGCCCCGAACGTATCCAAGACGAAGACAAGGACAGCGAACTCATTTCAAAAATATTAACCCGACACATGATTAAAAAAGACAAGAACGGAATAGAGAATGTCAGTAAAAACGGAGTGATTTTTGTATTGACCCATGTGCCGCTCTATTATCTGCTGGCATTTTTAGGACGCGCGTATTCTACCTACAAGCGATTGAAAGACTCCATCTAAGAGATGTAATTAAAGACGAGACAAACCGCGACCCCTGTCACGGTAAGGACTGCGGTTTGCCATAGGATACTTAACCAATCCATTCGATTGGTTTCTGATTCAGACAGTCTAGAACCAGACCTTTCGCTTAGTGTAATTTCACTCATGTGTTGTTCGGACTCCACCTTCTTTGTGTCTATTATTATTTCTATGTTTGACTCGGGCACTTCATCTCTTTCCATCATCAATGGATTCATTATACTAAAGCAATATAAATACACATTCGAATTGTTATTATGAAGATTTTGTTTGTCCTACTAACAACATCCTTTGCATTCAAACAGAAACTATGTATTCATTGCAAGCACTTCAAAAAGGATATCTTTTCTTCAGATAAATATGGAAAGTGTGCAGTCGCTCCCATCGTGATAGAGGATGACAATTATGATGTGACGGGCATCGTCCTCCAGGAAAAAAACGACCATCAATTCTGCTCTATTGAGCGCAGATATGGCGAGTGTGGTGTAGAAGGTAAACTGTTTGTCAAGAAAACATAAAACATTTTGTAATATAGTGTAAGTGTATGTATCTGTATCTAGGGATACTTTTGATTGCGAGCGGTTGTCTCCTGTGGTATATGGAAGAAAAAAACACCCTCTTGAATTGGACCATTGTCTCAAGCATTGGTTTGATTGCGGTCGGTGCTTTCCTTCTCTTAGACTCCATGGAACATTTGTTTAAAAAAACAAGTGGGTTTGAAAAGAAAAAGATTGAACTGTATACATGGCATTGGTTTTATATCATGGGTCTCATCTTCATGGGGACTATCTCCTATACCATTGCGTCTTACTTGCATTTAAAAATGGATGAATGGACTTTTTTGAAAGCTCTCTTGATTGCCATTCCCTTTGTCTTTATCGAATATCAGTTTATGTTGAGGGGTATTTATTACGCAAAAGAACATCTTCTGATGAATAGTTTACAGATACTGGTGATTACCACTATTTTTTGCTGTTTTAATTCATTGCTTATCAATTACTTTGTCCTTCAATTACCTATGGTGATATGGCGTGAACTTTTGTCCGTCGTTTTTCTATTGATGGCCTTTTTTACCAGCACGAGTATCTAAGCCGTTGATTACGTTTAAAATTGAACGTATTCAAATACTTACCCGGAATCAAAAAATGTCTTACTACACAGGAGACATCGCGGGCGAATTTGTGTGGTGCTATCAGCACGACGACGGTATGTTCCGACACGTCCAAAACCCTTTCTTCTTAGAGCATCACGGAGGCACGCTACAAGAGAGCTACGAGTGGGAAGGATGCGGTTGCTATATACACGACAACAATCTACCCTACTGTATGCAGTGCTACGATTCGGCCCAAGAACACAAAAACCATGTGAATTCGAATGACTTGAAAGCCAAGCGACCCGTCTACGACATGCGTATTCATCGAGATGACTTCCATGCAGACATGATAACATGGCTACAAGAGCATGAATCGATTGCTCGCGAAGGCGTTCGTGAACTCTCCTTTTGCAAGCTGGATGAGACTATTCATTACAATACATGGGAGTGTCTTTACGATAGTCCCAATTTCAATATTGTTCAAGAGTATTGTTTCTTAAAACAGATTGAATACTTTTTCGAACACTCCCAAAGTGACCTATGTTGGTTTCATATCCATGAATAAAATACTTATACCGCGGGTTCGTTCCTTATCCTTTTAATAGGAGAATCGAATAGCTTCCGTCTATATTTTTTCGCTTTTCATAGACCAGATTGAGTGCATGGATGTGCTTGTGGCATGTTTCGCAAATGCTTGCGAGGTTGGAAGGATGGTTCTTCTCCATGGTGCCGATATAGTCCTGGACGGCTTCTTTTTGATACTGTAGATGATGTGTTTCTGTCCCCATTTCTTTCTTACAGAATTCGCATACGGTCACAATTTTGTCTCGGTTGTATCGACAGGGTTTCAGGGTCAAGATGGACGTATGTTGCGTTACCCGATTTCGCAAGGCATACGCTCGTTCGAGGAACGCCTCTGGCAACTGTAACGATTTACAGACTTCCAGGCCATACACGCTTTCACCAGCACCTTCTTGTAAGGTCCGCCCATAAAACAATTTCTGAAGTTCTGGATTGTAACGCACCGTCAAGTGCATGAGACAAAGGTTCGGCATCTCCTTGATTTCTTTGAAATGTTGTATCGCATGAAAGTGTGTGGCAAAAATGAAACTGCTTTTGGCGGCATACAAGTGTTCGATACCCGCCATAAAAATACTCAACGCCGAGTCATTCTCGGTGCCGGAGCAAAGTTCATCGCCCAACACCAGAGACCGGGCATTACTTTTTTGTAAAATGACGCGCAGTTCGCTCATCTCGACCGCAAAGGTGGAGAGCCCTTTAAACATGTTGTCGTTGCCGATGATACGTGTAAACAAATACTCGTATGGACAAAAGACAAACTCGTCGCACGGAACATAAAGCCCAGCCTGCGCCAGGATGATACAAATCCCGATGGACTTGATTAAGCTCGTTTTTCCAACCGCGTTCGTGCCAAACAACAAGATACCTTTGGGACCAAGCTCCACGTCATTCGGCACATAGGCCTCTTGTTTTTCCAGATGTTCGATGAGAACATGTCTCATCTTCTTGGCACGCAAAAAGGAGCATTCTTGTTTTTCTAAAACGGGTTTACAATAATGGTATTGTTTTGCAATCTCGCATTTGGTATGATAGACATCCATCTTTTGAATACACGCAATCAGATATCGATACGAAAAGTTCATTTGTGCGTGAATTCCTTTGTAGACCCGTGTCAAGTGCTGTAGAAATTCGTATTCTGTTTTTATCATCATGTGTGTGAGGGAGGAGAGTTCTTCGGATACCACCTCGTATTTCTGACCGTTGTGTTCGCGAAAGGTTATCTTGTCCAATGAAAACGTAAAGGTTTCTTCTTTTTTGGAATAATCTGAAAAAAAGGTCAGGTCCACGGTTTTCTTGAGGGACTTTTCAATCACCGCTTTTCTGCGCTTGGTAATGACTAGACAAGACCCCGATTTGTCAGTTTCGTGCAAGGCAAAGGCTTGTTCGCATTTGGGGTCCTTGAACTGATAGATATGGTTTAAACAATCCTGAATCGCGTTGAACTTCAGACGACTTTCTAGCTTGTCTTTGGTTGCCTGGTCGAGGTCTACATCTATGCCTCGGCGTATGAGTGTATCACATGTATCGTCGAGCACATGTTTATGAATCGTTTGTTCCATGTCAAAAAAACGCGTTAACCTCTCTTGGACTTGGTGTAATTCTTCGAGGGTTTCGGTCTTGTCGCAAAAGGTGGACCATATCTCATCGTTCGGCCAATGTTCTTCTATCAAGACACAGGTGGAATACAATTGAGAGTAATCATGAGGAGTCGCTTTTCCCAAGACAATTTTACGATAGACTTTTTCGATGTCACAAATCCGAGACAACATAGAAGACCACGAATACGCTTTGGCGCAACAATGTTCGGTCATGTCATAGGATTGCTGTAACTTTTCAGGGTCCAAGGATGGATGGAATAGCATACGGTCAAATTCGCGTTTTCCTATGCGAGTTCGACACGTGTTCAGAAACCGCGACACACTGGAATACTCTCCTTTGTAGTCGGTATCTATCATGTTGAGTTGTTTCAGGGAATGATTCGCGAGGACCATCGTGTTTGGGGTCTCTAATTCGGGCTCAGAAATATGCCGAGTCAAGGCAGGGTTGTGAACTTGAACGTATTCCAAGAGGAAACAAAGGGATTGAAAGGCAATGGCCTTTTCAAACAAAAGGTCTTCTATCAGCTGTCGAGACAAGGCTGGATAAAACTTTTCCACAATGAGCGATTGATAACTCTGACTCTCGCACTTGGATGCTTGTATCGCCCACTCCTCTTTGGACGAAAGGGAAATCTTAACCACCTTTCGAACGCCTTTGGACAAATACTGGACAATCGTCTCAATGTCCTGGTCCATGTTATGGACAATCACCATTTCACTCGGATGATAGACGGACAAGAAACGCTCTACCGAGTCATAGGTGGTGGGGTTTTGATAATACAATTCTTGATATTCATACACATGAACTTTGCCTGTATAAATGTCCATGGTCGAAATGCCAAACAACAGGGTACTAGGTGTTCGTTTCGTTTGGTGTATCCATAGACAACATACATGGTTAGACAGACGAACGTCTTCCTCTAGAAAATAGGTCCCTGGGCTATACACGGCCTGTTCACGCCGTCGAATGACGCCACCTACTTCTTCTTGCACGTGAACGACCGTGGTGTAGTTTGCTTCATTCAGTTTCAGAGTGTATTTGTCCAAAAGGTAATCACGGAAACCCGCCATGTAATGTTCGCCCTTTGCCGCGATTTTCAAGTCTCCTATTCTTGAAAACTCTTGAATGTAGTGGTCTTCTGTTTTGGCATACACTTCAAAAAAACTACCCACTTGCATCAAAAGAAATGTGCGGGGACCGTATTTCTTTTGATACTCTGTGAGCTGTTGATAGTAGGATTGAATGAGTGCCATTATACATACGTATAATCTTTTTTTTATATTCAAATACATATATGTCGGGTGAGGACGAACAACATCGTAATGTGGTATTGTTTGTATTCTTCGCGTCTTATCTGTATTTCTATTACGTGCAAACCAAGATAGACCTTCAAAAGGACTGGCTCAATCGCAGGTGCAATCCACTGAATATGTTCATCGGGTCGCTCTACATGCCCAACGATACCTCTACCAAGAATTTCGGCACATGTGTGTCACAATATACTACAGACATGATAGAGAAACAAGTCACGGATTTATCCACCACCTCGATTGGACAAATGACCACGTCTATCAATGGACTCAACCAGAACATGACCCGATTGAACCAATCGGTCTCCAACACGAGCGAGTTCTTGAACCGCCGTTATGATAGGACCAACACAAGTATTCAGAAGTTGAATACCGATTATGGAACAGAGTCAGAGGCAAAGGCTCAACTGAATACAAAAGTCACCACTTTTACAGGGGAAATGCTCAACATCTTCAATCATATCAAGGACTACGTCAAAACATAATAAAGGATTCCGAAAAGAATCATTATAAAATAGTATTGGTGTATTACAATATGTCAGAGGATATTCAACGTATCAATCAATTGTTTGTCTCCAATGCAGGCAATAAGGGGACCGACATGAGTGGTGTCATTGTCCTCTTTATCGTGTGTACACTCATCCTGATTGTTTATTTTAAGATGACACAAAGTGAATTATGGTTGGATTGGGACAATCAAAAATGTCACCCCTCCATCCTTTTTTTCAACGGATTAATCAATCCAAGCGTAAACGAAACGGCTTTTCAGAGCATACAGACCAATTTTATCGATTGCTTGAGCCCCTATACGAATGTGCTAAAGTCTGAAAAATACAAGGCCTTTGACAAATCCATCGATGGTCTCATCTCGGTCAATCGAAATATGGAAGAAAGTTACCAGGAGTATGCGAAAAAGGTGGAAAAGACGCGAGGAGATTTAGAAAAGCAACACGCCGTATTGGATGTGAGTTTTCAGGTCATTCAAAAGGTCGCTGAGACGGAACAAGAAACGTTTGAGCGGACCTTTCGATATGTCACCACCAACATCAAACGTTTGTTTGTGGTCCTAGACCGTATTACCACCTACATGAAGGACTTGCTCATCTACAAGGTATCCGTCAACGTAGATGAACGTTTTATGAATACACAAGTCATTGACCCGAATGGGTCTCGTTTTCTTGGAATAGACCAGTTTCAGGAATACATCAACCAACAATATGAGGCGAATTATACAAACAAATATGTGGCCGCGTTTGACACCATGAAGGTGACCCGTCTTCGTCCCGGGTTTGACGCAAATACGACAGATTTTAGTCAATCGATTCATCTCGCCGACCAGGCCATTGCGGAATATGACCGAATGATACGACTTATTGAAAGGTTTGAATCACAAAATCAAGAACTATTTGAAAAGACGAATCAATATTGCGCAGAACTAAAAAATCATAATTACAGTTGCGTGATTCTTTTACCTAGCTGGAAAGATTAAGCTTGCTATATATATGTATCTCGCGTTGGCTATTCTTTGTCTCCTCTTTACGTTTACGTTCAGAGAACCATTCGTGATTGAACGGGTGGTGGACAAATACCCAAACGGCTCCATGGACCTTTTGTATCAGGCCAAATTCTCGCCAGGGTGTTGTCCGTCTTTTTATACGTCGTCGAGTGGATGCCTTTGCAAGTCGGAAGATATCCACCCCATGATTATGAGCCGGGGTGGAAATCAAATGACCATACCGTTGCCTCGGATAAGTGAAACGATTGTCCAAGAAACTCCTTATATGGATTAAGTATAGAAAGACGGGTAACTCGGTTTTGGAGGCTTATCAATCCATTCTTCCAGTTGTTCCACACTACAACTGCATTCCTTGCCCGAGAGACGCAAGAGGTTCAACCGACTAAACACCTTTTCCAATTGTCGTTTGAATTGTCTCACACCTTCTTCTTTGATATACTTGAGAATAAGGTCGGTATAGGCTTCTTTCCATTCCAGGTCTTCCATGTGATAATCCCGTTTGAGTTCAGGGATTAAAAAATCACGTGCAATTATTTTCTTTTCGCTATCTTGGTATCCTTTCACTTCGATGGTATACATGCGGTCTTTCAGGATAGGATTGACCAAGTTTTCGTCGTTGTAACTAAAGACAAACAGACACTTGCTCATGTCGAGGTCAATTTCACTAAAATACTTATCGTGAAATTGAGTATTTTGAGTCGTGTCTGTCAAATGGGTAAGCACTCCCACAATTTCGTCTCCCCTTTCACTTTGGCTCACCTTGTCCAGCTCGTCAAAATAGATAATCGGATTACTCGTTTTTTGTTGGATAAGAATATCGACAATCTTTCCGTAGGTGCTGCCTTCGTAGGTATACGAATGTCCCGTGAGGAAACTGCCATCGCTCGCGCCTCCCAAAGCAATCAGAGCAAAAGGTCGTTTGAGTATATGCGTGAGAGCCTTTTTAATCAGCGTCGTCTTACCTGTCCCCATCGGTCCTTTCAGTGCGATAGCAGTGCCCATTGATTCAGGATTGACCATCCATTTCCCAATCAGTTCCAAAAACTGGTCTTTGGCCTGTTCCATGCCATACGTAGACTTGTTTAATATCTCTCGACATTCGTTCAAATAAGCAGAACAGGCTGCCTGGTTGGTCGAGTTATACACCAGCGGCAATTGAGCACAAGCATGAAAAGGGATTTGTAAAAAGGCATGAACCCATTCCTCTAGTTTCGAGGTGTTTTGCTCCTGCAGGTGTAACATTTTTTTCAAGACAATGCTCTTGTAATGTTCTGGAATGTCGGTTTCTAACAAACGTATCAATTTAGGTTTGGGGTCAAATGTATGGTCACACAACAAGGTCATTTGACCTAAAAGATATGTTTGTTCTGATTTAGTCAGTTTCTTAAAATATTGGAGGTCCTCTTTTTCATTGATTCGTGCGATTAACGCTTCAAATAATTTACTGTTATCGTCCGGAAGCTTTCTCTTCGGCATGTAGTTACTTTATGAAAACATTATTATATAAAAATTGAATGAATATAAAAATATAAAGAATACATAAAGAGATGAGTGCCGTACAGAAACACCCGGCAAAAATTATTGGAATTCAGTTCAGTCTTTTGAGCCCAGAGGAAATCGAACGAAACTCCGTTGCCGAAATTACAAACAAAGAAACCTACAATGGCATCAAACCCAAAATCGGTGGATTGTTTGACCCGCGCATGGGTGTGCTCGAGCCGGGACTGGTGTGTCCGACGGATGGAGAAACCTATATGAATTGCCCTGGATATTTTGGACACATCAAGCTGGCGCGTCCCATGTTTTACATTCAATATTTAGAAGAAATTACCAAGATTTTGAAGTGCGTTTGTATCAAATGTAGCCGTCTGCTGATTGATAAAACGGCTCATCGTAATTTAATCAACTACAAGGCCTCGGACCGTTGGCAACAGGTGTTTACGCTCGCCAGTAAAGTGAAGCGATGTGGTGGAGACACGGTGGATGGGTGTGAATGCAAGCAGCCAACGCACATCAAGAAGGATGGTTTTGCGACACTGATTGCGGACTGGAACGACGACAAGGACCAAGCAGAAGGAATTACACTCAAACTGGTGCCAGAGACGGTGCTAAAAATCTTTAAAAAGATTTCAAACGAAGACATTGATTTCATGGGGTTTTCCAGTAAATGGAGCAGACCCGAGTGGATGATTTGTCAAGTGTTTGCGGTTCCACCTCCAAGTATTCGCCCGTCGGTCAAGCATGATGCCCAGCAGCGTTCCGAGGACGACCTCACACATATCATCATCAACATCATCAAGTATAACAACTTGTTGAAGGACCAGATTGCCAAGAATGCTTCGTTGAAACAGATTGAGGATTGGTCTACGGTCTTGCAGTATTACTTGTCGACGATTGTGGACAATAACATTTCGGGAACAGACCCGGTGCGTCAGCGGTCCGGTCGTGCATTAAAGTCGATTTCTGAGCGTCACAAGGGAAAGACCGGTCGTGTCCGTGGCAACTTGATGGGAAAGCGTGTCGATTACAGTGCTCGTTCGGTGATTACACCTGACCCAGAGCTGTCTATCATGGACCTGGGCGTCCCCCTGAAGATTGCCATGAATTTGACCAAGCCCGTCTTTGTGACGGACCGAAACAAGGAGTTCTTGATGTATCTCGTGAAAAACGGCCCGGATGTTTACCCGGGTGCCAAAATTCTGGAACTCTCGAACGGCGAGAATATCTCCCTTCGTTATCATGACCGGTCCAACATTCAGCTTCAAAATGGAGATACGGTTCATCGACACATGATGAATGGAGATTATGTATTGTTCAATCGTCAGCCGACGTTGCACCGCATGTCCATGATGGCACATCGCGTCAAGATTATGAAAAAGGGTGATACCTTTCGCATGAACGTGGCCGACACGAAGCCTTACAACGCAGACTTTGACGGAGATGAAATGAACATGCACATGCCCCAAAACGACGAGGCCGAGATGGAGCTCAAGCACTTGGCGGCCATCAAGTTTCAAATCATCAGCCCAGCCCTCAACAAAAGTATCATCGGTATATTTCAAGACTCGTTGCTCGGAAGCTATCTGTTTACGCGAGAGAACATTCGCATTCCTCGAAAGCATGCGATGAATCTTCTTGCCAAGAGCGGCAAGTTCGACCCGCTCTTCTTTGCGGACAACAAGGAAGAGTATACCAGTCACGAACTCGTGAGTAGTCTATTGCCTCAGTTTACGCAGCATTACAAGAGTGCCATGTTTAAAGAGGGTCGCGACGACCCAAAGACAAGCAACTTTGTGGTCGAGATTATAAACGGGAAAATGTTGCGCGGACAGTTTGAAAAAGATAGCTTGTGTGGAGGCGGACGCGGTCTTATCCAGCGTCTTCATCGCGACTTTTCGGAGGACGAATCGCAGGGATTTATTGACAATCTTCAGTCGGTCATCACCGAGTATATGAAAACCACTGGGTTCAGCGTGGGCATGAGTGATTTGATTTCAAACGAAGAGACCAATACGCTGATTAGCGAAGTAATCATGAAGCAGAAAAAAGAGGTGGCCACGCTCATTTCGCAAGCTCACTTGGGTATACTGGAGAACAAGACGGGTCGACCCAATAGCCATTACTTTGAGAACGAAGTCAACAATATCCTGAACAAGGCCAGTTCCGAGTCGGGTAAAATTGCGATTGACCGACTCAACAAAGAGAATCGGTTTGTCAACATTGTCAAGTCAGGGTCGAAAGGAACGGTGCTCAATATTTCCCAGATGATTTCTTGTCTGGGTCAGCAGAACGTGGACAGCAAGCGTATCCCCTATAGTTATCCCAATCGAACCCTTCCACACTTCAAGCAATTTGATGACTCGCCTGTCGCCCGCGGCTTCGTCGAGAGTTCCTTTATCCAAGGCCTTACACCGGAAGAGCTCTTCTTCCATGCAATGGGTGGTCGCGTGGGTCTGATTGATACAGCGGTCAAAACCAGTCAGACTGGATACATTCAGCGTCGGTTGATTAAAGGCATGGAAGACATCGTGATTTGTTACGACCGAAGCGTGCGAAACAACAAACAGAAAATCATTCAGTTCAATTACGGAGGGACCAACTTTGATACGACTCAGATTGAAACATCCAAGTTTGAATTGATTGGAAAGACGCAGCAAGAGCTTTATGATATGTATCGGTATGCTTACGATGCCAAGGAATGGAAGCCCTACAAGGCCATCTTTGACCAAGGCGCCTTGAAGCGTTACAAGGAACAAATCGCAGACCTCAAGGCAAGGGTCAAGAGTGAAGTCCATGAACAGATTGAAACACGCAATCGGTTTATTCGACTGGTGGCAGACAACGAAGGGTCCTACCAGACCCTCTATCTACCCATGTCGTTTCCCTCGCTCATTATGAACTTGAAACATCAGTTTCATACCCAATCCACACAAACGGACATGACTCCTCTGGAATGTTACCAGACGTTGGACCATTACTACAAGCATTACTTGGAGGCAGTCTATCATCCATGCGTCATGTTCCAACGTGCGTTTTACTATTACCTGAACCCGGCTACGTTGGTGCTCCAGCACCGGTTTACGAAAGAGACCCTCATCTTCCTTCTCGAGAAAATCATGTTTGTCTACAAAAAGGCAACCGTCAATCCCGGTGAAATGGTCGGCCTGATTTCGGCCCAGTCGATTGGTGAGCCGACCACCCAGATGAACCTCAACACCTTTCACTTTGCCGGTATTTCGACCAAATCAAACGTGACTCGTGGTGTGCCTCGTATGGAAGAAATTCTTGCTCTCACGACCAACATGAAAAACCCATCCATGACCATTTTCTTGAATGAGGAAGATGAGACGGACAAGGACAAAGCGTTTGACATGATATCCAAGGTTGAAAATACCAAATTCAAGAATTTCGTGACGAGCTCGGAGATTTACTATGACCCAGACGACATGGCGACCCTTGTGGAGAAAGACATCGAGCTCATGAAGCGATACAGAGAGTTTAGCGAAATCCTGGACGATTGCTTGGACAAGGAGGACACCACCCCTAGCCGGTGGATTCTTCGATTGTCCCTGAACAAGACCGCCATGATTGACTCCAATCTGAGCTTGGACGAAATCCACTTTGCTCTCAAAAGTATTTACAACGAGGGAATTCGGTGCTTTTACAGCGACCTGGATGACCATGATGTCGTGTTTCGTATTCGGTTGATGAGCGTGAATAACAAGAAGGCCAAGCCGATAAGCTTGGACCAAGGAGACCAGATTTATCTCTTGAAGAGTTTCCAGCATAATCTTCTGAACAATGTGGTATTGCGCGGTGTGCCTGACCTGGACAAAGTCAATCTCATCCAGATGCAGGGATACATGAAATACAACGAGGAGACGGGAGACTTTGAACGGAAAGACATTTATGCGTTGGATACCTTGGGAACCAACCTCTTGGATGTGTTGGCTCTGGACATTATCGACCCAAGTCGAACCATTACCAACAATATCATGGAGACGTATGAAGTGCTCGGCATCGAAGCCGCGCGTAAATGTTTGTTCAATGAAATCATGGACGTCTTGTGTTTCGACGGCGGGTATGTCAATCATCATCACCTGGCCTTGTTGTGCGACCGCATGACGAGCAATGAAAAGATGGTGTCTATCTTCCGACATGGTATTAACAACGATGACATTGGTCCGATTGCAAAAGCATCGTTTGAGGAAACCACGGAGATGTTCTTGAAGGCAGCACGACACGGAGAATTGGACGAGATGCGCGGTGTCTCGGCCAATGTCATGTGCGGACAGGCCGGATACTACGGAACCGCAGCCTTCTCTGTTTACCTGAATATGTTTGAGGTCCAGCGCGACGCAAAGGAAAGCGTGTATGAAGCCGCACAAAAGGATATCTTTGAAGAATTGAAGGAGAAACGCGACGAACCTTGTTCCTTGAAGAACCTGAAGATACGCCACACCCTTCCTACGGAGGAACGACAAGAGGTTGACAATGGATACGAAATGGCATTTTAAAATGTATAGATGATTTACTTTATGATTTATTTTTTTACACTTACGATTACGCTTTTCAAGTTCAAGTCAAAAGCATAATCGTCCATTTCTTTCGGGTCCGTCAGTCCCTTTTCCGCGGCCTGTCGATAGGACCAATAAGGCATGGGCTGAATTATCCAACCTTGGCGAAAGTAACCAGCTCCGTCAAAGTCAAACAATCGATAGGTTGTGCCCTTTAGCCCCAGATTATCTGACTTCCAATCCATGTAAAATATACCCAATCCCTGTAAGTGTTCTTTGACCGAACGGGCCGCGGCTACAATCGAGGCCTCGTCGTAATCCGGCAATTCATTCACTGGCGTAAGTAATTCAATATCGACAAAGGACTCGGTCAGTCGATAGACTGTCACCAGATGTGGATGTGGATTTTTTTGAAGGATTTGATATATCCGGTATTCGATGTATTCAATATATTTTCGAAAAAAAGGCAATCCTTGAAAGGTTTCGTTTAGGTCCGTGATGTATGAACCGTCGTATTGTTTGGACATACATAAGTATCGAGAAAGTATTCAAATGGTTTTAAATGTTTGACTTTAAGTAATTTAATACGGTCATGGAATTTTCTTTGATATCTGCTTGAAAGTCCTCGCTTATATCTTGGTCATAAATCTTGTAAGTCTCTTTGTGGTAGATGAATAGGAAAAAGGTGTCGCTATCGGTCAGTTTGACGTAATAGCTAAAGTCTTGCTGATGACCGATGCGCCTGACACACTTGACCGACCCCTTGGAGTGCAATAACAGAGTAACGGGTAGTTCCTCGTCGAACAAGAGGAGACATAAATCGACTTGAGTGATGGGATACTCTTCGTTTTGTATCATAGAGGTCATGGATAGGGTTTTGTTTTGATACTCGGGAGGCTTCTCTGCTTTCCATTTTTTATAAAGAAATTGATAAAAGGTTTCGTATTTTTGGTAGGTATGAACCAGTTTCTCTTTGATGTCTTCGATGGTGATGTGTCGGTATTTGTCAGGATTGTAATCACGATAAATCTGTAACAACAACATACCATTACAGGAGATGGGTGTGTTCATAAAACGAAGGGTCTTGGTTCCCTTGGGAAAGTAGTTTATCCATTTTTGGGTAAGATAGACCACTTTCATGCATTCCTTGAACTCGCTCTCCACGCCTTTGGATTGTATCTCAGCCTTGGTAACGGGTTTTGTCGTCTCAGGTCTTTTCACAGCCACGGGCGTTGGTTCGACCGCAGGCACTTCAGGCTCAGGCGCATTTAAATTTGTCTCGACGGGCGCGTTTAGATTGACCTCTATGGGAGGTTCGACAAAAGGATTGGGTGTCTCAACATGAATGTCTTCTTTCTTCTCTGTCTTGATAGACTGATACAAGGTGTTGGTCGTATCGATGCCCTCTTCCGAGTCGTCGGTCAGGTTCGCATTCTCTTCCGTATCACTATCATAGACCTCTTCCGTTTCTAGAAAAATGGATTCTTCCTTGAGTTCTTCTACCTCTTCATAAGGCTCTAACAATTCTAACACCTTACGGGGCTGAACGTCTTCAAACGCGCGATGGGTAATCGATTTTATTTTTTTAATCTTCGGGTTCTCGTCCAGATAAGAGAGTAGATTGTTCTCTAACAACAGTATTTCTTCACTACTCAAATGATACAAATCAGAATAATAAAGGGTGCTATGGATTTCGGTGAATAAACTTTTCTGTATAGACCTATTTTCAATCATGTCATCAATGAGTCGATTCACATAACGGTCATAGTTGTCCGATTGGTCAAAAAGGTTCAGTTTTGGGATAAGCAACTTCCCTTCCGAAGTAGGTGTTTCAAACTCACAATAGTTCTGGGAGGGGTCTTTGCATAGGTTAATGTCCGCGAGTTCATCCAAGACCTTCTCTTGATACACCACAAAGTCAAATTTCTTTACAAAGATGGGCTTTAAGACCTGATAAATGTCTTCATTTTTAGTTTCGTAGTCGTCTTTCGAATGGATAATGCTTTCCAGCACATTTCGAGTAGAATAAAAGGAGGTATCATGTATCGCCATTTTCAGTGTATTGAAAAACGCACGATAAAACCCCTGCTCTAATTTCAGGTAATGTATCAGTTTATGTTTAAAAGGTTGTTGAGGATGCTTGCTAATATAGACATCGTAATCCAAATAGCTATGGTCATGTAGGACATGCAACTCATCCGTCATCTTGTTTTCCTCCGGACGTATCAGAGGCACAAACTGATTGGTTTCAGTCAAGATGCCTACCACCAGTTCGTCTTCGACAATACGGTGAGTCGGCCTGCAGGGTATCTTTTGTTTACTGTCCTTGTATAATCGGTTCAACAGAGACAACGTGGTTCGATAATCGTGTCCTTTTTCGGCCGTTAGCATCTCATAAGGCAAAGAAATCGGACTGGGAGCACAGGGCACCATAAAGATGTATTTTTTATATTCGACTTGTAAAGCAACCATACGAGCGTCTACATTAATCAGTCCCTTTCGCACCTTATACGGAAGCCCTTTCAGTATCTCTAGGATTTGGTCGGCGGGAAGATTGTCCTTGTATTGGTATTTGTTTTTTTGAGGAATACACTTTTCCATGTTCTTTGAAATCAGAGACAAAATATGCTTCAGGGTGGGTGTGAGATGGACCGGCTCTAATAGCTTGGTTTGAGTAAACATGGCCTCTTTTTCCGTGTAAAGGTAAATGGGTTCAAAAAACTCGCCGCGTTTATATAGAATCGCCGTGGGAAGCGCTAGGTCAAACGAATAGATGGAATGTAGCGTGGTTGGACATAAAATACTTATGTTGTGGGTGGCATCGTCCACGTCTTCTTGTAAAATCACTAGATTGATACGGGTCTTGGTCAAGAGACCTGCGCACAAAATATCCCAAAAATACACATAATCGATGGGTTCATCGCTTTCAATATACTTGATAAAATTCTCGTATCCATTCACAATCTTCTTGAGAGCCATGGGATTGTCCATCATGGTCTTGTATAGGGTCGTCTCTTTGTAAGGTTCCAGGTCTTGGTCTTCGTATTTGAGCGAAGAAAAGGTATGAGGAATATTCCCCTGATGCAAGGTTTGTAGGATATCTAGGTTCAGCGCCGCGATGATTTCCTTTTTAAACGTATCCAGTGAAACCTCATTTTTATGCAAGAGAAAGGAAATCGCATATAAAAAAGATTGATGTTTGTTGTTTTCGACTCCTCTACGCAAGAGGCATGGATAATTTGTTTTGAGTTTACGTTTCTGTAAATTGCTATAGTAGTCGGCATAATTGGTGTGAAAGAACCGTTCAAGAATGGGGGTCAAATGTCCACGTCTACCGTTCTCCAACGGAAATTTGTCTCCGTTTTGAATGTATTGAACGGTGCTCTGGGTAGGTTCTTTCTTGACACTCTTTACCCCCATGGCATCTTTCGTCCGCTTGTCGACCTCATCCTCTTTCTTGCCTGCTGAACGCGTGGTAAAACAACACGGTAAATAGTGCCCGTCGGGTGATTTACTTTTTAACATACCTACACGCGTCATAAAGGTCTTGTCGTCTCCTGGGACAGACAAGTCCATGATATACCTTGACTGTATATCGACGTGTTTGAGTCGGTCGGGGATATCTTTGGGAATGAGTTTGGATTTGTCCACACTATCTGCCTTAACGGGTAGATTGTGTTTTAAATCCCAGTAACGAGGACAGATATAATAAAAAGGATTATCCGGGTCCGACCCGTATTTCAGAGAACTGTCATACGCATTCGGTGCTACAGAATCAATCCGTTCTTTCTCCTTTTCGGTAAGAATGACAGGTTGTCTCTTGGCAGACCATAAACACATTCGACTGTATTGGCTGTGAACCCCATCGCTCGATTTATGAAACAAGACTGGTTCTCGTTGCTGCAATTTCTTTAAAAAAGGGTTCATGGGTGTAAAACGAACCTTGGTCAAGTCGTCGTCTTCTTCTTCTACCTTGACGTAATGAACATTATTAAAACGACCGTGTAGACGATAGTCTTTGTCGTAGATATACAAAATGCCTTGGTCGTCCATCTTGTTTTTCCATCCATAGGCTACGGTAGAATAGACCTTTTTCAGAACGGTCAACGAAGGATGCGTCGTCCATGCCTCTACCGGATTAAAGGCAGTCCATACTTTGTTGTAATTACCAGCCTTGTCGTATACCGAAACCTCCTCCAAGGTGTTTAAAAAGGGAAACTTGGCGATTTGTTCGGGAGTAAGTTTCGCCACAAATCCTTTACAGGAGGTGTCTTGTTTTTGGACCAGGGCACAACCCGACGCATGGAATGCTCTAAAATAATGTTTTAATTCTGCTGGATACAATTCAGGGGTAAGGCCTAGTGTTTGGGTAATCTCAAAGGGATAATGGTCGTCATAAATAAAGACATCCTTTTCATTGCTGCCTCCCGATTGTTTCTCAGGCGCATTTAGGTCTACTTCTTCGGGTTCAGGCGCATTCAAGTCTACTTCTTCGTTGGGTTCAGTCTCGGACTCCGCTTCAGATTCTTCGGTCCGCATCGTGCCTTCTGCGTCTGACTGCTCACCTGTCTGTTCCTCTTCGGGCTCTGCTTCTGACTGTTCTGCGTCAGATTCTTCGGTTCGCATAGTGCCTTCTGCGTCGGACTGTTCGCCGGTCGGTTCCTCTTCGGGTTCTTCAGTCTTTATTGTGCCTTCTGTGTCGGACTGTTCTGTCTGTTCTGCTTCGGGTTCGCCAGGCTCTTCGCCAGTTTGTTCCGCTTCAGGTTCTGCTTCGGGTTCGCCCGCCGGTTCTTCACCAGTTTGTTCTGATTCGGGCTGTTCACCTGTTTGTTCTGCTTCGGGCTCTGCTTCGGATTCTGCTTCTGATTCACCGTTATCCATCGTGCCTTCTGCTTCTGATTGCTCTGCTTGCGACTGCTCTGCTTGTGATTCTGCTTCTGATTCTGCTTCCGATTGGACCTTGTCAGGTTCCGCTTCTGGCTCAGACTCTTCTACAGACTCTTGTTTGGTTTCTTCGGTAGACTCTGCTGAAGGTTCGGACCCCGTATTTGAAAAACTCATGGACCCTTCAAGCTCCTGGTCCGAGTCCGAGAAATGGTCGAGTGTATCATCAGGTTCCATTTGAAAGTCTTCTTCGTCGACTTCCACCTCAACCTCCGTCGCCATGACCTCTGCGACTTCTTCGCAATGGTCCCCGACATCAATGAGTCCCTGTGAAATCATCATTAGATTGGTGACATAGGGTTCGATACAAGTTAAATAATACATGTTGTCAATTGAATGAACCACGACCTCATACGAGGTATCGTGTTTATCCACCTCCACTAAAAATCCAGGATTGACCTTTAATTTTCGGATACGGTTCACTTTCATGTCCTGTTCCACTTGAATATGGCTCATGAACTTTCCAATATACTCAATGGCGGCGGGTTCATCATTATTCATGAAGTTGACCGAGAAGAGGTGAACCATTTCAGCATAAGGCATTTGTTTGTTGATTTTTTCAGTCAAAAAACTATCCATGCTTTCCATGGTATTAAAGTTGGAGACTCGTTTGTAACGAAGCGTGGTTGTTCCTTTTTCATCGATGAAATTGAAGACGGGTGAAAAACATTTCATGAATTTCTTGATGTTCAGGTTTGCATAACGCTTGTAGTGAAACGAATATTGAAGGTCGATGATTTCTACCGTATCTTGATACAAGTCTTGAAACGTGTCAAAAATATGATGGGTGGGGTCCAACTTCTCCGAAAGCTGAGACAACACGTTGGCCGTAATCTCTTTTATCAGAGTTTCGATTTCGATTACGGTAATGAGTTCGGTAGGTTCTAACTGAAAGAAAATGTGCCCGTGTTCATCGATAGTGAGCACCAAGGACTGTGTAGGCTTGTAGTAAAAGAGATAGGATAAGGTATTCAATCGCTTACATTCGCTGCTGTATTTCTGTATCATCTTTCGAGGCATGGCAGGGGTTTTCTTTCCTTTGATACTGAACCCGTCGCAAAAGAGACGATACATGTTGTCCTGCTTTCTAGACCCCGTCAACTTGACAAAGGGATACATCATATCGGTCTGTATCATTTTAAACACCATTTCAGAAGGGAACCGAAAGGGCTGTAGGGTATACAAGACAAAATAAATACTTTTTATCCCATGCTGAATCAGATGGTCTTTCTGGTGAATGGAATGATGATAGTCAATCATGTCGTTGTATGCCTTGTATTGCGTATATTCGACCAAAGGAAGCGCCGACAGCTCTGCGCTCGTGTTCACTTTCTTCTCAAACAGATAAGGAAAATACACGTTGGCCATTTGACCAATTTCATACTTTTTTTCTTCCCAATAAGCATAAACATCATTCGCTTGACACACATAGACCTCTTTGGGTAGACCGAGCCATAACGAATTCGATAACGTATTGGAATCTTCTATCATGGGAAAAATGTTCTCATAGGGGTTTACGATAAAAGGAGATTGTTTCTTGATACCAATCGGAAGCGTGGTTTCTACTTTTTGTTGGTCGTATTGCAGAAAATCTTCCAATTCATAGACCTCCTTTTTTTCAGGCAATTCGAGACCATGATTGACGCAAAACCCATAAAAGGTCGGATAGCTAATCACCCGTGTATTTTGGTTAGAGAGTTTCTTAAAACTGTCATAAGGGTTCAACAGCATGGTCTTCTTGTAAAAAAGATAATATCCCTCGATTTGTTTTGAATCAAGTTGTTCAGACAATTTGTATTTGACATTTTCCAGTGTGTCATCCTTGTAGATTTGAACAATCTTTCTCTCCCTTTCTTTATTCTGTTCTAAAAGAATAAAGGTAACTGGGAACATTATATAAAAGTCGTATTATATTTTAAGGGTTTCCCTTTAAAATCTAATCGAATCTAATCTAAAATGGAATAGGCGTGTTAATCTTTCAATATCCTTTCAATGTCCTTTTTGATATCCTCCATTCTTTTTTGAGTTTCAGGTAGAACATCGGCCATGGTAAAGTTATTTACTTTGGATTCAGACAGTTCCTTGATTTTCTTACGATATTCGTTAATCAAAGGCTGAAGACTCTCTGTTTTTTCTTTCAATTTCATGAGTTCTTCAATGAGAGGAACATTCTCTGGTGTCTTTTTGTCTACAAGCGTTTTCAATTTATTGATGATATTTACGGATAGAGGGTCTACGTCTAGTTTGTCTGCTGCGTCCTTTTCAAGAATCACATTCAGCGACTTTACCAGTTTGTCTAAAAGCGTCTTTTGTTTGATCACGTCATTTTGAATAGAAACCAAATCACTATCCATATACCCCTCTTTGCGTGGAACAAAGAGAAGAGCTATAAAAAGAAGGACGACGAAACCTAAAAGATACATTATATTAAATGAATATGTTTTTTAATAACCACGATAAAAAATAAATGGCATTTTTTACAGGGATATAAGCAGCATTCGAGGTTTGAAGTCTATCAAACTCTTGTAATAATAAGGTCTTGACATGTTGCAGTTTTTTAACCGTTGAATTCCCTTCCTCTGTATCGTTCAGTTGGGTAGGGGGTGTTGTCTCGGGAATACCTTGTATCAGATTTAAAAAGTCCTCTAGATAAGCTTTTTCTTCGATGGTAATGGAAGGAGTCATTATCAACTCATAAATGATTTTCTCCATCTTCATGAACGTTCGGTGACCACTGTGGTCTGGAAAATTCTCAGGCCGTGCGATGGGTTCCACTGGGTTATAAAAAGGTTCCCGATAGGAGAGAGAAAGAAAGAGGAGTAAAGCAGCGACATAGAGATGCACGTATCGCATTATACTATACTATAGCTTTATCTATTTAAAATAGGGGTTGTCGTGAATCGTCATTCCACAATAGTCGGTTCGGTTTTCTTTGTAGTCAATCGGCTCGTATACCCCTGCGGCAACCGCATGGGTCAAGACATACTTAAAGTTTGTCCAAAACTCATCGTTGTGTCCAATGGTCGTGGTGGTGAGATGAGACAACTCATGTAAAGCCACAAACATGAGTGTATTGGGGTCAATCAACTGATTGTTGTCTTCTTTTTGCTTATTCAAGCAAAACGCAATCTTTTTCCCTTTGTTCTCACTGTAGGCCGTATACTCACTGGTAGGCAACGTCTCAACAATTTTAGACGCATTAAACCTAGACGCGAGTCGCTTGGTTCGTTCGTCGTCCGGTTGATGCTGTTTCATATACGAGACAAAATCGACCATCTTTTTAGAGGTGGTCGCCAAAAGGTCCGCGGCAGGCTGAAGTTGGTCTCTTTCGCGAACGCAATATTTGTCTCCGTCTACCGTGGAGACAATACACTTCAATTGGAAATAATCCGAATCTAGGTAGATGCGATAAGAAATAAACAAAATCAATCCCGTCATGAGAAAGGTGAGAACGTCTTCCTTGTCCATTACATTCATTCTTTATTATTTTTCAAGAACAATAAAAATACGTCATATGAAACTATAAAAGGTAGAGTCTATACGTTAGACTTTATCTTTATCTTCGTGCGCATCGTCAATATGATACCTGGCGATTTTAGACGCGTAATCGTCATAGAGTGTTTGTTGTCTTTGCCGACTCTTGTAATTACTATAGATGCATAGAGCCCACGCGCCAAGAAAGGGCACAAGGAAGAAAGCTGGGTCTAACGGGCACATCTTTTGAATCTTCTATTCCATTAAATTTCTCGTCGATTTTAAGCCGAACCAATCTCCAAAGGTCTACGCAGTGTGTCCGGTTCAATGGTGCTCTCGTTCCACGGGCCCACGTTTTGTCTCGGAATAGAAAACTCGGACCGGAGCTGAAGGTTCGCATTTCTCATACTGCTTCCCACGGTGTTGATACCGATAATCTGACCAGCAGACAACATATTCACGTTGACCAAGTCATCCGAGGCGGGGTGAAGAGACGACCATTCATTGGCCGCCTGGGAAGGAAGTAACTCATTGGGGGTCATACGCGTATTGACGGCATCCGCATTATTGGTCCGAGGCGTTGCAATCCCCGATACCTCTAAATAGTTGTCATTCTTCAAAGAAGCCGCCGACCCGAGTTCTGCCGTAGCAGGGCCTCCCTTCATTTGAGCCACTTCTGGAAAGTTGGCAGGGCTGAAGGAACTCGATGAATTGGACAAAGGCTCACTTGGGGTTTTCTTTTGGTTATACTGCACTAAAACCACAATTAAGACAATGACACCTAGTCCCAACAATACATTAAAAAGGTCCTGGTTGGGTTGTTTGATGAGTTTAGAAAAGTTCATATATAGAGTATAAAATATAAAATAATTTTAAAGAATAGAAATTATTCAGTTTCAGGCTCTTCGTCATCCACGACCTCGGCCAAATTTAATTTCAAAATTAGATTTTTTTGTAGAAAAAGCTTGCGAATATTTTCTACCATATCTTCCTTGATATGTTCGTTGAGTGTATCGTAAATATCGTAAATAGACTCTTCCTCGAGGTCCAATTCAGTTTCTTCTAAATCTTCCACAGAAGGGCAGTATTCTTCTATAGTATCCGTATCCGTATCCTCGAGTTTAACCACGGGTTTCAAACGGTCCAACTGAGTCAATTCAATGTCAAACATAAAATGTTTTGTATTAAATCGGATTCCTTTCACATGAAACGTGGGGAATACCTCTATATCCTCTAATTCATGCAAAGACCCTTCAATCCCTTCTCGTTTCAGTTTGTCCTCGTCTATCTTACACATGATATCAAAGCACTGTTGTTTGATGTTGCTTTTCAGTGGATTGATAAAGGAGCACTCAAACTCATGATGTGTCATGGGTTCCTCAAACCAGTCCATGGATTGTGTGTGAAATTGAGAGATGATTCCTTTGTAGAATTCTTCAAACCATTCCAGATAGCTTTTATTCGTCAGAGAGACATAAACATAATGAGAAGACGGGTCCGTCTTTTTCCTATAAATGCACGAATGGTCCGTTCGAATGAGAAAAGGTTTCTGGTCGTATTCCATTTTACAAAAATAATGGTCATCCTCCATGTCAATCGCGTTTCCGATGGTAAGGCGTTCTGCCTCATATTGGTCTAATACATTCATTATAATAAAGGACGAATTATTATAATGAATACAGACGCATAGTAGATAAAAGTATATATATACAAATATATATGCTGCCCATGGGTCTATCCTTAGGTGTTTACAAAAAACAGTCCAAATCTCCTTTTGTCTTTTGTTCCTTTGATTTTAAAGAAGAACAGAAAATATGGCATAAGGTGATGGGTCTGGAAAAAGCCCCTTCACAGTCCAGAAAGAAAAGCGCACGCAAGACGACGACCCGAAAATCGAGACGTTAAAATGCTTATCCGATTTCACTCCATTTATTCTTATTGAACGGAGTGACCAGAAAATCCTTTTCCTTTTCCTCTCGTAATTTCTTCAAGATATCGTCTGGAACAGAACCCGACAATTTGTATTTAGACAGGTATTCCTTGTCCTTTTCCGTCGCATAAGGCTTCTTTCCATAACAATTCACTCCAAATTTGGCGTGTTTGTTTTTGACATATCCACCGTTTACTCCTACTCGACCACAGTCACGTTCGTGGCCAGGAAACTGTTTCAACTGATTTAAATACTCCTTTTGACTGGGGAATAAAACCAACTGGTCATCACTCCATCCATAACTGCACCAATTTGCTCCATTGTTGTAAGCATTTTCAATTTCATCATAGGTCGCAAGTCTAGAATCCAACAGTCCGCACGCTTCTTTGGCTTCGTTATAATTGAATATGTTCTTTCGCAAATGAAACACTTCGCCCGTCGAAGTCTCTTGGATGGCGCGTCGTGGTGTATCCCTGTGCACATTGACCTCGATTTCGGGTGTCTTTTCACTAAACAGATTACGAAAGAGCTGTTCAAACGAAAAATCCTTGTCATTGTAATAACGAACATTCATGACAATAATGGCCACCAATACAACCCAAAGAACAATTTCAATGATAAAAATATAGGGTTTACTTTCTGGATTAGACTCTGAAGCATTGTTTAAAAGACTGAATAGGACGACGTAAAAAAGAATGACAAATACTAACAATAAAATCATTTTCACTCGATAGATATTTAAGAATCCGATGATGTCTCTGTTATTCTCATCATATGCCGCGGCTTCTTCTTCCTTCATAAACTATTTCATTATTTTAATTTACAGATAGAAATAGAAAAGTCATATAAACAACCCTTTTCTTCTAACCTAATGACCGAAGAACTGCTTTCAAGAAGTTCCCAGAACATAGCGACGTTGTTACAGATTGTTCTTTTACATGAACAAAACTTATCCAGATTGCCTACAAACACGAATCAAACCAATCCATTGGGAGACCTTATCAACATTGTCTTTACAAGTGAAAATATTCGTCAAAATACAGAAGCGACCCCAGACACTGACGGAATCAATACACGCAATCAGGAACGCAATCAGGCACGCAATCAGGCACGCAATCAGGCGCGCAATCAGGCACGAAACAATCGTTCGGAGCCCCGTTATAGCACACATCGTTACGGGGACCTCATTACCCCTATTTATACAGAATGTCCGATTACACAAGAAACCTTTCAAGAGGCGGACGAAGTCGTCATGATAAGACAATGTCGTCATTTATTCAAGAGTGCGCCCTTCCATGAATGGATTGAAATCAATCAGTCCTGTCCTTACTGCAGAAGTCAGCTATAATCCTATTCCTTGTCTTTAAAATTATGAATAAGATTTTCTTTGTTTTGGTTGGTAATGTCACCACAAAAAAGAACATTCTCGTAAAGGGTTCGTAACAAGGGATTGGGTGCTGCGCTACCTGATTTAATCAGATTGTGGTTTTTTAAATAATTACGAACCGTTTGAATACTCGTTTTCTTTATTTTTTGAGCACGTTCTCCGTGTAATTTACGTGTCTTGTTGTTTTCGATCAAGACATAGACACATTTCTTTTTCTTGTTTTTACCCAAGACCATCTTTTCAGTCGTTTCGGTGGTTTCATTCGTTTCGTTCGTTACATCCATTTTTGTCTCGGGTTCGGGGATGTCGACCTTTATCTCTGGAACCGCTTCAACAACTTGAACCGGTGGAACAGATGGAATGGGGTGAGGTTGTGCGTTCCATGTTTTAAACGTGGGTTTTGTGCCATTCTTTAAAATACCGTAAGGTTTGTCTTTGTTCGAATAGGAGTCGGCTACAGGGCTAACAGCACAAATGACAGCAGCCTCTGAAGGACCGTCAAACGATACATCGTTCAATACGGGAGGGTCAATTCTTGTTTTTTGTGTTTTTCTCCGTTCAATCAGTTTATTCAAAAGGATTTCTCTCAAGGTATTGGGTTGGATGACCACCTGTTCTGGCAATTTTCGTTTGGTTTTACGTTTGCTAGTATGAAGGAATTCGGGTTTAATAGTCACGGTCTTAGAAGCCATATAGAGAAAAAACAAAAAAAGATACGCACTTGAACCTATAGGACAACTTCATTCTTATTGTTTTTAAAATTGAATTAAAAAGAAATCCGCATATAGAGTGAACATGTCGTCTTACTCCAAAACCGATTGCTGGAAGGTGATTGAGTCTTACTTTCGCGACAAGCATTTGCATCAGCTTGTGAGACACCAAATCGAATCTTATAATGATTTCATACAAGTTCAAATGAAACGAACCATCGAGATGTTTAATCCGCTGGTTATCAAATCTCCGTATGATTACATTAAAGAATTTAAGAAATACAGATTGGTCACGGTCATCGAGTTTGAGAATTTGTGTATTTATCGTCCAGAAATTCATGAGAACAACGGGTCGACCAAGTTGATGTTTCCGCACAACGCACGTCTGCGGAACTTCACGTATACCTCGAACTTTACCATTGACCTAAACATCAAGTATATCATTCGTAGAGGCGAACAGCTAGAAATCGAGGAAGTCAAACAGGTGAAGTTGTCCAAAATTCAATTTGGAAAAATCCCCATCATGATAAAGTCTTCGATTTGTATTCTAAACCAATACGAAAACTTGAGACCGGAACAGCTTGACGAATGCAAGATGGATCCTGGTGGGTATTTCATCATCAATGGGTCCGAGAAGACCTGTATTGGTCAGGAAAAACCAGCAGACAATACCATCTTGTGTTACAAGCAAAAACCGGGGAACAAATGGCTGTGGACATCGGAGGTTCGCTCGGTCCCCGATTGGAAGTGTATTTCACCCAAGCAGATTTACATGATGATTTCATCGAGATTGCTCTCCTGTGGGAATGAGATTTTGGTGCAAATCCCTCGTCTAAAGCGCCCGGTTCCCTTGTTCGTCTTGTTTCGAGCGATTGGACTGAAAAGCGACAAGGAAATCTGTAACATGATTTGTTTGGACGTGGAATGCCCAGAGAACCAGGAAATCCTTCACTATCTCAAGGCTTCGATTCTACAAGCATGCGAATATATCAAATACGAAGACTGTATCTTGTATATTACCAATTCCGTCATCTACACGCCGCTGAACATGGAGAAAGAGGAAGGCAACAAAAAGAAGATGGAGTTTGCGATGGATGTTTTGACCAATGACCTCTTTCCGAACTGCCCTACCGAAAAAGAGAAACGGTATATGCTCGGGTATATGACCAATACATTGATTCGTTGTGCGCTTGGTTATCGAACGGCGGATGACCGTGACTGTTATGTCAACAAGCGCATCGAGCTAACCGGAGCCTTGTTGAACAATCTCTTTCGGAATTACTTTAATAAGAGTGTCAAGGACATTCAGAAGAAGGTCATTCGAGAAATCAACACGGGTTCATGGAAGACCACCGAGGATTATGCGAGTATCATCACGCTCACCAACATTTACAAGATTGTGAAACCCTCTACCATTGAGAATGGTCTGAAACGAGCACTTTCGACCGGTGACTTTGGGATTAAGCATTTGAACTCGAACAAGGTGGGTGTGGCGCAAGTCTTGAATCGTTTGACCTATGCGTCTACCCTGAGTCACTTGAGACGCATCAACATGCCGATTGACAAGAGCGGGAAGCTCATTGAGCCGCGTAAATTGCATGGGTCTTCGTGGGGGTTTCTGTGTCCTGCCGAGACACCCGAAGGTCAGTCGATTGGGGTCGTCAAAAACCTCAGTTACATGACTGTGATTTCGGGGTATTCCGACAGTCTACCCATTCACGAATACCTCGAAGGAAAAATCACTTCATTGAAAGAGATACAAAGCCCACAAGACCTCTACAAGCGCGTCAAGGTCTTTGTCAACGGGAAATGGGTCGGCATTACAAACAGCGCGATTCAACTCTTTCACGACTTGAAGACCATGAAGGCCAAAGGTATCTTTCATATCTATACATCGATTGTGTTTACGTTTGATACCCAGGAAATTCGTATTACCAACGAGTCGGGTCGTCTTATGCGGCCTCTGTATCGCGTCAAGGACAATGCGCTTCTCATCACCCCTGAGATGTTGCAACAGATTGACCGAAAGGAACTTGCTTGGGATGACCTCATTATGAGTATCAAGATACCTGATGCGGTCATCGAATACGTAGACCCCTTTGAGCAATCCTCTAGCATGATTGCGACATTTCCAGACAAGATTACAGACCAATATCATTATACCCACTGTGAAATTCATCCAAGCACCATCTTTGGTGTCATTGCCTCGTGTATCCCATTTCCAGAGCATAATCAATCCCCTCGTAATACCTATCAGTCTGCGATGGGTAAGCAAGCGATGGGGGTCTATGTGTCCAATGTGAACAGTCGTATGGACAAGACGGCATACGTGTTGAATTATAGCATGAGACCTCTCGTAGAGACCCGTATCATGAATATGCTCAAGCTGAACCGTCTTCCGTCTGGCAATCAGGTCATTGTAGCCATCATGACCCATACCGGATTCAATCAAGAGGATAGTATCTTGTTCAATCGTGGAAGCATTGAACGAGGTCTGTTTCACGCGACCATCTATCACACGGAAAAAGACGAGGACAAGAAAACGAACGGAGAGGAAGAAATTCATACCAAACCGAATAAACTCAATACCCGTAACATGAAGTTTGGCAATTACGACAAGATTAACAAACAAGGCGTCATGGACGAGAACGAGTTGGTAGAGGACAAAGACATTATCATTGCCAAGGTGGTGGTCATCAAGGAACACAAGAATGACAATACGAAGCTTATCAAATACGAGGACCAGAGCAAGTCTCATCGAACCGACGAAGAGTCCTACATTGACAAGAACTATATTGGACGGAACGGCGACGGATATAATTTCTGTAAAGTCCGCATTCGAACGCTGCGTCGCCCCAACATCGGAGACAAATTTTCGAGCCGCCACGGACAAAAGGGAACCATCGGCAACATTCTAGAGGAAGAAGACATTCCCTTTACCAAGGATGGACTTCGTCCCGACCTCATTATCAATCCGCACGCGATTCCTTCGCGCATGACGATTGCTCAGATTAAGGAGACTCTTCTTGGTAAGCTTCTCTTAGAGCTGGGTCTTTTCGGGGACGGAACGAGTTTTGGGGAATTGGACATGAATACCTTGTTTAAGGAGCTCAACAAGTGTGGATACGAGTCCAAGGGAAACGAAATCCTTTACGATGGAAAAACGGGCGGACAAATCGAAACGTCCATCTTTATGGGACCCGTCTATTACCAGCGTCTGAAACACATGGTGAACGACAAGCAACATAGCCGTTGTATCGGACCCATGGTGAACCTGACGCGTCAGCCTGCAGAGGGACGCAGTCGTGATGGAGGTCTTCGTTTCGGAGAAATGGAGCGCGACTGTATGATATCCCATGGCGCATCACGGTTTACGCGAGAGAGAATGTATGATGTGTCGGACAAGTATTCGGTGCACGTATGTAAGAAGTGTGGACTGATTGCGATTTTCAACGACAAGAAACACATTCATCTGTGTAAGAACTGCGACAATCGCACGGAGTTCTCTTACGTGGAAATCCCCTTTAGCTGCAAGTTACTCTTTCAGGAGCTCATTTCGATGAACATTGTTCCTCGCATCATGACCTAAAACATTCAACTTGGATATAATTAGACCTAACCTTTTTATTTTATATTGGGCTATACTAATGAGCAATCTAGGTGGAGGAAAGCAAGGGTCAAGACCGGGAGCAGGCTTCGCCAATACAACCTTTTGTGCGGACGACGCCATGAAACGTAAAATTCTACGCAAGTCTTTTGGTAAAAGCAGTTTTACTCGTAGCGACCAACAGGTCATTCGTTCTTTTGCGGGGCCTTTTCGCGCCTCTACCAACCAAGGAGATTTTTTAAACCGAGTGGGTCAATCTTGTGGAGGTAGCCATCAATCTAACTCGAATAGTATCAGCCATAAAGACTGTGGCACCACGACCCTCGGTATCTCGACGACAGAAGTTCCTCTCTATTATGGCAACCGCGTCTATGTCTCGGACAGTTCACTGTATACCCGTTTCAAGAACCTGGACAGCACCCTGAAAACCTACAACGACTTGAGCTTTGGAGGAGACGCGCACAATGGCTCTTATAGTTTTTTACGTAAGGTTCGATAGAGATGAGGTTAAAATATGTATATAGAATAATGAAAAAGAAACGAACAAGGCGAAGCTATGGAGGAGCAGCCATGGCAGCGAAATTAGGGACGGGTCTGAAGAAAGGAATGAACATCACCGGATACACGTTGAGGAAAGGCATGAACGCGACCGGATACACTCTGAAGAAAGGAAGAGAAGGAGTGGGGTTGGCTGTTCAGAAAACAGGAGAAGGTGCTGGACTGGCGTATACGAAGGCTTCAAACGCTACCTCTGCCGTTACACAGAAGCTCAAAAATACTTATGCTGGGTTGCCCTCTCGCATGAATGTAGCCGAAAAGGTGAAAGGGTACTCACTCAAGGCTCCCTCTGCTAAGAATGTATACAATAGTGTCAAAGGGTTTAAGGCATCCTCTCTTACAGAGATGTTTACGCATAAAGAAAAAACAGGCAACGAAGAACCGGAATGTTCGTATTTCGAGATGTTGAAATACGGAGCCCTGTCTATTCTTTTGTCTCCTGTTTATGTCGCGACTGTCCTTGCGAACTTGCCCATGAATACCATCAATAATTTATCTGACAACCGCTTGAAAGAGGTGGAGATTGATGCGCTTAGCAAGCAACTCTACCGTTATCTCTTTTATGGATACAAAAATAGCAAGGATATTGATTATACACAGTTTTCCTTGCCAGATGCGGGTAACATTATCCAAGATAAAAAGATTGTGGTTGGATGCAACAGCTGTAAAAAGACACAACGAGAATTCAGAGCCGAACAATTTGGTCAAAAAGGCGGAATGGTAGGCGGAAAAGTCGAATTTCTTAAAATGGTAAAAAATTCACTGGGGATATTAGGAGGTAAGTCGAAGTTGGAATTTAACCTAAAAGACACACTGGATTATGTGGAAAATATTCCCAAGCTAAATTACGAAAGAAGGGAACACCTTGAACATAGTATACGCCGTATCACCGACCTGAAGATGATGGCCAAAATGTTGATTCTGATGAATACCCTGTTTGTAAGAAATGGTCAAGACGAGTGCGAAAACCCTATCAATCTAAGTCAGGGCGCAAAGACGGTGATTGATAGTGTTCATGTATCGCGTATCATGAATCCTTTTGCTCTCATGGAAAGTTACTCTCAGAAAGAAAACAAGTTTAAAATCGATTACAAAGAGACCAGTCGGTGTATTATTAAACACATGTTATCCGACACGTTTACCGGGGATGAATGTAGAAACAAATGCACGACCTGCACCTTTCAAAACAACATCACTACCTTGATGTCAAACTATCTGCGGCTTTTATCCAATGTGTTTCGCGGTGACGAACGTGGTATGGTGACCATTATTCAAACCTTTTTTTCTATCATGACGAAACATAAGTTAAAACACGACCCTGTTGAGAAACATGAAGTCTACAAGACTTTGTCCGAAAGTTATATCACCAAATTGAAGGATGACTTTTACACAGAACTCTTCGCGATACGATATGATTTTAATGTAGATGAATTCATCGAAGAAAACCGTGAAAGCTATGATACGTTCAAAAAAATATTCTGTGACTATGGATTAGGTAAAACCATTAGAGAGCACACAAAAGACCTGATTGAAAAGTCCTTGATAGACACGAATAAATTAAAGGCTGGGTCTTTGCCCTATTACAAGACGAAGATTCGTTCCTTTTTCAAGACAAACTTTTTCTTTATTGCTGCTTAAAGATTATAATCGGCGAACTTGTATCATATACATCATCCCTAGGACAAGGGTCGCCCATGCGGCCACGTATAGTTTTTCCTCCATGGGAAAGGAGGCAGGACTAGGGGTGTTTTCTTGTACCTTGTACATATAGAAGGGTCAATATAAAAGAATGGTCCAATAAGTATTTTAATCAAACCGACACGTAGGGTCAAGCATTCGTTTGTATTGGTTGTAATCCGTCATTTCAAGAATCGATTCATAGTTCTTTTGAAGAGCATTGTTTTCGTTCGAATAACCAACGGTGCTTGAGATAAAGGGAGTGTATTTTAGTTTGATGATACACGCATCCTCCTCATCCTCGAATGGATTGATAAAGGCTTCCCGTGGGAAATAAAAGGAGAGGCATAACAGAACCACCGCGAAAATTAATAACATATATATATACATATGTTATTTACTTGGAAAGGACAACAAAGACACGAAGTATACCCTGTAAGATACAACGCATTTACCTCTCCGAATACAAACCAATCCAATTTTGAAGGAAGTTATCCAAAAGCAGATTTTACCTCTAAGGCAACGGTCAGCTGCGGAAACGGCCGAACCGAAATCGTCACCAGCACCTCTATCCCTGTTTGCACGCGTAAACATTCACGACCGCTAAAGATTATCCGAAAACGTCTTTTATCCGCACCGGTCCAACAATCGGGTAACAAACCCACGATTCATGAAGCACAAAACCCTAGCTATACCGAACTGAATGTGGAATGTTTACCCAATACGGTTCAAGTTGGATTTGATACGAACACCCTATGTTATGGGTTCAAGCGTCCAGAGTGCCAAGGCGGAACCAATCATATCCAACGAAGTGCTTCCACTGTCATGGACAAAAAGTATTGTGCCTCCAATCGGGAATACCTACAGAGAAGAACCAAAACCTATGACCAGAACATTAGCAAAGGAAAATCGCTTGGGAACAACCTTTTTCAAAGCACAAATGGCGTCGAACAGAATTGCATGACCTATAAACGGTCCAATCCTTCGTTTGGGACACAGGGTGGAGTGACCGCCGCAACCCAAACAAGCAAAGTGAGAGACCAGTCCATTCGGGCAAACTGTAATCCGGTTTGTCTCCCCTCACGAAAGGACGAGATTCGACAGTGTGCAGTCGTGAGACAAGACCGCGCCTATCTACGACCCATGACGTGTTAATAGGGATACATCGATACAAGAGTTTCATGAATCGGTAGGTTTTGTTTTTTACACCATTTCATACATTTCACCAAGTAACGCTTCTTGTAATATTCTTGATTTTCAGGACTCTCGTCGGAAATAGAGAGGAGTATCTTTAGTATCGCAATGTTCTGCGCTTGACCTAGGATAGAATTAATCTCTTTCAACTTGGAGAGGAAACAATTCGGTATATACAAATCCAGGAACGAATGGATAGGTTCTGTCTTTAGTCGAGGATAAAAGAGAATCATTTTCTCTATCATGGCTTCTAAATTATGAACCTGCTTGAACTTCATACACACAATGTATTTTTCTGAATTGGCAGGTCTGCTCATGGTGGGCTTAATAAAGATAACCTCTTCGTATAAATAAGTCAACAGATAAATGATTTCCGTCATGGTAGAGGTATACGTGTCAAATACTTTCAGAACAAAGGACCCCCCTTTTTTCTGTAAGACCATGGCAAAACACACTTCGGCGAAAATAAGATTCAGCGCACTTTCTTCTTGCTGATTGAAATCATGACTAAAGTCGAACCCTCCATCTCCCGTGACAAAATCCATGGACCCGCCGTGTTTCTCTTTCACATAGAGAAGATTCTCTAGATGCAATAGATTACCCGTTCCGTCACCTTCTTCAATATGGATATTTTTGTTACTTTTCATGAGATTACGTTGACATTTATCCCATACGGGTATATCCTTGTCTCGCTCCAACAGGGTCATTCCATAATAGATGTCTTCGCGTTGTCTCCGATGATACAATATGGCCTCGATGAATCCACCGGGTCCTTCCGCCAAGTGATAACTGTTCATGGTGTAAGGAAAATGGAAGGAGCAACATTGTAATATTTCATGTAGTTTAAAAAAGGCACGTGATATGGGTTTGTATTGACATACACATGGAGTATGCGCATCAAAAGGCGTGTTGATATACTCGAAAGGATTTGTGATTTTCTTGTATTTATCCCAATAACGAAGATTGGGCTCAATCTCCATTTTAATCTTATGGGAATATTCACGAAGCGATGGATTGGAATAAGTGCGGTCGGTCTCTTTGAAGACAATGTCCTCCGCGTCGATGAACACCATCATGTCGTGAATAGGAAAAATATTCATTCGCTCTATGATAAAGAGAATGTCTATTTAATCGATTTTATGGATTACATAAAGCCTACATTACTTCGCAAGGACAATCTTTCGGTTGAGTTTCTTGGGCACACCAATGAGGACCTTTTCCGTTTCATGAACAAATCCATGATAGACCATCTGGGTATCCACCTTTCGTATCTTCTGAAACACGAAATATTGATTGAAGAAAGACAACTCTTTTTCTTTTTCTGACATGACAGGAATGTGGGTAAGGTCGCCATGTTTCAACATGTAATCATAGAGAAGTTTGAAGTTGCCTACTCCTGGCAAGTCTAACCCGGGCAACTTGGCCGCGGGTTCAAATCCATATTGTTTCATGCATGTGATGAAATACGGAAACTGAACCAGGTATTCTTCAAACTCCTTGTTGATGGTTTCCTGATAGACTTGAACGGCCAGGCCAATCGAAGCGGATGTTTCTTTAAACTCGGTTACGTCGTATTTTTTGGTAATGCTCCAGATTTTCTTGGAATCCTGTCCTTCAATTTCATGGTAAAGCGCAACAGGTTCTTCTTTCGATTTGTCTTTCAGAAAGTTGAACACTTTGACACCGTCATAGCAAGTTCCCGTGAAATAGCCACCCACCTTGATGGTATCCGAGCAATTTTTCATGAAAGCGTGTAACGTTTTTTCGTTCTTGAACATGTAATGAAGAGCAAACTGTATACTTCCCACATCAAACAAATCTTTCCCAAGTCCGTAGACTCTCTCCACGTAAGCACCATAGAGTTTTGACTTTGGGTCCTCTGCCATCACTTGGCTGTAAACCTTTCTCGTGAGGTCATCGGATTCACTGAGGAACTCGCCCGTCGAAATGAGCTTGGACGTGTCGGCTTGAAGAAAGATGGCATCAAACATGGAACGTTTGACACGCTTCTTTTCAATGAATCTTACGCACGCGCCATCCTTTTTATTGTGAATGTTATCCTTGGAGATGTCGAGCCCCAAGACAAACGAAGGCTGTTGATTGGTCCATTTAGGAATGTCTCCACCTTTTCCAACGGCATAGTCAATGAGCGTGCATCCTTTCGACATGACCGTTTCCAACAAAATCTTCTTGACGTGAAGGTTATGGAAGTAACGCAAACCTCGTGTATACGATTCGTCGCTGGTCCGATTGTAATACACGCTATCGTCTTCCAAGTTTTCAAACCGCATCTTCTTAAGCGGGTCTGTCAATAAATCTTGGGTGATGGGATGGTGAATACTATACCAGTTACTATTCGCGACTGGATACGCATTACCAAACTGGTTCTTGTTTGTTCGATAATCATACGTCTTGTCGTAACGGACACGCAACGGAACCCATCGAAACTTCTTGTCCTCGGTAAACACATACCTAAACTCTACAATGGTAGAGGTCTCAATGGGTTCATTGTTTTCCGTATACATATTCAGTTCTCCGGTGCTGTCTTCTCTCAGAGGCAGATAACAGAGGTAGGCCGTTGGGTCATAGGGGCTGGTCGGCACAAACAGTGCCTTTTGATAGGTTGACCCCGTCGCCGCTACCGCAAATTCGCCTTTAAAGAGCATGTTCTGAGGGTCAATCATTCCATCCTTTTTGCTGTCGTAACCCACATGAAGATTGAGTCGCTTGTAAGGAACCACTTCCTTTTGTTCAAGCGAAGTGAAATAGCTGATATCGTCCGCACCCTGTTTCTGGTTAATCTCTATCAAGAAGTCAATGGTATTGAACTCAGGTGGCTTCCATTTAAAACTATGTCCCCATGTGTATTTGTAATTTTTTACTGTATCCTCTGGATTCTCCATGCCCACACCTAGACCCATGACCGTGAAGATGACACCATCTGTTTCATATTCATAATTACCCGACTGTATTGTATAAAACAATTTGCTACAGCACTCCTGCATGGTCATGGAAGGACCAGGGATGAAGAATGTTTTCATTTTTAAACGAAAGGGATTCACTTCTGTTTCGTGCATAAGACTCGCATTCAACTTGGTGATAAAGTTTCGCATTCGATAGTAACGGGTCTTACGCACAGGTTCTCCTTCATTCCACTTGTAAAAGGGTTCTTTTCGATAGTCTTTCGAATGGATAAAATACAAGTCGAACGCAGCAAAGGTGTTAATCTTTTTCTGTTGGTGACCCGTATAAATGAACTCTCCGTCTAGAATAGACCCAAACAGCTCGCTCTCTTTCGTGTAAGACCCCGTGTATTGAACCTTCATGTTTGTATCAATCATGTAAATCCTCCCATTCTTATTGACACAGAGTAGTTTGCGTTCTCCGTCCGCCTTTTCCGTCACACAAAAGTCATTGAAAATACAGGGTGCCTTGTTCTCTTCTTGTATCAAGTGAATGTTTTGTAACGTGTAACTCGACGGACCGATAAACATGCGATTATTTATCACGGCGGGCGGCTTTTCCGTTGGATTCACATAAATCAGGTATTCGCGCAAGACGTCCTGTTGTTCCCTAGAAGGGATGGGATAGTTGGTATTTTGGATACCACTTGCGATATACCGAATGACCTTTTGCATATGGTCAAAGACTGGTTTCAGGTTTTTAGAGAGATACGGAAGGTCTGTCAGCTCCAGCTCGATTTCATAGGTTTCCGCCTGTTGGAACAATTGACTCGAAGAAAACTTCTTCTCTCGAACCAGCTGGTCGCCCTTCATTGCGGATTTTACAATACTTAAATCTACCACCAAGCCTTTGATGTCTGGATGGGTCAGCGTCAAACGGTTCATGTAGCGAAAGGACTTGTCTAATTGGTTCCAGCTCTGAAGTAGGTCAATCACCTTGGGGTCTTCGGGCGACAAGACAATTTCCTTTTGAATTGCGAACTGAAATCCGTAATCCTGATTCTTGTAGTAGTCAGGATATTCTTTCAGTCTATCTTTCAAAATAAACTCGGCTTGGTCTGGCAGTGCGTTCGAGGTGCAAAAGTCTCGAATCACTCCAATGTCTTTGAGTTCGCAGCGTATCTTATCATTCGTATAACAAATGATTTTGAGTTGATAACTTTCACTTGATTTCACAAACCCATACGACAAGAGCCTCGAGTAAACCCGTTCAAAGGTGGCCTTGTCTCTTTTTCCAAATCGAACCTCTCCTTCGAGCTGAACGCGCGGGTCTCGCAAGTCATAGGCTTCCATCGGACGAGAGCTCTTTTTGTCGAATTTTGCGGCCAATAAATCTTGATATACCTTCATCGCGGATGAAAGATTTTGTGTCATTCTATATATTAAAAGGATTTAATTAAATCATTCAATTTTATATATTCTTTTTAAATATTCTTTTATATGTTCATACAAGGGTGCCTTCTTTTTTTCCACATTTAGACCTAACAAGAGTGACATATCGACCAACTCGTTCAGTTTATAGTAGTGAATCGAATGAAGTGGTTTTTCAAGATTGATATGCAGGAGCTGGGAGGTGTCCTGTTCGGGAATCGTCTCGTATTTTTCATTCATGAACCAAGTCGGCTGGTCTGAATACAAAAAGTCGAGACAAGTTTTCTCCAATATCAACACAAGATTCACTTTGTAATAATCACATAACTGATTCAAGGTAAAAAAAGATATCTTCGGTTCGTAGACCAGATTGTTTAAGATTTCTTCCTTGTGTTTGAATTTCAGACCTCCCATGGATTCGGCAATGCGCGTCTTTTCTTGTAGTTCCTGAAACGTATGAAACCCTAATACTTTGAGATTATTTTCTTGTAATCTCATGAAAAACTGATAAAACAATGCGTCCTGATAGGAAGGACGCTTTGCTTTTTTGGGCGGGCGTATTTGGACATCAAAGGAGGCTTTCATACAAAAGGGTAAAATATCTTTTGAATTCATTCAATGTTATGTTGTCTATCCTTGTGTTTAAATCATTCAATGAATGGTATGTTTTAGCTTATCCAGTTCATCCTCCATCACCTTAATTTCCACTTCTTTTAAAAGGACATATTCGATGTAGCTGTCCATTTTGGATAAGGTTTCCGGAGACAAATCATCCATGTAAATAAAAGAACCGTTGCTGTTCTCACTAATCTTAGAAGGTTCAGATTCATATACAATCTTCAATATCTGTATTTGTTCCTCTTTATTAAAGGTATGAATCACGCGTTGCATCTTGGAGACGTCATAGGTCTGTTCCATTTTATCAAAAAAGAAATCAATGTTTAAACCTATTTATCTCTATTTTAATCTTTTTGAAGAATCTCACCCATCGCATGAATACATGGGTCATTCAGTTCAAACCGTATACCAATCAAGGAAACGTTAATCCATTGCTGTGTCGTGAATAAGTCAAAATCGATATCTTGATTGTGTTCTCGTGTGACAAAGATAGTCAATGGATTATTATCCTGCTTGAGCAAAGCCCGTAGACCGACCTTGGTAATTTGCTGGATTTTACAGGATACATGCATATCTTGTTCGGGGCAACATACAATTGCATCATAAAATACGTGATAAATGATGTAATCTTCTTTCAATAAGCCCGTCTTGTAATGGTTCAGTCGAACGCTGTCCTTGTAGACATACCCCTCCTTCCGACATTTTCCCTCCAAGTAGGCCTTCCCGTAATTGTTAAAATACTTCTCGATGTTGTGCGTTCCCGTCATGCATTTCCAAAATTGAATACAGATGGTTTCTTCCAACATGATTTCCTTTTCCATCTTACGATATAGACAAGATACATCTATATTCAATTTTTTAGATAAGTAATTTAGACCCTAAGGTCTTATTTCTTTTTGATAGAGGGTGCTTCGATATGTTGGTAATATTCCATCTTGGACAAGAAACTTCGAGGGCTCCGTGTCTCGTCCAAGTAACGGAGATAGACCTCGGCTACAATCGATAAGATGAATACATTCAAGGACTTGCTATTCTCAATGGTGTAAAAGTTCAACTTGTGTAGAATCTGGTCATTCAAGAGCGTCAAAATGTCGGTCTTCTTGTTGTTCAGCACATATTTTCCGGTCGTAATTCGGACTTGCTTTTGCTTGGTCTTGAAATGATAATGTTTGTCGTTAAAGAAACCCATGAACCCAATCAGGTCCGAGACCACCACGGGTTCAGGTGGATAGGCTTCTACCGCAGTCTTTTCTGTATGGGTTGCGCGAGTCCATACCTCTTTTTCCACGCCTACCAACTCGGGTCTTAACACGTATATCACCCCTTTCGAATGTATCCCATCACGGTCCAGGAGATGGATGTAGCTCATGTCATCATGTGTAATCACCAAGGGTTTGTAATATTGTAACAATTTATGTTCAAACTCACTGTGGTCCGTCTTGGAAAAAAGATAATTCAATAGGTCTAACTCTTCTTTGAGATTAGACTGTTCGCATAAATGTGTGACCAAATATCGGTCTAGTTCTGCTGAACCAATCTCCTTAAATTGTTTATTGATGTATTGGGTTGCCTCGTAATACATACTATACCAATCCATTTCGACAGCTTCACTCGGCGGCAAGGTGGCCTTGTTGTAGTTGGTGCGCATAATATCCACCATGGGATGGCCCTCCTGCACCTTTACCTCCGTGGTATCCAAGGTAAAAGATAGAGGCTTCACGGGAATCGGATGTTCGCGCTGATACATGGGAAGATGAGGGTCTTGCAACTCCTCGGGTTGAAAAAGAATAAGTTTGCCTACCATGACCAAGGTGCCCGTCTTGTTAAATTTGTCGCTCACAATCGTTTCTTGTTCAATCATATCTTGAAGTGTGCGTATGATATTGAGTTTGGTTACGGTATTGCTGTGTAGCCGATGAATGATTTCATTGAGTGTATATACATGTCGGACTTGATAGAGTTGTTTCACTTTATCGGAAACCTTGGACTGTTTGGTGTGTGCATACGAAAACGTGGACGTGTCCTCCACATCCCCCGGCTTGAGTTCATTGATACAGGCATAATTACAGTTTTCCATGTAATCACAGAAGTTGCTAAAGGGTTCATCTTTGGGGACATAGTCCATGGTTAACCCGTTGCTCAGGGTAATGGGAACCTTTTGGTCTATGTTTGAAAAGTTTTGTTGTTCTTGGTGTAGAATACAGTCCACCGACGCACGCTTCAACAAACGAGTCACCTTGCCAATCTTAATTGATTTCTTTTCTGCCATGCGATAAATAAGATGGTCTAAGGATTCTACTTTCGGGTCACTCAAATAAGCACAATGTAAAAAGAGTTGAACATTTCTATCCTCCAACGGTAATTCTTTATGACTACAGTTGCGTCTGGCGCGTCCAATGATTTGTTCGATGCGATTTAGGTTATACCATGGTTCTAGGATATGAACTTGTCTCAGATTTTTCAAGTCAATCCCTTCGGTGCCCGCCTGAGAAATCAAAACCACCTTGACCCGTTCTCCGTGAACGTTGTTCTGCGTCAATACACTAATCTCTTCATTGACATTCGGACTAAGTAATTTATCACCCGAGATGATGGCATATTTGGCTGTTTTGTTGGGGCCATTGTAGTCCGGATTTTTTCCAAGATTAAACACATTGACATCCGGTTTCTTGTCTTTAAACAGAGACATTTTCTTTTCGCCATACCGCTTAAACCCGTATTCTTCCAAGGCCAGCGCAAATGGAATGAGACCACCTGTAATATACTGGGAATAGACCAATACGATTCCCTCGGACTCGATGATATGGTCTAATACACTCTTCATTTTGGCACTGTATTCGCCCAATTTGTCGTATTCAAACATCCCTCGTAATGGCGTCTCTTTGTATTCAAAATCAGTTTTGGTGGTTTTGTATTGCATCACATGGGATAGACCGTCTTCGCCTGTAAGATAACCTTGGTCAACCGGATAACTGATAATAAGAGTTTGTATCGGTTTTAACAATTCATTGTAGCCAAGAGAATCCAACAAGTCAAAGTCTTCGACGGATTCATTGAGTTTCCCCAATACCGATTGATACGCCGCTTCTTGCTGACCAGATAGAGAGATTCCATACAAGTCAATGTATTTCAGGGGGACCGTAATCTCCTTTTCGTTAAACTGAACGGTGGGGTTCGGTAATAAGAAAGAGGAATGCTGGTCCGCATACATTTTGGGTGTAATCAAATAAGGAAAGCTATAAGGGTTTTCGCCTCGAACATACGAGATGTATCCATTTGCACTCTCCAACAATCGCTTCTCTCCATCTGGTTTCAACTCTCCGTCTTTGGTAAAGACGTCCGAGACACGCAAGATGGAACGATTGTCGTTTAACCGAAACAGGTTGAGTAAAAACACAATTTCCCTTGCGTCGTTGTACATGGGAGTGCCTGTCATAAAAATAAATTTCATTCCTTTGACATTCTTCACCAGCTCCAGGAGCATGCCTGCCACTCGTTTTCCAATACTATCACTGGGCTGGTCCGTGATACGAATGTTATGAATCTCATCAATGACAATCACGCGAGACTCAAACGTATGTTTCAGCTTTTTATAGTCTCGGCTTTGTCGACATTTTTCAATAAAATTCGCAAAACTCACGTATCCAATAAACGAATAATTGTCTCGGATAATTTTCTTGATGATAGAGACCAATTCTTCTCTCGGCAGAGAATGGATTTGATAGGCGTTGAGGTCATTGAGAAGCGAGTTCCCGACACATCCATTCAATACCCATAACCCCTTTTTCTTCTCCAACTTAGTCGGGTCAAACAATTGAAGCTTGAAGTTTTCCTGAACGTTAGGAGACGCCACCACCATGATTTTTTTAAAGTTGGCCATGTATTTTGAATAAGTTCGAAGGGTCTCTGTCATGGTGCTAGCAGAACACGTCTTTCCACTTCCTAGACCATGATACAAGAGCAAACTATTGTAAGGAGTATCGTAGGACATGAAACGTTTGACAAATTCCTGATGCGGCGCCAACTCAAAAGAACTCCCTGCCATACAGATGGATTTGGTTTTAGAGGCAATTTCTTCTATCTTTCCTTCATACTTGTAGGCAAACTCCTTTTTTAAAGCAATCTTACCTTGAAGACCAGGATTTGCCACACTTGGATAAGTCCCCGTCCCTGTCATTATAATGTTTTCATATTAAAAAATAATACTTTCTTCCAACAAAGTGTGTATACAACGTATAATATCCAGTTTCTCCGTGTTATAGGGTCGAATATGCTTACATGCCGTGTCATAATTCATCCATTTCAAATTCCCGACTTCGCTCTTCTGGTAATTTTTGTCGTCCAGTGAGATAAAATAGGGTATCTTTGCTAAAAAGTAACGGTGTTTATAAGATTTCATATTGGACCCCGTAAATATTTCTTCAAATCCAGATAGATTTTCAATCAGTTTGATATGGTTTTTGTCATAGCCCGTTTCTTCTTCAAATTCTCTAAGTGCACATTCAATGTCCTTTTCTTTGAAATTTCTTCGACCCTTGGGAAAGCCCCATTCCGGTTCCGTCCAGGGCGAGGCTACCTCGAATAATTCCTTGTTGGTTTTCTTGATAAAGTCAAATTTTTCTCGGTTCGACGTATCGTATTCTTCTTCATTCTTGTTCCATAGCTTCGCCCACAATTCAGGATACCCTTTCGTGAGAATGAGTGTCTTCTCCTTCTCGGTCATTTCCATGAGAATATTCTTCAATTGAAACACGTTTTTCTCTGAATATTTTCCTCTTAAAAAATCCACATACCCAAGCGTATCCTTTCGCTGGATAAGCAAATATTCGATTTCATCTTTCAAATTGACACGAAAACAAACAATCCCAAGGCTTGTAATCGGTCGTTTACAGTTAAAAAATAAGTGGCCATTGCCTCCGCAATTATTACATTTGGGTTTTTGATACATCTAGTAAAAGAAAAGGGTTTTATTTATATATTTTATACAAGGATGAATGATCATGAGGTTCTTTTTTCTTACCTCAAAAAAAGTATCTCCTATTATGAGCCCAACAAGGTAAACCGCAAAAAAATAAAGGAACTATTCTCTTGTATCCCTTATTTTGTCTCGGGTGAAGACCAGGACATTTTATATCCTCTGTTAAACAAGCATCCGATTCATTGTTACTACGATAGCGAAAAGGGTTTGCAAGAATACGTCTATCTAATCTATCGTCTCTATCATCGTGAAAAAAACAAACCCTATCTAGATTATGATACATTTTACAGAACAGACCAACAAAGACGTGAAAGAAATCATCATATTTACTTTATCCTGGTGGTTTGTCTCGTCATTTATTATCTCTATGCATTACAATGAATGTGAAATTCATCATTGTCCTATTGACGGGCGGATTCCTCTACAATACCTATCACGATAATTTCATTCTGAATAGTCTCAAGACACATCAGAAATACTACAAAATGGCCGGTATACTTGTGTTTGGATTGGGATTTTATCTCATGATACACCGTAACCCTACCGAAAGCATGTCTTTTATGAATGCGTTTAGACAATACATTCAGGTCATGCCGATAGACCGACAAACCAAAGACATGATACAACCTTTTTTACAAAAGGACCCCGCGGAACGGATACGGACCTCGGGCAAAAATTCAACCAGTCGTAGCGTGAGTGAGACAAAAAAGAAGTATGTGGCCTCTCAGCAAGGATGGAAATGTAAAAAGTGCCAACAATCACTGACGGCATGGTTTGAAGTGGACCATGAGATACGACTGGAACATGGGGGGTCCAATGAAGTCGAAAATCTTGCGGCTTTGTGTCGCAATTGTCACGGAGAAAAGACCGCTATGGAAAATATTTAATATTCAAAATACTATATAATATACTATAATATCAAATGGATGGAAACGCCACCTATACGTATTCTTCCAATTCGAAATTTTTCTTCCTCCTACTACTCTTCGTATTTCTTTCCATCGGAGTGTTTGTCTTTATGGTAAACCCTTATCATATCTTGGACCGGTTCAAATTGTCTATGATATTTATATTCTTTTTTATCTCCTTTGGTATATTCTATTTTATCGAGTCTCATTTTAAAGAGGATACATCGGAATCCCTTCCCGAGTCTTTGGCCTTTTTTTGGCCTCATTTCTTGAGGGTAGGTAAATTTGTTCTCTTTGCTATCCTGTTGACCTGGGCATTTATATTGGTCTATCGCCAATTTGTTGAAACCACTTCGACCATGTTGCAATATTCTTTTCTCTTGACCATGGGATTTTTTGTGTTATTGCTTGCCGTGCTATATCGAGGGGATAGCGCTCCATTGAATAGCCCCATCCTTCGTCTTATCATTGACTTCATCATGTATATCCCCTGTTTACTGCGCGACTTGGTCGATTATATGAAAAAGGATTATGCCGACACACCTTCTACCACCTTTATTTTGTTGGTTGTCTTGATTTTGTATGTCATTCTGTTTTTCATTTTCCCAGAAATACAAAAGGAGTGGTCGAAACAAGACGGGATTACCTTGATTGAACGTCCCATCTCCTTGCAGGAGGCTTCCATCTCCATGAGCCGAAACGAGCTCTATGAGAAAATATTCTATAGCAAACCATTCTACGAGAGATGGACGAGACAAATTGTGGTCTATTTAGAACAGAATGACCTGAAAAAGCAAAAGGAACGGGAAAAGCAAAAAGAAGCTCAAATAGAAGGTGCGAAGGAAGGGTTTACCACGTTGGAAACCCAAGACAGTCAGTCTCTCTATGGATGGTATAATGCCTTGGAAAGATATAAGCAACTCATCTTTCAAGACATGAGTGAAGATATTAACCCAGAAATAGATAGCAGATTGAAGACACTCGAAGAGAAGAAGAATGAATACAAGAAAAAAATACAAGAAAAAATCCGTAACAATCCTCAATTGCTGGGTGTGGTAGAAGCGCTTCAACTACTTTACTCTACCGTTCGCGCAAGCGGAGACACCGTATTGACCATCCCCTATGTATTAATGGGAAAGCCTTCGGTCATTGACGGAAACATGTATCATTATTCGTGTTCTTTTTGGGTATACTTTAATACCCTGGAATTTTGTGCGGACAAGCAATTGATTGTGAGTTTTGGCACCAAGCCCTCGCTATACTACACGCCCTCTACAAAGGAACTATCGGTCGAAATCAATCAAGGGGAGACCACCAATCGGAGACAACTGTATAAAACAAATAAGATATTGTATCAGAGATGGAACCATATTGTCTTTAATTATCAATACGGAACATTAGACCTCTTTATCAACAATAATTTAGTAGGAACCTACAATGCCCTCACCCAAATATACTCCGACGAGCTTCTTCTGGTAGGGTCAGACCGAAATGAAAACATTGGAGGTATATGCAACATGAAATATTATGAGTATCCTTTGACTGCAGATAAAATACAGAAGATATATCAGCAGTTTCACAATAAAACTCCGCCTGTATGAAAATATATATCCTTTTAATATACAATGGAAATAACCTCCTTAACCTCCATCTTGTTGGTGATTATTTTTATTATTGCCATCTATTTCGTCCTTACGGACCAAGTGACGGGTGCAACCAAAATTATTCTGGTTATCTTTATCTTGGTCTTAGGACTATTGCTAGCCTCTTCCCTGTCCATGTTTAAAACCTACAACCAGATTCTTGATTCTCCGAAAAACGCAAAGGAAGAGTTTGTCTATTCCAATTTGCCTATTCCTACGGCCAGCTTCAGTCTAAGCACGTGGGTCTATATCGATGACTGGAATACCGATTTTGGGTCAGAGAAAAACATTCTGTCCCTCGACCGAGTCGGCGCAGCCCCCACCGAACTCATTTTGGACAAGAACGAAAACAATTTATTGATACGCTATGACGTTTACGATGGACAAGTCGGCTCAACCCGAATGAAAAACCAAACCATTACCATTCAGAATATCCCGATACAAAAGTGGGTAAACATGGTGGTCTGTTTTGACGCAAATTCCACCGACACCTACATCAATGGAAAACTCATCGATACCCAGTTGAACCCATCCCCGTTATTTACTCCCAAGACGGCGGACAAGCTATATCTGTGCAAAGGAAACAAGGGTTTTTCCGGAAGTATTTCAAACGCTAGATACTACGGTCGGTTTTTGTCTCCACAAGAGGTGTGGGACATTTACAAAGCCGGATTTAGTGACAATTTATTCGGAAATTTGTTGAACCGTTACAAAGCCAACTTTACGTTCTACCAAGACTCGGAGGAAGTTGCCAAATTTATTTTATTTTAATATCTCTTTTCTATAATGAACCAATCCAGGGGTCCTTCTACCATTAGCGGGAATTTCAAGAAGATTGTAGACAAAACATCAAACATGGCGAGTTCCTTGAAAGAAGCAGTCAAAGAAAAGGCCGCCAATTTTAAAGAAGTGATTCAAAAACGAACGGAAAACGCAAGGGAACAAATCCAAGGTGCCGCGCCGCCCGGCTATATGGCAAGAGGTGCGGAGTTTGTAAATTCGAATACGACGATTAGTCGGTTTGTCTTTGTCATGGCCCTATTCTTGCTTTTTATGGCTGCTTTTAATATAGGCGTTTCGCTCATCCAACAATACTGGATGAATAGCAAAAGTCCCATTTTGATAGATGGAATGGTCAGTGCCAATAAATTAAAGGTTGTCTCTACCAATCCAAATGTAGATAAGAGTGTGCCCATCTATCGGTCCATCAATCAGGAATACGGGCTAGAATATACCTGGAATGTATGGGTCTATATTGAGGACCTAAACAAGATTGACAATAACCTCTATCAGCGTGTATTCTCTAAGGGAAGTCAAGAACCTGGTATAACGGGTGTTGCAGTGCCAAAGATTAACTCGGGGGTCGTGAATGAACTATTGAATGCGTCACCAGGTTTGTTTATTACCAAAAATGCCGCAGATAATTCATTGTATGGCGATAAAAATTTACATGCCGGGCTAGTGCTTGTCGTCAATACCTTTGACTCTGGTTCGAAAAGCAGCGACTTTTTAGAAACCATACACATCAAAAATATTCCTCTCAAAAAATGGATGTGTGTTACCATTCGCGTAGAGAATACCACGGTAGACATCTATCTCAATGGTATTTTAACCCAGAGAAAAAAATTAAATAATTTACCGAGACAAAATTATTACGATACCTTGATTGGAGATTCAGATGGCGGGTTCAATGGATTCATTTCTTCCCTTCGTTACTACGACAGCGCCATTCATTACGATGACATTCAAAGTCTTTACAGCAAAGGCCCGAACCGAACCTCTATCGACACCTCCATGTCAGATAACATACAGAATTACCTTTCGATGAACTGGTATTACAACCGTTAAAATACTTATGCCTAGTTTGCCTTTTTAAAGAAACTGGTCATGGCTTGATTCCCCGCCTTGTCGTTCTGATTGTCACGAAGGATGTTTTCAAACAAAATCTTCTCTGCTTCTTTTTGTTTGAGCACCTGTTCCTTCTTTTCATATTTTTCAAATTCCAAGCTCTGTTTCAAGGTCTGTAGCTCCAAGAGGAAACTCGCCTTTCTGCGTCGAAACTTTGGCATGTCATACAAGACCAACGTAAAGAGTTGCAGGACGGGTTTCATGATTTGGTTTGTAATGTAGATACCATAATCAATCTTCAACTTGTTCTGTTCGATAAACGCGGGGGTTTCGATGCGGTCTCCTTGGAGTTTTGCTTTTGGATTGACAATGTAAATGTAATTGATACGGTCACCTGGAGCCGGCTTGTTACCAGGGTCTCGAATACCGATGCGCTCAGCCAACACATGATGCGCAATCTGTTTTGGATTCTTGTAAAAGGACCGCAGCGACTTGCTTATCATGAGTTTCTCAATCGGAACCTTCTTCTGAACAATTTGAAGCAACATTGTGTTCAAGAAATCCATCGACTTTTGAACATCTTTTTCGGTCATGAGAATGTCAATAATGCCTCCGTAAACATCTTTGACAATTGGAGCGTTGTCGCGTCGTTTCAAGACAATGCCCATCGACTTGCGCTTACAATAGGTCGGGTCATATTCATAAAGCATCCCTACATATCGTTTCTTCGACAAGAGACAAAACGGTAGGAATGTTTTCTCGTATTCCAAGTCATGTGGTTTCTTCAAGAACCGTGTGGCCAAGGCACCGGCTTCCTGCGCGAGTTCAATCGTCACCTCTAGGGCACGTTGCGGTTCTACCTTCTTGCCATCTTGGGAAAGATGAAAGGTGAAGAAGACCGAGTCCGTATCCCCATAAATGTATTCCGCCGCGGTATGCATCTTTCCATATTTGGTATCGACCCAAGTGTCCTTGTATACCGTTTCCACGACTTCCTTGCCATATTTCAACAGTTTACGACCGACCGCAGTCGTAGAGGCCGCCACGTCCATCTCGTAAAAGGTGCTGGTCTTGGCACCACATTGTCCATATAAACTGTTTGCGGTGACCTTGATACTGAGCTGTCGCTTGTCCAAGATATTCTTTTGAAAAGGGTCGGTCTCCTTCTCCATTTGTTTCTTGGTGCTTTTACGTGCTGCCAAGAGCTCTTGTAAAATAGAAGGTAAAATCGCTTTCTTTCCATCGGGATATTGTGCAAAACGACATACCTTGAAACCGGTGAGCACCTTGACCGAGGCACTCGAACCTGTTTTTTTATATTCAAAGGTGTCATAGGTCACATCGACATAGTCGTATTCTTCCAGGTTGTCATAGATAAAATTGCCTTCCTTGTCGCGTATACCCGTAATGAGTTCCTTTCCAAACTTGTCGGTCTTGATAGCCCCTGCTGTATCGTATTCCTTGGTCCATACCTTGCTGTCATGTGAAAGATTCTCACTGATAATGGAAGAGGGATACAGTGACCCATAATCGAGACAAGCCACCGGGTCTTCCAGATACAAGTTACATTTAGGCTCAAGCACAATCGCTCCCTCGTAAAGTTCAAACGGATTCCCTTTGGAGATAAACGGCATCAAGACATCGTTTTCTCGGCATTTTTTTGCCACGTAACTGGTTCCTTTGATACCTTGGCCGCGCATCACCAAGAAGTCAATCGGCACACTACAGAGCTTACTCATTTCTACGAAAGTCGTCAAGATGTCCACTTTTTGAAAGATTTGATGCACGAGATTACAATCCTGAATACAGTATTTAGCAATCAGTCCGCGTTTGGATGGGCCTTGATGGGTCCATTTGAAAATCTCCTGAGGGGAAACGTCGTCCTTGGCAAGCCCCCAAGTCAGCGTCTCGGTTCCCTTCAGTGTCCCTTGAATCCGAAACCCATCCTTGAAACACTCGATCACTTGAAACTTGCGTCCTTCCTCATAGAGGTCACATGAATGGTTGATGATTTCAAAATGGATAAAGCATCCGACTTCGATACCTTTCAAATTCTTACTCCAAATACGACAAGTCTCGTCCTCATTTTCGTAACGCTTCACGGTGTCGCTCAAGAGATATCCTGCGACCGAGTCTAGCTTATACGACGATAGGTTGAACTCTTTTCGCATGTAGGTATACATATCAATCAACAAACGCCCCGTCATGGGTATACGAGTGAGGTCATAGGGTCCAGACGCTAGAACAATCTTCGTCTCTTCTACCTCGCAAGAATATTCTTTGGCTCGTCCCAGGTTCATAAAGGCTTCTACGCAATCTAGCTCTTGCGACCGTTCATGCATGAACTTGAAATCGAAACCAAAGATGTTATATCCAATGATAATATCGGGGTCTTCTCGCCGAATCAGCTCACTCCACGCGACCAATGCTTCCTTTTCGGTCTTGTAGCATTCCAGTGTATGCTGTTCCAAAAGGGTATCCGTTTCTTGGACACAAATACAATGCTGAAGCGAACATTGTTCTGACCCATAGGACATGAACGTGGACCCAATAAACGTCACTTGGTCGCCTTCCAGCGCAGGAAATAGCTGACCCAATACATCCATGAGATACACGATTTTCACAGGCGTGTCAATCGATGGATTGCTCAAGAAATCAACCAAGTCCGATTGGGCTTCAATCGTCTTGTATTGAACCTTTTTCGAATACGCATCTTCGACATCGTTTTCATGTTCATGTTCCTGTTCTGTTTCCTCCACCTGAAAGTATTTTTGTATCTTGTTCTCGGTCTCTTCCTTTTTCACAATCTTGTATGACATCAGTCCTTTGATACACAAGAGAAGCTTGTCTTCGGATGGCGGTTTCTTCGGATAACAACGGTCAATCGTCAAGGTCTGCTTCTTGTCAAATACATTCAGGATGAGTTCCTTGATAAGAGTTGGATAATCCTCTTTGGTCACCTTTTCCAAATGATACACCATATCGTAAGCGACCTTTTTGTAATCTTTGATGGCCTCTGGAAAGTCACCGTGACTACTGCTGGCTTCAATATCAAAACTGCATATCTTATAGGGAACAAAGGTATCCTTGTCAATGGGTCGAACCGATTGAGAAGAACAAGATATTTCCACCTTACAATGCGTGGCCTTGTGTTTCACTTTCTCGTAATCGTGAATCTGTATCCATCCAGAAGGACTAATCTCTTGGATATGAAAGAAACGCAACAACGGAGGAACCATGCATTCATACAGCGTCGTCTGCGTGCCTTCGTAGATATAGGGAAACACCTTGGCACTTTCCTTGTTGTAATAGAGTTGCTTGATGGCATAAATCAGTTTCATATCTTTACATGTGATGTAAATAAAGGTATGATACTTTCCTCCGTCAAACCCATACAACGCCTTGCGTGAGACAATCTTGTAATTCACCATCGACTTGATGCTCATTCGAACACTTACATTTTCATGCTTTCTGAAGTGAGCCATGAATGCGTCGCATTGATGTGTGGTCCAATCGTCCCCGACACGAATATACAAGAAAGGACAGAAATCCGTGATGCGGGTCACATAAGTCACACGCTGTTCGTCGATACCAAAGAGGTCAATCGTGAATCCATCATTATCTTTCACGTCAAAGCAGCAGAGTTTGTATTGAACGACTGGTTGAGAAGTCATCTTTTCGAATCAACCGACTTAATTCTTTCTTCTCAATTTTTTCGTCTTGCCTCTTGCCTTTCGGCGGGATTTTGCCTTGGTCGCAACCCGTTTGTTTCGTTTCAACGGTTCTATCGCACGGTTGACAAACTCTGTCATTTTTTCAGGCGAACGTTCGTCGTTATACTTTTCAACCATGCGCCCCTTTTCGAATCTTATCAAAGATGGAAACCCATCGGTGTTTTTACCTATCTGGCTACCCGACATGGCAGGATTGGCGTGCATGGCCGAACCATTGACCTCGACAATTTTCACTCGTGGGTTAGCCATCCGCTTGGTAATCTCCCATTTTGGACGCATCTCAATACAATGCCCGCATTGAGGGTGAAAGACCAACACAACGCACGTCATCTTTCGGATACGTTGTAATCCTTGGTTATAGTTGCTTGGTTCTATCCTTTCTACACCCATAATAATATATACCTATATAAAAATGAATAAACGTGTATTGTTTGTTGTATTTATACTTTTTTTATGGGGTATATTGTTCCTAGTTCAACGTAGTCAAAAAGAAATCACGGAGCCGTTTGTCGGAGGCCATTGTCCAACCACCCTGGTGAAAGACGGCGAATACATCTTTTTATACGACCCCCAAAAAGCACGCGTGCCCGGTGTAAATCCTATCCAATTGAAAGGCCTGGAAGACTATAAGCAATTTATCGAATGGCAACGAGCCATTTCCTTAAAGTGTCCTATCCTTCATCTAGAAAAGGTTTACAATGCACAGGGAGAAGAAATGTATGAAATACGTCATAACTTTATCGACCCCGTAGAAGGCGGAGTGCCCCATGAGAAAAAGGAAATGCCATGTGATACCGATACGCTGAGACAAAATCCACCCTATAACGCGAACCAATATCCATCCTTTGACAAGGAAAACCAAACACAGGGAAATCCTGGAGCCATGACTCTCGCCTTACGATAAAAAGAGGTTTAGGTTCTGAATGACATTCTTGTTCAGTCGCTTTGGTTTGACCTTGGTAGGGTCCTTGTTTGGATAGGTAAACTCTTCCATCTCCCTAGGGTTTTTCTCCATGGCCAATAACAATCCTTTTACATGACCATATTTTTCCATCAACACGGTCGCAATCGAGACACTGACATAGGGAATTTGTGCAAGCATATATAGACTAATGTTGTCTCGATTGAGATGACTATTCTTTTTCTTGATGATGCTTGATTCTTCATAGGTCATGACAACCGTCTCTTTCTGGCTTAAATCGACCATTCGCATGATATACCGCGCCGTTTCCTCTACATTGGCCGGCTGTAATACAAAGAATCCTTTCTTGGTCATGTTAATCATGGCACTGAGTAGAGCGTCTCTCGACAATGAACCACTATAGGTTAGAAGTGAACCTTCTAACATATAATACACCTTGAACCCATTGGTTTGAGCAGTTTCTAGTCGAAAAGATTGTTCATGGTAACGCCCGTCTTTGATACTGGCCTCTAAATCACTCCATGTTTTCCTTTCGACTAGATAATTTGAAAAGGTCATGTCTCCGACCTCCAAGTTTTTGGTTTCGACTACAATCGAGGGATGCTCGTCCTTTATCTTGACGCATTCTTCCAAGAGACGAGACTCGCGATAATCCAAGTAGAGCGTTGCCATTGTATAGATTCAAGCAGAATGTTTAAATTAGTTTGGTTTAAGGTTTGCAGCAAGATGGTGGAATGCCGCGGGTGCATCCCAACGTGAAATTGGGCGCAGTTTTTCGCTGGACATGGGAATGATTGCGCGAGCCAATCGTGCAAACAAGACCTGCTTTCTTGTTTCCACCGCAAGTGGACTGATTGGTAATAAGAGCAACTTGAATACGGCGAGCCATTATACTTTACTCCTATATTTTATTTTCTAAAAGGACAACCCGGGACTCCAATTCCTGGATACACCCGAGTAACACGGCAATAAAAGAAATATAATCCACACGCTTTGTGCCGCCTTCTTCTGACACCAGTTCAGGATAGGTTTGTTCCACCTCCTGAGCAATCAATCCAATCTGAACGCGGTCCGTATCTTCGTCAATACGCTGGTATCGATGGCCATGAATATGTTTAACCTGATCCAAGGTATCCATAAGAGGCTGTATATTCTTTTTTAATTTTCGGTCCGAGGTAGTAATGATACGCCCATTCAAGGTGATGTTCTTAAACGTGGTGGTAGAACAATTAAAGAATACAACGGAACCATCGTCAAAGGTGGCATTTGCTCCGGTCTCTAGTTTCAGAGTGGAGTTCGGCTTCATGACAATACTTGTCCCTGAGCTCATCTCAAGCACGGTATTGTCTGTAAAGGTGATGCCATTTATCCGCGCGTTGAGGGGGTCTCGTTTAAGGACGGTCGGCACAACAATCTCTAAATTACCGTTCACTGTAGTTTGCGGATTCGCACCGATAGGTGAATAATAATTTTGTATCGTCAATTGGTTGACCACTTGATTGACCGCAGTTGTATTGGTAGCCTGTAATGTGTCATAAATCAGTGTGGTAAATTTGGCTGTGCCATTCCCTGTGATAGAACCTTGCACCACAAGGGCTCCGTCCACCGAGACATTATTCTGGACATATAGGTTGTTGTTAAACGAAGCGTTTTGATTCACCCGTATCGTATTGAAAGAGGCATTGGTTGAGGTCAACTCTCCCAATGTGGTCAGTTGAGTCACATTCAGCGGACCTTGAATGACCGCGCTCGTATTACATATAAGGTTGTTGTGTCTTGATTCTCCTATCACATACAACGTGTTCATTGTGGCGTTGTTTTCTATCGATACATTACCACGCAATGTGGTTAATCCTGTGACGTGAAGGTCTTGGGTTACCGAAACATTGTACACGTTTAAACGATTGTTTAAGGTAACTTCTCTATCAAAAGTGGTCGCGCCTTTTGCTAAAAGAGTGCCTACCAACTCGGTAGCTCGATACACAATCAGGTCTTCTTGAATGGATACATTGCGGGCTTGCACCGTTGTTCCGAAAGAGGCGTTGAAGTCTACGACCATAGACCCTTTGATAAAAGCGTTTCGATTGACATTTAAGTCTTGGACAATGGAGACGTTTCGCACATCCAACGTGGTCGCCATAGAGACATTCTCTTTCACCGTGAGCCTACCCATCATGTCCGTGTTTCCAGAGACATTCAAATAATAAATAGATGCGTTTCGCGCCTCTAGTGTGGTGGCGAAAGAAGCATTCGCTTGAACTACCAAGGTTCCGGCTAGACGAGTGTTTCTTGAAACTTGTAAGTCTTCCACGATGGAGGCGTTCCGGGTTTGTAGAGTGGACGCGAAAGAGGCGTTTGAATCTATGGTCAAGGTTCCAGCTAGATGAGTGTTTCTCGAAACCTCCAGGTCTTCGACAATCGATAGATTTCGAGCTTGTAGCGTGGTCGCGAAAGAGGCATTGGCTTGAACCGCCAAGGTTCCTAATACACGAGTATCTCTTGAAACTGACAGGTCTTCTACAATGGACACATTCCGAGCCTGTAGCGTGGAGGCAAAGGAAGCATTTAACTGGGTTAACAACGTTCCGGCTAGACGCGTATTCCTTGCTACGGATAGGTCTTCCACGATGGACACATTCCCGGCTTGTAACGTGGTCGCAAAAGAAGCATTTAACTGGGTCAATAAGGTTCCTGTTGACAAGGTTCCAAAAATATGACCATCTCTAAAAACCTGTAAGTCTTCCACAATGGACGCGTTCCGAGCTTGTAGTGTGGTCGCAAAAGAAGCATTCAATTGCGTGGCCAGGGTTCCTGTTAGACGAGTGTTTCTTGCGACGGACAGGTCTTCCACGATGGAGACATTCCGAGCTTGTAGTGTGGTGGCAAAAGAAGCGTTGGCCTGAGTGGTCAAGGAACCTGTGATACGAGTATTTCTAGAAACCAAAAGGTCTTCCACGATGGACGCGTTCCGAGCTTGTAACGTGGTCGCAAAAGAAGCATTGGCCTGAGTCGTCAAGGAGCCCATTATACGAGTGTCTCTCGAAACGTCTAGGTCTTCTAGAATCGAGACGTTGACAGCCTGTAACGTGGACGCAAAGGAAGCATTCCCTTGCACCGCCAAGGTCCCGGCTAGACGAGTATCTCTCGAAACCAAAAGGTCTTCTAGAATGGAGACATTCTGAGCCTCTAAGGCGGCCCCAAAAGAAGCATTTGCTTTTACTGTCAATAAACCATCGATACGAGTGTTCCTTGCTACTGACAGGTCTTCTAGAATGGACACGTTCTTGGCTTGTAACGTGGACGCAAAAGAAGCATTCAATTGAGTGGCCAAGGTGCCTAATAGACGAGTGTTCCTGGAAACCTGTAAGTCTTCCACGATGGAGACGTTCCTCGCTTGTAACGTGGAGGCAAAAGAAGCATTCAATTGAGTCGTCAAGGTTCCGGCTAGACGCGTGTTCCTGGAAATGGACAGGTCTTCCACGATGGACACGTTCCGAGCCTGTAACGCGGACGCAAAGGAAGCATTCTCTTTTACATTCAATAAACCCGCGATACGAGTATCTCTCGAAACCTCTAGGTCTTCCGCGATGGAAACATTCCTGGCTTCTATTGTGGTTTCGAAAGAGGCATTCGCTTTTACAGTCAATAAACCCGCGATACGAGTATCTCTTGCTACATCCAGGTCTTCTAGAACGGACACGTTCCGAGCCTGTAACGCAGACGCAAAGGAAGCATTCTCTTTTACATTCAATAAACCCTCGATACGAGTATTTCTTGCTACATCAAGGTCTTCCATGATGGACACGTTCTTGGCTTGTAACGCAGACGCAAAGGAAGCATTCAGTTGAGTCATCAAGGTTCCAGCTAGACGCGTGTTCCTGGAAACTGACAGGTCTTCCACGATGGACACGTTCTGAGCCTGTAAGGTGGACGCAAAGGAAGCATTGTATTGAGTGGTCAAGGTTCCGGCTAGACGAGTATTCCTTGCTACTGACAGGTCTTCCACGATGGACACGTTCTTGGCTTGCAACGTGGACGCGAAAGAGGCATTGGCTTGAGTGGTTAAAGAACCTGCGATACGAGTATCTCTCGAAACCGATAAATCTTCCACGATGGACACGTTCCGAGCCTGTAACGCGGACGCAAAGGAAGCATTCTCTTTTACCGTTAAGAAGCCAGATAGACGCGTGTTTCTTGCTACATCAAGGTCTTCTAGGATGGAGACGTTTCGAGCTTGAACGTCCGACGCAAAAGACGCATTCTGAGACACGTCCAACGTTCCTGAAAGATAAGAATTTCTTGACACGGATAAATCTTCCACGATGGCAACGTTCCGCGCTTGAACATCCGAGGCAAAATTGGCGTTAGCCTGAACGTCCAATGTTCCTGAAAGATAAGAATTTCTCGAAACCGATAAATCTTCCGCGATGGCAACGTTACGAGCTTGGACATCTGACACAAAATTGGCATTGGCTTGGACATCCAATGTTCCTAAAAGGTAACTGTTTCTTGCCACCGATAAATCTTCCACAATGGACACGTTCCGAGCTTGAACGTCCGAAGCAAAGGACGCGTTTGCCGAGACGTTCATGATACCCGAAAGATAGGTGTCTCTTGCCACCATCAGGTCTTCCAGGATGGACACGTTCCGAGCTTGAACGTCCGACGCAAAGGACGCATTGGATGATACGTTCATGATACCCGAAAGATAGGTGTCTCTTGCCACCATCAGGTCTTCCAGGATGGAGACGTTCCGCGCTTGAACGTCCGAAGCAAAAGACGCGTTTGCCGACACGTTCAGTATACCCGAAAGGTAACTGTTTCTTGACACCAATAAATCTTCCACAATCGATACGTTCCGAGCCTTCAATTCTCGGGCAAAGGACGCATTTGACGAAACGTTGAGTATCCCTGCAAGGTAGCTGTTTCTTGACACGGCCAGGTCTTCTACGATGGACACATTTTTGGCCTGGACGTTAGATGCGAACGAAGCATTCGCGGAGACATTGAGAATCCCTCCCAAATAACTGTTTCTAGAGACAAGAATATCTTGTTTCACGGAGACATTGGATACGTCTAAATGTGTAATATAGACATTCTTTTGAAACGAAGCATTGTCCAGTGTAAGAAGACTACGCTGGATACGCACATCTCGAGAAACATTCAGGTCCTCTTCAATCGAAACGTTTCTGGCATATAGACGATAAGACACATTCGCATTACCTCTACAATCAATGTCACTGAAAAAGGAACGACCTGATACATCCAGGTCATAAACCCCGTTTACCTCGAGGTTAATCGCAGAGGAATAGCCAACGGTTAACTTTTCATTGATTTGACCATAATTAAAATTCAAGGACTTTCTTACTATCATATTTTTTATTTCTTCGAACCCTAATAATTTCTGGTCTAGACCAGAAATATCTTTCACAATTAATGTGGTCATTATAAAAATACAATATTTTAACGAAACTAAAAACGTTTAAAGAATTACAGCGAGGATGTAGAGATGGAGGACAGAACAAACCCTTATAACACTAAAAATAAAGAAATTACTTTACAGGAATTGGACACCTTGTTTCAATCTTTTCATATAAATTATAAGGTGAACAACTTGAATTTATTCAAGCGTTCTTTCGTCCATCGGTCCTACCTGAAAACGGACAATGTTCATTTTCAGAAAGTGTCCAACTGCATGGAGTTGAAACAACATTCGAACGAAAGGCTTGAATTCTTGGGGGATGGTATTTTAGAGGCCATTACCAAAATGTATTTATACAAGCGTTTCCCAGATGCGGATGAAGGGTTCATGACAGAGAAGAAAATTTGTCTCGTCAAGAACGAGCACATCGGAAAGCTCGCCTACAAGCTAGGATTACAGCAATGGTTTATTATTTCTCGAAACGCAGAGGAAAAGAAGACACGAGTCAATTATAAGAAATTGGGTTGTCTTTTTGAGGCGTTTTTAGGTGCGTTGTTTTTAGACGCAAACTTGAACCAAGTGGAAGATGTCAAATTTGTCCATGTGTTTAATGTGGGTGTTGGCTTTCAATATTGTCAGTTGTTCATAGAATACATTTATGAACATTTTGTGGATTGGAACGAAATACTCGAAACAGATGACAATTTTAAAAACATTTTACAGGTAAAAATACAGAAGGAGTTTAAGCGGACTCCTCACTATATCATTCTAACCCAAGACGAAGACATGCGATACCACATGGGGGTCTTTTTATGTTTGACGGACAATATCCATGTCTTGAATCCTTCGGACGCAAGGCCATTCGAAGACATCAAGACGTTTGACCAGATACATGTCGATACACATCCCTTTGTATTCCTTGGTTCTGGCACACATAAAATCAAGAAAAAGGCTGAACAGCTGGCGTGTTTAGATGCACTTACCAAAATCGAAAAATACGAGAACCAGCGAAAAGACAAGTAACCGTATTGATGTTAAACCTGGACTGTTTAATTTCTTCTTTTAATGTATGCCCCCTTCAAACTATTTTAAAGTGAAGCCTGTAGAAAACATCCCCTTTCAATATCCAAAATTAAAGATACGCATTGAGAGAGACAAAAAGGCACTCTATCAAAAATTTAAACGGCCCACCCCCATTCGCATAGGCATTCCTGTCAAGACTGGACGACAGATTGTATTGGAAAAAGCTGCCTTTGAACCGTCCCTCAAAGAGACCGGAAAGAAACGCGAACCGAGAAAGACCAAACGAATGGAACCCATTGTCTTTGACACGGACGACGAACTCGTAAAAAAATACAAACATTATTTGGATGTTCCGCATCTAGAAATCAAACCCCATTATTTCAACAATCGTTACGGATTCTTCAAAGATATCCAGGAAGAGATTGGAGGCATACATCTCTCGGAAGAAGCTGCCTCTTGTGCAAGCAAAAACAAAAACAAACCCTTTGAGAAGATGTTACATCAAGAAATCGTCAACCATTATTTAAATACTTATACACCTTACAGAGGATTGCTCATTTATCATGGTCTGGGTTCGGGTAAGACATGCACCTCTATTTCACTCTTAGAGGGAATGGTTCAAAACAAAAAGATATTCATCATGACACCCGCATCCTTACAGGCCAATTATCGAACCCAAATGAAATACTGCGGGAATCAATTGTTTCGACTGAAACACGCATGGAAGTTTGAGCCGGTTGATGCCACGAAGCGGTCCTCTATTTATACCTTGTTTCAGATTGACCCCGAGGATGTGGTAGGTCATCCGTTTACAACCTATCTAAATAAGGTAAAGGGGGTTTGGATGGTCCAAGAAAAGGGGGCCTCTAATTACGAGACTCTTTCCTTGACCGAAAAAGACCAAATCAATCAACAGATTGACCTGATGATTGACCTCAAGTATCACTTTATTAACTACAACGGTCTCACTCAAGAAAAATGGAAACGTGTCTACAAGCCCAGCGACAAACACAATCCGTTTGACAATAGCACGATTGTGATTGACGAAGCACACAACTTTGTCAGTCGTATCAAGAACAAGCTTTCCAATAAAAAGGCTTCCTTGTCCAAGGAACTGTATCACTATATCATGGATGCGGAGAACGTGCGCGTGGTGACGTTGACTGGAACACCTTTTATCAACTATCCTTCGGAACTAGGTGTGTTGTTTAATTTGATTGGAGGATATACCAAGGCCGTTGATTTTACACTGGACCCGAAGGTCCCCCATCTCAACAAAGCCTATTTTGAGAACCTACTCAAGAAAGAAAACAGTATTGACCTTTTAGAATACAAGGAGAGCACCAAGCAGCTTCGACTGCTGAAAAATCCATATGGGTTTATCAAGGATGACCAAGGCAAACTTGTCTACGAAGAACCTGGGCAAGCCTATTTTCAAGATTTTAAGGACCGGATTGAAACCCTTTTGAAGAAACAGACCGATATTAAGGTCAAAAAGACGACCCTGGTCAAGTTTAAGCGGTTTCCAGACGTCGAGGAAGAATTTAATAGTTATTTTGTCTCCGCCACGAATGAGATGAAATCCAAACAGTTCTTTCAATCCCGAATTGTGGGTATGGTCTCTTATTTAGGAGACAAGCGTGAACTCATGCCTGACATGGTGGAGACAGCGGATGGAGAACCCATCCATATCCAAGAGTGTAAAATGAGTATGCACCAGTTAAAATACTATGCTAACATTCGAAGAGATGAGCGAGAACAAGACCTCAAGGCAAAGAAAAAGGGAAACGTGGACGCAGACGAGCCTGACCTTGGCACATCCTCCTCTTATCGTTTCTTCTCTCGGTCTGCCTGTAATTTTGTTTTTCCCGAAGGCCTCCCGCGTCCTTTGCCTGGGGTAAAAACGGTTCCGAGAGACGCCGAACATCCACTGGAAGGCGTTGTTCTAAAGGAGGTGACGGAAGAGTTTGGAGATGCTGTCTCGGACGTCGATATGTTGGACAATGTGGATGGTCTATACGACGAGACCGATGTCCTAGAGAGAAAACAAAATGGAAAAATGAAGATATTAGACGACTACAAAGAACGCATGGATAAAACGCTTGCTTATTTAAAAGACCATGCGTCGGAATGTTTTGAGTCGAATCTTCCCAAATATGTAAGCACATCCACTGATTTACCCGACGTTCTCTCGGTGTATAGCTCCAAGTTCAAGAGGATTTTAGCCAATCTCATGGACAAGACAAACCATGGATGTCATCTCCTCTATTCCACCTTTCGCACACTGGAAGGGATTGGACTCTTTCGACTGGCCATGTTGTATCATGGGTTCAAAGAGCTGAGAATTAAACGAGACAAAGGGAACTACAGTCTCGACATTATCAGTATGTATAGTCCTTCCGAATATGTTGAAAATCATTATTTCTCTCTGTATACGGGCACAGAAACGGCTGAACAAAAGGAAATTATCCGTAACATTTACAACAACGAGTTCAAGAAAATCCCTCATCACTTGCAAACCCAGCTCTCTGAGCTCTTTCCTCAAAAGACGAATCTTCATGGTGAAATTATAAAGGTGCTCATGATTACCTCCTCGGGCGCAGAGGGCATTGACCTAAAGAATACTCGTTTTGTCCATATCATGGAACCGTATTGGCATCACGTGCGCATCAACCAGGTGATTGGACGCGCTCGACGTATTTGTAGTCATTCGGACTTGCCCAAGCAGTTACAAACCGTCCAGGTGTTCCTTTATTTGACGGTGATAGGTGGAGAGGTAGATTTAGACCAATTTTATGACATCAAGACCGCAGACAATTCATTGACCACCGATGAATCTCTGTATGATATTATGGAGAGAAAGGCGAGACTGTCGACTAAATTTTTAGATGCGTTGAAAGAGGTCTCGATAGACTGTGCTCTCAATCATACCAACAAGGACAAATGTTATCGGTATCCGATGCCTACAAGCAAAAATATCAAGAGCCGGGACGTTCATCTTGTCAACGACCCGGATTACAAGGATACGGCCGTCCGTGAGACAAATGCCGCGGTCGAGACAAAGGTCAAAATCAAGCTGTATGCCAAGAAATATGGAAACAAGATGTATGCACTAGACCAAAGTAAAACACCGGTGGTTGTGTATGATTACAACGTGTATAAAACATCAAAGGTGCTTGTGAGACTTGGCACGGTGCAAGAGGACAAGGTTGTTTTAGATTAACGATATAAAGAAGACCATCATTAGTATACAATGAGCAACGACACTCCTTTCTTTTCACTGGATGGTTACAGCACTTCGGCCGTGGTGGTTAAAGTGTATGATGGAGACACCATCCACGTGGTCTTTGATTACATGGGAAAGGCATTCAAATGGAATTGTCGGATTTCCCATGTAGATACACCCGAGCTTCGCACGAAAAACCTCGAGGAAAAGAAAAAGGGTTACGAAGTCCGAGACAAATTGACCGAACTCATTTTGAATAAAACCGTTAAACTGGATTGCGGTGCTTTTGACAAATACGGACGACTCCTTGTCGAGATTACTATCCCCGAAACCCAAGTTCGTGTTCATGAGTGGCTCATTCAGAACGGTTATGCTAACCCTTATGAAGGTGGAACGAAAAAGAAGTTTGAAAAGGTAGTAGAAAAGGCCGAGGAACCCAATGCTTAAAATACGGAAAATCCTGAAGAAGAGACACCGGATGGACAATTGTCTGAAATTTCCGTAGAAGTTAACAGATAAGGAGCCGACTTTTCATAAAGATTTATCATGTTCTTTTTCATGGTATCCGTCGGGTCAAACAAAATCTTCGGTTTCTGAGTGCACTTGGAAAACGAACCAGAACACATTGGACGAGGAAGACTGTTGACCGTTGCGTCGGTTAAGGTTTCATTCAGTGTGTTTAAATAACTTACATTCGGCATAAAGAGGTTCTCTTTCTTTATCCCGGCTACCTTAATCCCGTATTCATCCGGGATAATCAAATCATATCCTTGTTTGGTGATTTGAGTAATCTTACCCTTGTAATAGATGTTTTTATTGACAAATACTTTGGGTAACTTTTTCAACATATCAATGTCTTGATTTGTTTCGAGGATTCGATTGGATTTATCATAGTTATTATTGTCCGTTATATTACCTTTGAATCGTAGACGCTGAACCTGAATATTTTCATTCGGATGGTTCAAGTTAAAAATACTTTCTGGATTAGAACTGAAGTAGTCTTCCAGAAAAGATGCCTCTAACAAGATGACACTTCCGACAAGGAGTTCATTTTTTACCTCGTTCGTTTGTAGAAAGGCATCCTGAGCCTTTTCTACCGTAAGATAGCAGGATGTATTGGTTCCAGATAGTTTCCATGGCTTTGTAATGGTGCATTTGTCCGTATCATAGGTGATGATTTCTGTAGAGGCGCCTAATAAGTTATTCGAAAGAGACGCTATCCAATCTTTGTATTCGACCCGGTCCGTGTAACTCCCGCAATTTGAATACGTTTTTCCACCTGTATAAGAGGTATTTTCGGTCGTCATGAGACCGGCGATTTCGTTGCCATAGATATCCGTGCAGGTTATTTTTCCACTACAAAACAAGCTTTCTCCTTCTGGGCAAGCGGGGTCCATGTAACGGTCTACGGCTAGCTGGTCCACGACCTTGTTGGTAAACACTGGAACAAGTTCTTTTTTCTCCAATAGGTTCAACTTGTCCATAATGTTAGAAAAAAAACCAACATTCGCATTGGCGGCTTCCACGCTCGTAGATTTCGTTGAAAATTCGAGTAGATTCTTGGATTCTTGTTCACGCTGTTGTGACATTTTTTTCTGTAACACACGAAGGATCATGTTCTTGTTGTCGATAAGAAAATTTGTATTGTCATAAAAATACTTATACATGTTTTCAGGTCTTACGCTTATATCCGAGGTGATAAAATGCAGGTTGGGTCTTTTTAAAGAGACCTGGTTATCGACCTTCTTAAACCCCGACTGGTAGAAGAGAATGAAACGAGTGTAAATATCGAATAAATTTAAAAACGAGGACAATATCTTTTTTTTTAAATTCACCAAGGTTTCTTGTATATCAGCCCGGGATTTAGAGGGGTCGAAATTCACATAATATTGATATTTTTCTCTCATGGTTGGATTCGTGGCGACATGAAATGTTGCGGAGATTCGGTTTATTTCATTCGACAACTCTAACACCAAGTTGTATTCTTCGAAAATCTTTACCCGGAATAAGTCAATGACGTTTTTCCATACTTCTCTTGTGACAGCATCGCCCATTTTGTTGTCAATGGTGTCGGTATTGTTTTCAAGAGCAGCTTTTAACTGAGCGCTATCTAAAAAAACCAATAATTCTTGTAGTCTCACGGGTTCTACGTCTTTCCATAAAAGACCTCCATCTATCAGGGCCTGAACTTCTTGAACTCGCATGGTGGTCAAATCAATCGGGACACTAAACTCGTCTTTCATGGATGTAAACCCTTCCGGGACCCTATACACCGAGAATAAAAGTGTAATCAAAAGGAGTAGAATGACCCACAACAACATCTATTATAGTAGGAAAAGCCTTTATTTTCGACAAGTGCCGAATTTACTACCGCACTTAAAATCGCTGCAATAGGGAAGGGTATTCGGGCATACGTATTTGGTGGATTGAAGCACACCTGTTTGGCCGCAGCAGAGAGGTTCTCCTTTTTCAGTTCCAAAATCAGCAATACATTTGATGGCATCACTTGACCTTGAACCAGAACTGGAACTTGAACTACTTGTGCTATTTGAGGTCTGGCTACCGGTTCCCCCTGCGGTTTGTGCTGTAAACCAAGCTAACAGAGCACTTTCGAGAGGATTTGAGGTGGGGGGCGACGTGTCGGACCGGCTATCGTTCTCAAGACTCGCACACTCTAGCTTTTTTTTACTATCTCTATTGTAGTCACATTCTAACAGGTCCTTCACTTTCACTCTCCCCGTTTTGCTTTCGTTCAAGTTATATTGAGCAAAGTAAAAAGGGTTTTCGGATGTTTGGTATCGGTTAAAGCTGTAACTGGGTGTAAACCCCGACGCATCAAAGGGTTCTCCTTCTCGTGTAACGCTAAGGAGACCCCCGTCACAACTAATGTCTTTCAACAGTTCACCGCTCACACAATAAGGGTAATAGAGGTTGGTGTTATCATTGTCTTTAAAGGGTAACTTCTGCATAGAATAAGTCGCATCACATTTGAGTTTTCCTATACAAAAATTGTAACTGACATCCTGTCCAGGTTTGTCGTCTATGGTTAACATAAAATCTCGCATGGCGTTAAAACTTACATCATTTTTTAATTCGGCGGTATTCAGCAAGGCCGCATTGTTCAATTGTTTGGTTCCTGCTCGTTTGAGCACACGGTTCACCTCAATCGAGTTCATGTTATAAAATCCCTCTTTTACAAACAACTGACTGATGAAAGGAATCACAATAAAACAGATGATGAGAAGGATGATAATGACCGCGACATCGTTTTTCATTTTCATATACTCTATATTATTATTTTTTGTTTCGTTGTAAATAATCAATCAATTTCATTTGGGTCTCTAAAATCGAAAGTAACATCTCAGAATGTTTCTGTAGGGTTCGTTCCATTCGTTCTAAGATGGGGTCTTTCTCTTGCGTAAGGAAGGGTTTGTCTGAAAATACTTGCTGGATTTCTTCTTTCCTTCGCTCGTTGGTCTTCTCTAACAAGGACGTTAGGTCCTGCATAGGTTTGTCTGGTTCACGCGTAAAATCCACCATGGGTGGCTTGGGTGGCTGAAGTAGTTTATCGTATTCTTTTTGAGTATCTTCGAACGAGGGCATGAGACGACTTCTAAACTCTCTTAAAAATTGTTCGTTTTTCAGTTCCACCGCATCCTGTGAATTTTCATATTCTTTGACGAGTTCCTCAAACCGTTTCTGCACAGTCGGTAAGACGGACGAGTTCAATGTATTAAATATTCCTTGTTCAATACATTGTTTCCACAAATAGGCCTTGTTCTGTTGACTATTCATATGTTAGACTATAGAATGTCTCATTTATATCTTTTATTTGGCAATGACCCGATTAAAATAAACGTCTCTATATTTCGCAACCTCGTCGTCTTTGACGCGCGTTCGATTGAAGGTGTTCAGTTTTTTCTTCTTTTTTAGAAGATGAATGATAAAGTAAAGGACATACATTCCACATTCGCTTGTGGTCGTTTGATGTGCTTTGTTTCGGTTGTCTCGGTATTTTAAAGTCAATCCCATCGCTTTCCCCTGTTGCTTCAGTCGGTCTGCTAGAACATTTACTTCTTTTGTAGGCGAGTTTCCTGCCGAGTCAAAATAATAGATGGTTTTTTTATTCAAGTCTATCCACATGCAGACCCAATGAGAACCTCCTCTGTCATGGGCGTCCAAGTTCAATACGATACCTATTTTCGTTTTACCCTTTTTACGGTAACTTGCCAAGTCTATTTTACACAAGTCTTCACTTACACAACGGTCGCCCACTTTGGTGTCGAAATCCATCGGGGACGCATGGATATAGGCAAACTCTGGATAAGTATTTTGATATTGGTCTAATACTTCGTCAATATCTTCGTTGGATAGCCATTCTCTGTCGTTGCTCTTCCATTCCTTGGGCGGGACAGGTGCGAAATTATGTTTGATGATACGCTTGGAGTTCTCTTTATCCAATTCTAATTTTTCCATCCAACAGACTTCTTGGTCGCAATCTTTCATGTTGTTGCGCAACGCATTCCAAATCTTCTTCTGTTCCGTATGCACAATCTTTTTGTCTGGATACTTTCTGTTCCATAGATCACGTAATTCGATTAGAGCATTATCGTTGTAACACGTATACGACCGTTTCGTCTTTCTGGGATGACAACTTAATTTCTTGAAAGGAGCTTTTTTCGTCTTCATATAAATATAGAGATATAGAATTATTTTTTTTCGATACGTTCAAAGAGTTCCTTCATGGATGTTTTTTTTGAACGCATCACAAGACGCTTGTCTTCTTCAATGTATTGTGGAACCGTCACATCAACCGGCGGTCTTCGTCGTTGAACCTCCTCCAAGACAGACGAGACAAAGGTAAGAAAGGCTTCTTTGTGTAAGAGATATTCTTCTTCTTTTGTCTCGGTTTTGGTGGATACCATTTTTTGAAAGATACGTGTAATCTCTTTTTTATGTTCTTGTATTTGTATACTCTCAATCATCCTAGTAGAGACGATAGATTATTATTTGAATGTTTTACCTTATTGGGCTAAGCTTAACTCCTTGACCCGTTCTTTCCTTGGATTCGGCCTTGGAAGGTTGTCTGTAATGAAGGCGCGTCATGTTAAAAAAAGGGCTAGACTCCTTCTGGCTCACGGACCGAGACACGGCTTGGGTGATGCTATGTCCGGGGTCGGGTTTGTAAGAAGAATATACATATAAATCGCTGTGGGTCTCGGGTATGTAGACCGCAGCATCGGCCTTTTGCAAAGCGGCAAACTGGGAACGCAACGTGGACTCTTGGTCAATGTGTTTCGCATAATAGTCGACCGGCCCTCTGTTCCCAGGATGAAATGTGTTTTCGGTAGAATATTCCTTGTATTGATGTAGAGGCTCCGTGGACTTTTGGGGTTCAGGGGTGGTTTGGAATAGGGTGTATTTGGTGCTGGCAGGTCTTGGGTCATACAAAGGCTGTAAAGGCTGTGATGCTTGAACACGTTCCATGATGCGAACATTTAACTCGTTGTCATAATCTATATTCATCTATACTAATCTAATATTTTATATTGAAGATATTCTTTATTAAAGATAATTCGTATCCTTAGATAGATGTGTGGAATTTTCGCTTTGATTTCAGACAACCCCGACCCCGACCTCTATCAATGGATGACAGAGGGTTCGAAACGAGGTCCGGATGGCACGACGTATTACACCGACAGACATTGTTATATGGGGTTTCATCGTCTTGCCATCAACGGTCTAAACAAAAAATCAGGACAACCTCTCTTTTACAAGAACTATGTCTTGATTTGTAATGGAGAAATCTTTAATTACAAGGAACTGATTGCCAAGTATCAGTTGTCTCCGACGACTCAAAGTGATTGTGAGGTCATTGTATTATTGTATGAGCGCCTGGGCATAGACTGCTTACAGGCGCTGGACGGCGAATATTCTTTCGTCCTCTACGATACGCAATACAAATCCTGGACTATCGCACGAGACCCTTTTGGGATTCGTCCTCTTTATCTCGTGACGACCCCTACTCAACTGTGTGTATCCTCAGACTTGGGGTCGATGCAAGCCTTTTCCTATGCCGATTGCACTCCTTTCTTACCAGGACATTATGCCATGTTCAAAGAAAAAAAGATGACCCTTTTACCCTTTTACACGTTACCTACATCTGAGTCAGTGGATAGGTCTCTCTTGTATACACGACTGTGTGAAAGTATCCGAAAACGAGTGTATAACACGGAGCAACCTGTGGCTTGTCTCCTCTCGGGTGGACTGGACAGTAGCTTGGTTGCGGCCATCGCGGCAAGGTATTACAAGGAGAAAACGGGCAAGGCACTGGAAACCTTTAGCATCGGTCTAAAAGATGGAGAAGACCTCTTGTATGCTGCCAAAGTGGCCACCCATATACAGAGTAACCATACTCAGGTGATTTGTAGCGAAGAAGAATTCTTTGATTCGATACCACACGTTATCCGAGACATTGAGAGCTATGATACCACGACGGTTCGCGCCAGTGTCGGAAACTGGTTAATCGGGAAATACATTCGAGAACATAGTGAGGCAAAGGTCGTGTTAAACGGAGATGGAGCAGACGAAGTGATGGGTGGATATCTCTATTTTCATCTGTGTCCTTCTCCACAATCCTTTGACGAAGAATGCCGTCGTCTCTTAAAGGATATTTCCTATTTTGACGTATTGCGAAGCGACCGTTGTATATCGAGTCACGGGCTAGAGCCGAGGACCCCTTATCTTGACCCTGCCTTTGTCGAGGCCTATCTCAGTCTAGACAAAGAAACCCGTTACCACCCTGGCAAGAAACAACAAGAAAAACATGTCATTCGTCAAGTGATTCTAGAGTATGACCCCGAATTGTTGCCATCCGAAGTGCTGAACCGTCGAAAAGAAGCCTTTAGCGATGGTGTAAGTAGTCAGAAAAAAGCCTGGTATCAAATGATACAGGAACGGGTCCCTCTCATGGAGCCTGGTCTCTATGAGAAAAATCCACCGACTACTCCAGAGCAAATGTATTATCGTTCCATCTTCGAGACAAATTATCCAGGTGGAGGTCATCTTATCCCTTATTTCTGGATGCCACGATTTACCCATGCTACCGATGCGAGTGCACGCACTCTATCCATCTATGGCTAACGGTTCATAAAATCTCTCAGTTTAGAAGCAATGTATTCGGTCACTCGCTTGTGTAGTTTCATCGGAAGATTGCGCTTCTTGGACTTGAAACCAGGTATGGTTTTCTGAATACGCGTGTTCACTTCTTTCTCCTCCAAGATGTATTGATAGGCCTCGGACCGGATGTAGTAGATATCCACATGATTCATACGTTCATGATATTTGTCATCGATAAAACAAAACAAATGAGTATTCCCATCTTTGATACAAGAAAATAAATCATGATAACTCTTTTCACGTGTCGTTCTCTCGGGGCTATGATACGTGAGGACGGGTTCAAAGAGAGAACATCCCAGTTTACTATGAATATACTGGATGAGTTGCTTCACAAAATCTTCGTTTCGATTGTTAGTGTATAATACAATCCCATTCACGCGTTTGTTTTTTTTCAACAAGGCAAGGGAATGTAACAATTCAAACAATTGAGGACGAAATATTTCAGGGAACAATTCAAACAGCGGAGCGTAGATTTCCGCCCGCGTTTGGTTAATAATATAGACCATTTGGTCGAAAAACCCCAACGTTTGGTCCAAATCGAAGACAATCATTTTATGTTTCATAAAAAAAATAAGGATATATACTAGTGTTATTATAATGCTAAAACCTTTGTCCTTCCCCGAGTGTAAAAGTTTATTGCGTTACTATCACGTAAGACCACCTTCCACCATAAAAAAAACAAGGGACATGGCATTGTTTTTATTTTTGACCAAATTATGTGAGTATGACAAAACAAAAATTTCAGGTCTTTTACACTCGAACAAGCATTATAAAAATTATAGAAAAACCTATAAAAAAGGACTAATCTTTTAAATGGTCTAGGATATCCAACAAGAGTTTTTCTTGCTTGGTATTCTTTTGAAAGACAATACTGTCCTGTAGTAGAATTTTAAAAAACTTATTATTTCCGTTCTTACATAAGAGATAGACCTTTTCTTCGCGGGTCTGTAGGTCCACGATGAATCCCCCTCGCAACAGCTCCATGCTATATTTTTTTTGAATGTTAAAGTATCTCACATAGCTTCCTAGTCGAAATTCATCGATTTCGTCTACGTATCGATAGTCTACCAAAAGCTTCTGATATACTTTACGTTCCGTCTCGGTCTCTAGAAGTTGAGACAAAATCGTGTTCTTTTGTTTCTGGATAGTGGCATGGTCGGTCAAGTTATACTTGTCCATCTCTTCTAAGATACGCTCCATTTCGTCTTCCATTTAGGTGTACACGTGATATCTTTTCATACGCGTTCATCTTAATAAGCGTTCACAGTCCGCAACTATTCTTAATACGCGTTATACGCTCCGATTTCATTCGACGCCACGGGCTCACTCAGACCGTAAGACTGCGGGATATAGTTCTCGGGCGCATGAGAAGGGGCAGGTGGCGGCGGTGCCTGCATCGGAGGGCGCTGGTAATTGGCCGCGTAATTGGTGGATGCTTTTTCCTTTTCTTTTTCCTTTTCGCTCACTCTAGGTTCTTCCTTCAACCCCAGAGCGGCCAGACCACGGTCCAAAAGAATAGACACCTTCTCCGAAAAGGCGTTTTTCATACACAACATTAAAAACAAGACAACCAAGATAATTTGAATCAAGCTCAGATTCGAATAAGGGGATTTGCTATACGTAGGGAAAAAGACCACCCACTTGTGAATAAAAAAGAATATGACGAAAATGGCAATCGACTGCACGACAACCTCAATCACAATTTCAATACTGTTCTTTTCGTCGTCTCCCTCGGGCACATACATTTTCATGGCTTTTAAGAATAGGGCAAGAGGGATAATCGCCAAAAGAATATATTGAGACATGTTGAGGAGTTCGTTTTTTTCAAGAGAGGATAGATTGGTCATGTGTTCTACAAAGGAACCACCTGACCCGCCTACTATTCTTCCGTCCAATCCATCGTCTGAATCCATGGGTTCCATAATATAGTTAACAAAGAAATTAAAAAGGATAACTATATTTACGATTATCATTTAAAAGTAATTCAAGAGTTTCTCGATATGAGTGGTACAGCAGCACTTGCCGCGGCCAGAAGACGACGAGCGCAGCCTACGGGCGAGGACCTTCCTAAAAGTAGAGCGAATACACCCACAAATGTGCCTTCACCAGACGCGCCCACGCCGACGACGCCTCTACAGGTCCTCCTTAAGCATGACAATAAAATCATTGAGATTTTCGGAGAGGTTGAAAAGCTGAAAGGCATTATCAAACAAAAGGACCCGACCCATCCAAATGACATTGAGTATTTTAAAACCCAATTCAATAGTCTCACGCATGAAGTCGCAGAACTCAAAAAGCTCATCATGAAGGTGCAGAGCTTCTCGATGGAGAATAACATGGAAATCATTCAATTGAAAAAATGGTCTCGACAAGAAAAGGATAAACCCGAGAATACGGAATTGTCGGAGGAACCGATTGGGATATAAAAGCAATTTACTATCTTTCTAGATAGATGAAATGCTCTATACAAGACATGAAAAAAATGATGGAATGGATAGAAATGTTCAAATTCATCAAGAACATCAATAAACACGTCACCGTTCAATGTACTGACAGTGAGTTGTTTATTCAAATCATGGATAGTTCGCATATTTGTCTTGTAGACTTTAAGATTGCTTCCTCTTGGTTTCATCATTATGAATCTTCAAATGAAGTCTTTAGCACAAACAGTGCTGTCCTAGTGAAGGTTTTCTCTATGTTTACCAAAGAAACCACACTTGAAATGGAGACCAACGACGACAAGCTCTTTATTCACTTGTTCAATACACAGCAAAACCGGCATTTTGAAGTGCCTTTGATAAACATTGAACAAGACCTTCTCTCGTCTATTTTGACAGAGCCCTGTGCCGATTTTTCGATTAAAAGTAAATGGTTTGATAAATACCTACAAGAGTTGTCTCATTTTGGGGAGCAGCTCAAGCTGAAAATTCGCGACGACTGTATCTTTCTAGAAACGTCCAAGGAAGAAGGCATGTATCAAATTGAAATCCCGAACGAACAACTCGAGGAGTTTAATATTGTGGAGAATTATACCGTGGAATTGAATTATTCTTTACGTTATCTTGTTCTCTTATCCAGTTATGCGCTTGTCTTTCCAGAGGTCCATCTATACTTTGACGAACACAGTCCGTTACGGATTACTTTTAAACAAGAGGGCATGTTGATACACTTTTTCCTTGCACCCAAGTTTACAGACGACTATTTGGAATAATATATCGTTCAAAGGAAAAAAAGAATACCTTCGTCTTTCTTATGTTGACGCTGGTCCTTGTCTCGGGGCTAGTGTTGTTGTATTTACATACCTATGTCCACTTTTATGTTCATCCTTCCAATGAATTGACTACCCTAGAAGATGTCTATCGTCAGGAACTCACCTCTCAAATTTATACGAAACTGCCTATTTTGTTCCACGCGAAAACGATTCGTCGAGACATTCCACTAGAATTGGCCGAGGCGACTGAAAAAGAGGGTTATGTGGTCTACTCTACGCTGTATGACCCGGTTCCCTTACTGGAGCCCTCGGTCAAATTCTTTCCTTTGTCTAAGGTGTATCTGTTTAAAGATGTCTCTGGACAAGGAACGGGACAAGGCACGGAACAAGGAACGGAACAAGTGCCAACGGAACAAGGAACGCAAGCCGCAACTCGTCCGTTCATCGTCGAGACAAATTTGGCATGTCGAACCTTTTACCGAATCCATTCAGGTAAATACAAAGTTACCTGTATTCATCCAAAGTATACAGACCACTTTAACCGAGGAGTCAAAGACCCGTCCTTTATCCAGAACCACCCTCAAATGTTACATCTAGAATTACATCAAGACAGTATCCTGTTTTTGCCCAATTATTGGTATGTACTTCTAGAGCCCATCGACCCCGGACAAATTGAGGTCTTGCAATATTCTACTCCACTCAACCTATTGAATTTTGCGTATGAACAAATAAAAGATGTGTTTAAAATCGCATAAAAAAACACCCCTCCACTATAGACATGTTTGAGGGCGTTCTTACGGAACGAACACCTTTTTATCTATTGGGGACCATCTTTTTAGGGGTGACCATTTTTTTGAGCCTTGTCTCTACGTTTCATACACAAAAAAATGGGGAGGATTTCTTCCCTCTGGGAGGCGATTACAAAGGAAAATATATCTTCGATGGGTCCTTTTTGGATAAATTGTGTTGGTATTTTTCTCAGCTTACCCATCACACCTTATTCCTGATGTTTTTCTATTTCTCCATGGCCTTGCTCAATATAAGGTCTGTGAAATTCTTCAAGATTATTGCTCCCTTGGCGCTTACCATTAGCGTTCTCTATTTTTACTTTCTTTATCCAAAACAATCGTTAAAGATACATCAACTGTCCTTCAGTAGCTTCTTCTCCCATTTCATGGTCATCTTTCTTGTCTTTGGAGAGTTGATGTATATCAAAGAATATTCGTTTAAGGAGACCACCAATTGTCTCGTCTTTATCATCACTGCCTTACTATGTGTCATCATCAACTATTTCCTTCGGGGTGTATGGAGTTACAACATGATTGTCCTCGATACGGTAAAGGGATGGCGACTTGTCTCGGCTTCGGTTATCCTCATGTATTCGTTTAGCGTCATGTTCTACCTTTTCAAATATGACGGAACCGATACGGTCTCTTGGACCGAAAGTGGATACTTTTTGTCTTCGATGATAAATTTGATGTATGCATTATGGTATACGGCTTAAAACTTTGTGCCAAGAGGTTTCACGACGGGTTTACGACCCTTTTGGCGATGCGCTTTTTGTCCGTTTACACTTCCGACCGAGTTGAGGTTAACGCTGTAAGGGGAACTTATAGTGCTCCCGCTTCTAGAACGGGAACGTGAATTCATACCATAATAGATAGAGGAGTTCCTCGACGGTTCACGAACGACCATACGATTCTCGGCCTTGGGTTTCTTTTTTTGGGTGCGCTTGCTTGGGTTCTTCGCTTGATGCTCCTGGATTTGTTCCAACATGCGATTCAAGCTGTTGGTAATCCCCTGTCCATTTTTGCCCGCAATCTTTCTCTTAAGCTGTCCGATGTTGATTTTGAGCGTTTTATTCTGCCCGGTCTTCAAATACGAGTTCAGGCGCTGCTGCAGACTTTCCTTTGCCTTTCCCGCGTTGGCAGATTTCTTACACAAAAACTTTTCATCGCGTTCCATTCCAGGCTTGCATTTGAGTGAGAACTTGCAAGTCTTTGGGTTAAGGTCTTTGTCAGCCGAGCACAATTTATACGCATCCATTATAGTATAGCACAATAAAATAAATCATTTAAAATTGAGATAAGATTAATCCTTCCATTTTTCTTAAACCATGGCGATCATTGGACAACAAATGTATCACCCCATCTTTAACTTTGACACACAAGAATACGAGGATGCTTGTCCTATCCCTCCTCGCAAATCAGGGTTTCAGTATGTGTGTAAATGTAATCATACCACCTTTCATACCATGAGCGAATTTAAGCGACATATCAAAAATAAAGGTCATGTTCGTTACATTTCAAATTATCTTGAGAACATGAAAGAGACGGAGGAGTTTGTCTCCTTGATTAAACAACAACGTATTGAAATTGGACTACTCCAACAAAAACTTGCCTTGTTGACCAAGCCTCTCGCGAAAGCCGAGACAACCTTGTCCATACTGTTTGAGCTAGACTAGCGTAAGGAATATTATTTAAAGAAACTCGTTTATTTCTCTATAGAATGTCAGAAGTAAGCAAGCTCCTAGAAGGGCCTATTTTTCACTCCAAGACCTCTATCCGAACAGAGAAAAATCATATCTTTTTTTACACGGAAGTCGACCGGGATAGTGTGCATGAACTTATCGAGACGATTCGTGAGATGGAGGTCTACTGCACACAAATGAAGCGTCAGATGAACCTGAAGAAAGTCCCTATTTATCTTCATATCAATTCGTATGGAGGATGCGTGTTTTCCGCACTCAATGCGATTGACTATATCCAAAGTTGCAAGGTGCCTATTTATACGGTGATTGAAGGAGCGGTTGCCTCGGCTGGAACATTGATTAGCGTGTTTGGAGCCAAACGTTATATGCGCCCGAACGCACATATGCTCATTCATCAACTGTCTTCTTCGTGCTGGGGGAAGATGCAAGAGATTGAAGACGAATATGCGAATCTCAAGCAACTCATGGTGAAGATACGGTCCATTTACGCGGAACGAACGACCATTCCAAAAAAACAGCTGCGACGCATGTTGAAACATGACCTGTGGTTTAACGTGGACGAATGTATTGAGAATGGACTGGTGGATGAGATTTGGACCGATTAGAATTTGTGACCAAATAAGATATAAACACATAACGGTCATGATAGAAGATGACAGCTCGACCACCCAAGTCTTTTGTCGACGATGTCTTTGACGAAAATACCCTTACCTGTATTTATTCACCCACTCGGATGAATAAATACATTCCAGGCATTCTAGACACCCGCTTTATGTATGGAAAGGAAAACAAAAAAATGTTATACATGTGTCATCCAGACAACAAGGCACTTCCTCCTTTCTATGTAGCGTATCAAATCCCTCCGCAGTTTGAAAAAAAGAAGCTGTCTTATTATGTGACCTTTCAATTTAAACATTGGAACCTTCAACAACCCGTGGGAACACTCACTCAAAACTTTGGGTCGATTGATGTGTTGGAACATTCTTATGAATATCTCTTGTATTGTAAATCCCTACAAGGTTCGCTTCAATTGATGCAGAAAGAAGCCCTCAAACGTATTCCTAGCTTTCAGATTGATTTGCCTTTCCGTGATGCCCGGGTCTTTACCATTGATGGAAAAGAAAGTATGGACCTCGACGATGGTCTCAGTATCGACGCCGAGAAAAGAAGTATTTATATCGCTCTTGTGCCCTATGTTCTAGAGAAGTTAGAGTTGACGGACTGTCTCTTGAATCGGGCTGCCAATATTTATTTTCCAGATAAGCGCATCAGTATGATGCATCCGATTGTGGCGAGCTTGTGTTCCTTACACAAGGGATGCGAAAGGGCGTGTCTCGTCTTGGACCTCTATCACGATGGACGAGAGAAGTTAGACGTGGTCAAGGTAAAGGTATCGGACAATTTTCATTATGAAGAAGACCGGTTGTTAGCAGACCCCGATTATCAAGCCTTTATGAAACATGGTATAAAAGACAGTCATGAACTGGTGTCGTCGCTCATGAAACACATCAATCGCTATTGTGGGAGTGTTCTGAAAAAAGGTATCCATTTAAACATACAAAAGAAAGACCAGGTCTTGGACCAGCGGTTTCCTGATTTTTTTATGAGCTATTCCGAGTATAGTTACAGTGGCGAGTATACCCAAGTGAGTTCGCCGATACGTCGACTGGTGGATATCATGAACATGACCCAACTATGCATCGAGCAAAATCTATTTCCCTTTCATCCTGAAGTTTGTCTCCGTTTTTACGACAAGCTGGATGAGCTCAACCAGGGGATGCGCAATATCAAGCAAATCCAGTCCAAGACCAAATGGTTTCATCATCTATCTACTCACAAGAATCAAATCTATACAGCCATTGTGTATTCCAAAGAGATGTCAACCAAAGGAAGAGACATCTGGAAATATACTCTGTATATACCTTCGGTAGGAAATACATGCTCTGTGCATACCTCCAACGAATACGAAATCCTATCAGAAGTCGCGATAAAACCCTTTCTTTTCATGGATGAGTATAACTTGAAAAAGAAGGTTCGGTTTCAGATAGGATTGGGTATAACACAAGACTTGGAATCCTTCTGAATAAAATATTTATCACTTCCAAAACTCTAGAGATAGTCTATATGTTTCCTTACTACGACCGCTACTATCCTTACGGACCCTTTGGACCTTATGGTCATCACCACCACCACCATCCACATCACCATGGCCATCATGGGCACGGACATGGGGGCATTTTCAATAACTTAATTGTCACCGTAGACCCGAGGCATGAATACTATGAACGACCACGTTCTCGGAGTCGGTCTCGAAGCCGTTAAATCATGCCTAAAATATTTATCATAATAAAACGTCTAGTGGTATTCTACACATGTATCCGTTCCAGAGAGCCCCCCGTTACCACAACCATCAATCCGACATTGTCAATAACTTGGTCGTCCATGTCGAATATGAACCGTATGAACGCTACTATGATGTCAGTGGAACCTGCCACTGTGGTCGTAGCCCGCGTAGTCGAAGCCGTAGCCGCAGTCGTAGCCGAAGCCCACGAAGACCGCGTTAATACCTTTATAAATACAACGAGTCTTGTGTGCAGACAAACTTCAGAAGTTGACTTACACCCTCCTTTAACAATACACATAGTTCAGGCTTGTCCTCATAAGCCCTCTCCAGTTCCCGGGCCATGTTCACCAACTTGAGACAAACTTTAATAAAGTCCGCCACAAACAACCCTTTTTCTTGCTTAAAGGTTTCAATCCATTGAACGCTTTCGAGCTCATTCGAGCAATGTTCCATCCATCCACATACATATTTTGCCATATCGTATTGTAGACACATTTCAGAGGAAGGTAAATCTTGTATATATTCTAGGTCCATGTAATAATGTAATCGGGTCTGTATAAATTGATGTTCTTTGACCAAGAAACTAGGATGATAGGCCTTGAGAGGTTCTTCCACCTTGACGTCACAGAGACAAGACAATAGTCCAAACAAATCAGAACAGGTATATCCTTTAAAATAATTTGTCTCTATACATAGTTCAGTCATGACCAATGGATGCACTTCATGAATACACGAAGCTCTTGTCTTCTTGTCTTCTACAAATCCATTGTCCATTAAAATCTTATCCAGGTCATTCATCTTTGTCTCGACGTAGGTGGACGCGTAGGTTTCTTCTTGTTGGATGCGCTCGATTTCCTTTTCCATCTCTTGCAGTTCCTTGAAGAGCAAATACTGAGACAAAAAAGTGGATGTTTCCATTTCTTTACATTGTTTCGCGTATTCTTTTTTTTGTTTTGCTGGGAGCATCTCCATCTTATTCACTTTGGTTTGATACAAGATACATTGGTCTTTTTCGGTAAGATAGGTTCGTTTTTGATGGTATCGAATGAGTAGTTCTTCTAGGGCAACACGACAAGATAGTTCCATACGGTCAATGTCAACCTTCATCAAGCTTTGATGCGCGATTTGCTTGGCTGAGTCCAAGTCCTTTTCTTTGAGAAGCAAGGCATAATTCATTTTGAATTTTGATTTGATGACCTTGGGTGGAGTGACAAACAATTTTACCATGGAACTTGTATCAGGGGCTTCATACAGATTGGAGACCAAGACCACGTGACCAACGGTGTCAATCCCTCTTCGCCCGGCACGTCCTGACATTTGAGTAAACTCGTGTGGATACAACATTCTCATACCTTGCCCATCGTGTTTGTAGAGGCTGGTAAAGCACACGGTCTTGGTCGGCATGTTGAGTCCAATCGAAAAGGTCTCGGTCGCAAACAATACCGCAATGTATTTCTGTTCGTATAAAATCTCTATCATCTCTCGAAAGATGGGCAACATTCCCGCATGATGAATACCAATTCCTTTCTTCAGAAGAGAAATATAAAAGGTATACTCGGGTAGCATCATGTATTCTTTCCAGTTCTGTAGTCGACTCACGAGAAGTTGCTTGCATATAGGTTCAATCTGGAAATCAATCTCACCTGGGTCAAAGAGAGGCACTTGAATTTCTTTGGCCATCTCCTCTAGCTTCTTCCGAGAGAAGACAAAGAAGAGACAAGGAAACTGTTCACGTTCGCGCAGCTTTTCACATAACTGATTGAGCACAAATTTCCGAGACACATTGGTGATGAGTTTATTCATTCGTTTGTTTTTGTCCATATTCACCTCATAGAGCTTGTCTTGCTTGATAACGTCGAATGTATCCACGAGTGCGTTGACCTCTTTACGTTGCTTCGGGTCCGGGAGATTATCTATTTTTTTAGTAGGAGCCGTAAAAAAGGTGGTATAGATTAGAGGGACCACACGTTTGTCTGTGCTACAAATGACCACCTTGCGTTCTGTAATCTTTTCAATCCAACTCGCAAACCCTTCTTTGTCTCCGATGGTGGCGGACAGCATGACCATCTGAACCGTCTTGGGTAGACGAATCATGGTATTCTCCCATACCGTGCCACGTTCTTCGTCGTCAATGTAGTGAACCTCATCAAAGACAACACATCCCAAGTCATTTAGTTCAAAGTCTAAATGACTTGCTTCTGGTTGCATCAACTTGTTTTGTAAGATTTCCGTGGTCATGATGAGGATAGACGCGTCAGGGTTTTGCTTGTTGTCTCCGGTAAAGATACCCACCTGTAACTCTGGAAATTTGCGAGTAAATTCATTGTATTTTTGATTGCTGAGTGCCTTGATAGGCGCCGTATAAATCACTCGTTTCCCTTGGTTGGTAAAGTATCGTATGGCGTGTTCAGCGGGCAATGTCTTTCCCGACCCAGTATGAGCCGTCACTAGAACGTGATGTCCTTTCTCGATGCTCTCGACCGCAAGCTGTTGGAACTCGCTTAAAATCATGATATATAACTATAGAGGTTCCCTTTATATGTTAAACATCGGGAACTACATATTGGTAAGGAAAATGATAGAAACAGATTTCTCGGCAATCTATGAAGCTGTGCATATAGTGAAAGACACACGGGTCATTCTGAAACAGAGCAAGGACGTCCGAACGAATCGTATGCTACAGAATGAATTGAAATTGTATACCTATCTTCGAGGGTCCGTCCCTATTCCTCGGTTAAAGGCTTCCGGACTAATCGGAGACAAAATGTATTTGGTGTTTGAAAAGATGGACCGGACCTTGGACCAATGGAAAGAGGACCTCTCTATCCATGAAATGTTTTCCTTGTTGCTTGCCTTGCATGAAAAGGGAATTGTCCATCGAGACTTGAAACCCGACAACTTCATCTTTGGCTTCAATAAAAAGTGTCATCTCTTGGATTTAGGATTAGCCGCAGTCCAATCCAATCGTAAGGTCAAGGGATTTGTGGGCAATCGTCGGTATGCGAGTTATACTTGTTTTGAGGCTGAATATGAGTATCGTTTTGCCGACGATGTATTGTCTCTGGTTTACATTTTATTGGAAAGGAAGTATGGATTTTTACCATGGGACAAGACGACCCAACCTCGTAAGAACATAGACTTTGTCGCCTTTTATCCTGGAGACCCCCTTTGTCTTCTAGAGAAAATAGGTAGGAGTGATAAACCCTTGGAACCACTCTACCGTGCGTTGTTTGAGGCCCTTTAATACGAGACCAGAAACGACTCGTATAAATTCACTTTGTAAGAGGTCCCTTCGACCTTGACGGTATCACCCGAAGATAATTCATCGCATCCGGGACTTTGTGTGCACAGACGGTTGTTGTATTCAAGGGGGAGTTTGATTCCTTGTTCTAAGGTATAATAGGTCCATTTGTCTCGACGATTCAAGACCCGACCGAACAGAGGAAGCCGGTCACGGCCAGCACAGGTTAAATAACCAAGTTGACGATACTCGATTTCACGATACCTTACGGGAGGCGCATAGACATTTTTTAACGTGTCTGTATAATCTTGCGCAACCACTACCTGAATCTCGGACGGCACCTGAATTGGAGACATAGGAACGACTGGTCGAGGAGCTAGATAGACCATGAACAAGAAAAGAACTAATCCTAAAAGAAGGACAACCGTGATAGAGATGTTTGTTTTTGACTTCGCCATTATAGTATGATTCTTTATTTTTTGTTCAGGTCTTGGAATAGACGGTGGTCATGCGAAGGGTAAAAGAAAAATCACTGTCGTTCATCAAGAGAGTTCGATTGTGTTCATCCACCAGTCGTATCGTCAATTTGCTAATGTTGACGGGTCCATAATAAAAACGAGGCTCGGCGTAGACGCTGAAATCGTTCTGGGACTGAATGGTAAACGTCGACCCTTTCAGAGAAATGCGGGCAATAATATTGTCTGGAAGCATTCCATATCTAGAGGCCGAGATAAAGTTGACGTTGTTGCTCTTGTTGTAATCGTCCACAATCAAGAACACATATTGGGGTCCCAAGATATTGAGAATCGACTCGCTCGTGTAAGCCAACAGAGAAGTATACATGGGGTTTCGAAACCCTAACATCCATCCAAACCTCTGTTCTAAAGGAATATTGCTTTTTTTATCGTAAAAGGAAATATCCAACACACTAGATGCCACCTTGGACGTAAACTGGTTCGTGATAGGAGGAGCATTGAAGTTGAGTTCAATCGTTTCAAAATTGTGTTGCGTATTGGGCTTCTTTTTAAACGATACCTTACCTGTTCCATTTCCAATGTTTGCGGTATTGTTGCTCTCCAAGTCAAAGACAAAGTTGAACATACTGAATACAATCGAGTCCAGTAGTTCATTGTTCAGGTAATCCAATGCTTTTTGATAATAATAGTTTCCTTCAGGAATATACAAGAAAAAGTAATAAGAGTTGCGTGTCGTATCGGTGCCCTTTATCCATAAATAATTGTTTTCATGCTCTTGATTGAGTGGGTAATGTGAACAGGGTAACTCTAAATCGCAGAGGGTCATTTCAATGACGTTATGAATAGGATAGGGTAGGTCTATGGTGAAATCGCTCGATGTCCCCAATTCATAATTCTCTCGAAAACGACTGTCAATATTGAGTAATTTGGATACGGTTTTACGATAGATAGGATTGCCAGATTCCGTGTTTTTTTCAAACATTCCATTGGACTGGCCTGTTTTTACCTGTTTCGTGTTCATAAAAGGTATGTATTCGTTCTCATACGAAAGCAACGTTTTTTGAATCGTAGATATCGTGGAATCGTTCTCATATCCAAGAAGCTGATGTTTTACATTGGTAAAGAATGTCACCAGGTCAGGTTTTTTGAGTTCTTCAAAATGTTTTATATATTCTTCACATTTGGCCTCAATTTGGTTTTTCAACACAGAGGTGGTCATCGATTGTTCCACTTGAATATCCAATAAACTAAAGAGTTCATCAATGTGGTAAGAACCAATGTCTGTATTTAATTTGTTCATAAGTATAGTATAAAAATAAAGTTTATATCTCTTTATACGTGTTATGGATTTCGAAGTAAAAATACGAAAAAAAGTAAACGACCTATTGCAACGGTTCAATGGTTACAGTCAAGAAGAACTTTACAAGAGTCTTTGTAAATTCGAGACAAAAAATGAACCCCATCAAGAATTGTTTCAAACCATCCTGAACGAGTTCTTCCGCTCTCATTTCTTTTACTCGCTCTCTTCCGGGTCTTATCTCTGTTACAATGAACATCATTACAAACCGATACTCGAAGATGAGCTCATTTATGCTCTGCTACAGCATTTACAGAAATACAACTTACCCACAGAGGTAAAATATCGTTTAAAACACAAGATACATAAAAAAATAAAGGAAACCACCATTTCCAAGACGATTCCTCATACCTATACTATTCAAAACATATTGTCCTTTTTATCCCCAAACCTATTCAATGACAAGAATTACGCCAAATACTTTCTCATTACCTTGGGAGATATCTTGTTGAAAAAGCCCTTTCGGTATTATTTTCTAGACCCTTCGATGAAGCCATTTATCACGCAACTCCATCATTTGGTAGAGCGTTACTTTCAAACCGTTCAATTGGGCAATTACTACAAATATAAATACCAACAGCATGACGTAGAGGTGTCTCGGGTCATACGAACCAATCCTTTTAACCTAGAGTTTGTCGCAAACCGAGAACAGCTCTTTATGGACATGGTTTGTCTCGCCTATCACTATTCAGAGCGTTATGAATGTGGAGACACGTTCTTAGAAGAACCTTTGAATGAACCTCTACAGGACCAAGTGTTGTGGATTGAGCGAAATACCAAGGAAATGACCCTAGATGCCTTTTCGAGTGATTATTTATGCATCAAAGAAGGAGTTGACATTCATGAAAAAGACATGTTGTTTTTATGGAAGGTGTATCGTAAGGAAAAGAGAATGATACATTTGTTTCAGAACAAGCGTGATATTTTAGATACCCTTGCCAAGAAATTTGTCTATCAAGAACCCTACTTCCGACAGGTATACAGTATGTTTTTACCTCACGTTGAAAAGTTCAATCAGTTTTGGAAAGACTATATGGTCGAAGACCCGACCGAGAAATACCTAGAACTTACTGAGCTCTTGCAACTCTTTATGGAACAGGCACGCACGAAAACGGGACTAAACGAAAAGACCTTATCTTATGTATTACAGCACTATTACCCAACCTTGGAATGGGCCGAGAACAAATACATTCATCAATGGAAATGCGTCTTGTGGGATAAGAAAAAAGACATACGACCTTTCTTGAAGAAAGAAGGCATGGATGTTCACGCGCAATACGAGGACTATCTTAAGTATTTTAAAAAGCGACATGTCAATAAAAATTATTTCTTGTATCATGCAAGCTAATAATTAGTCAAATGAAGTTCCTAACCATACATTGTTAAATAATCTGGCAACCTTAAGAACGTATCTTTTTTGATTAATTTCACCAATTAACATCACTTCGGTTCCAAGAGCCCACATCTTATCGTATGATGCACTCAACTGATTTTCAAGTTCGTCAATATTTTCTTCTGTTTTTGCTTGTTTTTCGTAGGCTTTACCTATCCTTTCGTGTTCTTGGTATTCTTTAACGAATAACACGTAAGGATGTTGGGACATTGATGATATTGATTGGGACATTGGTCATATCTATTATTATTAATAAACGTTTTCAATTTTTAGATATTCACCAGGCACGCCTTTTTGGTTTTCTTGGGAGGCTTGATGGTCGAACGTCCCTGCTGATAGGACTGAAAGGTATCGTATTCTTCTACCTTGAAAAACTTACTCTGATAGTATTGTAGTCGCTTCTTATACTGAGACAAAAACATATCCTGTTCATCCACGAAATCTACGACCAAGGGACTGTGTTCCTTGCTCCGAAGGATACGACCTACACTTTGACAAATGTCTGATTTAGGTGTGACCATAAAAAGAGTCGTCAGGGTTTTAATGTCCAATCCTTCCGATGCCATGGCATAGGTGCCCAATATGATTTTTTTACTTTCGGACTCCTTGAGTGCGGCTTCTTTCATGCCTCCCAAATAGTAACCCACACTTGTCTCAAACGCCTGAACCCCCTCAAAGAGATGAGCCAACAAAGACTTTGTATGCGCAAGTATCATGATTTGTTGGTCAGATTGTTTACGTAGTTCTTCTTTGACGACTTCCAACAAGAGGGCATTCCGACCTACATGGTCCAATCTGGAGATGAGACACGAATAAAGAGGACTTCCTTTATAATCTGTTTTCACCCCCTCAAACAAGGCGTCGTTCTGTAGGAAAATCGTCTTGACGTGGACCTCGGTAGTCAGGTCGGATTTTTCCTTGTGCACCACCGGGCCGATGAAATACTTAAACACCTTGGTCAGTCCATCTTTACGTGTCATGGTTCCACTTAGTCCCAGTGTATAGGGCGTCACAATTCGAGTCATTACCTTTGAAAATACTTCGGCACTTAAATGATGACATTCATCAAAGACGCATAGACCAAAACTATCCCACATATCCTCTGGATAGACCTTGGAGGAAAGGGATTGTAACATCCCCAAAACGATATCCTTACCCTCTACATCGATGCAGTCTCCCTGAATTTTACCCACTTTGGCTGAAGGAAGGAACGTATGAATGCGTTCTTCCCATTGGTTCATTAAAAAACTTTTGTGGACCACGACCAGTGTCTTTCGCTTGAGTTGGCTAATGATGTTGAGCGCCATGACGGTTTTTCCTTTTCCAGGTTCTACGTCCAACAGTCCGCCCCCACTGTCTCCGACATGAGACAAATAGGTTCGAATAATCCCTTCTTGATAAGGAAAGAGAGAACCTGTAAAGGGTAGATGAATCGTTTGACCTGGGCTTAGGGTCATGTCGACCTTCCCCAATTCTTCCATCCCATAATACCTAGGTAAATAGAATTTACGGTCCGATTCAAGGTAAATCGGATAGCTGGGCTCTTGTCCATGCGTTGTATGTGGTTTTACCGTCAATTCATCACGAATTTTAGAGATTTGTGATGAAGTGAGGTCCTTTTTAAAGACCGTATACCCTTTCTTGCCCAGATATGCCATACCTAGATTACGAGGCTGTCTTTATATTTTCTATATGTATAGTATTATGAAAGCAACGATAAAAGCAAGTATGAAATCAAATAGACTAGAAAAGGTAGGCACTTTATTCAACTTGGACAATGCGGTCGGGTTGATTCTTGCGTTTCTCATCCTGTTGCAGATAGAACCTCCCCTGTGGTGGGTGAATCAGCTTAATCAGCCCCTGTCTATATTAGCCCTTCTAGGAATAACTCTATTCTTGTTCCTTACGATGAATCCTGTGGTTGGATTACTCTTTATGATCTATATCTATGAACTTCTGAGACAAAACATGTGGGCGGACCAGGCCAGGAATGACGAGCTGGCGCGGATGAACCCACGCAACCCGATGAGCGTAGAGGAATATATCATCGAACGGTCGGATTACTCCAGAATAAAGAATCAGAACGAGAACAACGATAGTGAAGTGGAGCCTATTCTGGAGAAGCTCTTAACGAAGTAGGTTATGGGTTGACCTTCTTCTGAATTTCTTTCAATAAAGGAAGTATCTCTTCCTCTACATTGTCCGAAGACTTGCTGAACATCTTCTTCACACTAAAGATGAGAAATACCATCAAGGACAAAAAGACCAAAAACAAGATATAATGCGTGCTCTTCTCTAAATAGGACGTGGTTTGGTCAATCAAGTCGGTTGCATAATTCAAACCTTGAACGTTGGGTATAGGGATAACCGGTAGCCCATTGGCCCCCTTCAATGCGGGGATATCTTTCAGGTAGGTCTTTTTATCTTCATTGACCAATTCGACTGGCATACAGTCGATATAAATGTTATCTTCCATGCCCTGTGTGATTCGTCTGTTCTCAGGTCCATTTACCGACTCATAAAGAGTAAAGGTCTTGTTGGTCGTCTTTTGGTTGTATTCCATTTTAGTAGGAATCATGATTGCGATGTTCGAGTCCAATACAAGGGAAGAGGTATCAAAGAAAAGAATCGTATTCTTTTTGTCATTGATGATTTCATAATATTGATACGGGGTATGGGGTATCATCTTGTTCAAATCAATGTTTGTTCCATTGATATCAGACACATTTAGATTGAGTGAATTCACGAGGAGCCGATTCATCTTATCAAATAGATTGACTTGAACAATACACGATTCCACGGTCTGTGTTTCAAATGGAATATAGATATAAATGGCTTGTTTTGTATCTTCTGCACTCGACCCCTTGATGACCAAAGATTGACGTGTGGGAGTGGATAAGGGTCCATTTGAATACGTTGGACAAAGAGGCGCCAAGTATAGGGTATCCAAAAGATAGGTCTGTGTACGTCTATTTCGTGTAAACGCAAAGGCCTGTTCATTCAAATTGCCTTTTACCGATAATTGTAAACCTTTCACTTCAGGTAAGAAAGGAAGGGGTTGTGTTGAAAGCACAAACCCATTGAGATTCGGAAAAAGATAGGATAAATTGGTGGTATCTTCTCGCATAGTTGATGTATCAGCGGGTGTAAACACCACAGGAAAATCAGACATCTACTATTATAATTATATATTTTTACTGTAATGACATCCAAAAAGGAAAAGATATTAGACAATATCTTTATTGATCATGCCCACTTGTTTGTGAGTTTAGAAACACTCAAACGTCTAGATAAAGAATTGAAACCGGATGGAAACATACAATATGAAGGCAAGAAAGACCTTCCCTATGATTCCATCGTCTATTTGTTGGGACAGCACATGCAATATGCGAAAGAGGAATCCCTTCTTTCTTTGTCAAGTTGATTTATGCTTTTGGGGGAATGGCGGCAGGCTTAGCGGCAGGAATGGCGGGTGGATTGGCTGTCGGCTTGGCGGGCCCTTTGCTATGGAGTTCCTTCAACGCATTTAGTTTTTTACGAGTTTCATCCTCTATACGATTGATGTCGTTCAAGTTTTTCTCCAAATCATTAAACGTCAGTTCATAAGCGTCCTTGTTTTCGTCCGGGTCTTCTGGTATTTTCTTAGACTCGGTATCGTCTGGCTGGGTCAATCCTTCTTTTACGCTTTGACGCAAAAGAACCAGGACCAACATCGCAAACATGGTGCTTCCTAATACGACAATCATGTTTTTACTAATGAGATAAAACAACAAAAACAACAGATAGAAGACAATCAAACTAGGTGTATCCTGTCTATAAAAAAAAGTGGATACCGCGATGATATAAAGTAAAAAAAGAAAATAAAGCAAGGGTCTACTCTGGAGCCAGTCTTGTTTCATAACCTTCATTACCATTACTATAGAACTATAAAATATAAATAAAAATTGAACACCCTAGAATAGAGGAGTGAAGGTAACACAAAATGGAAGTGGCTATCACCGAACCCCATTTTCACGGCTTGCACGGAGGAGACGCAAGCACCCCCCAATTTATGACCGTGTATACTTATTCTTTAGAAGAGTTTTACAACATGGATTGGCAGGATGAATACAAATTCGTCCATCATGTCACACGTAAAAAGGTTGACAGGATGGCATCCGAACACGACCTGATTCGCGGATATAGGCAACAGATGAACCTGGGCAAGCTGGTCAAGCTAAACCTCGTCAAGACCTATGAGGACGCAGATGGGGTCCTATTCTCGATTCTCTTTACCTATCGTATTAATCTATTCAAACGTCTGTGGAAAAAGTTTCACGCTTTACCTCGTCAAGCTTAACTCGGGTCCTCGCTAAGATATATTTTTATTTTATCCAGGTCTTCCAATACAGTCTCCTCTGCGGGTAGACTAGATAAATAGGCATGTAAACGAACAATTGAGGGATGCTTATTCTTTTTGTAATATTTCTGAAGGGCGTCTAGACACTTTTGTTTCTCCTCTTCAATACACAAATCAAGTGCGTAATCTGGTTTGGACATAGGATTAGATATAGTCTAGATTTATTCTGGGTCCAAGGAACGAAGGGTCTATAACCTTATAAATAGAATTTAAAAATATTGGACTATGATATAAAGATGTCCAAGGTCATGAACGAACCGTTGCTATCCGAAGATACGTCACGTTATGTCATGTTCCCCGTGTCAGACCAGACCATATGGAAACTTTATAAAAAACAAGTGGATTGCTTCTGGCGACCGGAAGAAATCGACACATCCAAGGATTTGACTCAATGGGATACGCTCACGACAGATGAGCAATTTTTCATCAAGATGATACTTGCTTTTTTTGCCGGAAGTGATGGGATTGTCTTGGAAAACCTTGCGTCGCGTTTCATGATGGATGTTCAGTTGCCCGAGGCGAGAGCCTTTTATGGCTTTCAGATTGCCATGGAAAATATCCACTCGGAGACCTACAGTATATTGATTGACAGTTACATCAAGGACAGCGTCGAAAAGGATAAGCTTTTTCACGCCATTGAACATTTTCCATGCATCGAGAAAAAGGCAAAGTGGGCGATTAAGTGGATTCAAGACAAACGAAGTTGCTTTGCGACTCGATTGATTGCGTTTGCTTGCATTGAAGGTATCTTTTTCTCGGGCGCGTTCTGTTCTATTTACTGGTTGAAAAAGAGAGGATTGATGCCAGGTCTTACCTTCTCGAATGAGCTTATCTCAAGAGACGAGGCATTGCATACCGAGTTTGCGATTTACCTTTTTAGCAAGTTAGAGAAGAAGATACCGAAGAAGAAAATCCGCGACATTATTCAAGAAGCAGTGTCGATTGAGAAAGAGTTTATTACCGAGGCACTGCCCTGCCGGCTCATTGGCATGAATTCAGAACTGATGAACCAGTATATTGAGTTTGTGGCAGACCGCCTGTTGTTACAACTTGGATGCGAAGCTTTCTACAAGACCTCCAATCCATTTGATTTCATGGAAATGATTAGTCTAGAACAAAAAACCAACTTCTTCGAGTCTCGTGTCTCCTCGTATGCGCTGGCAGAAAAGTCAGGGAAAGAGACGGCCTTTGATATTTCCGAAGTAGAGTTTTAAGCGGCTTTTACCACCTTGTGAGCCGTCTCTAATGCTCCTTCAATCCACCCATGTGTATCGGAATAGGTTTCTCCACAGAAAAATAACCCTGGAGAGAGATGTTGTATTTCTTTTTGTATGTTCTCAGAATTTACACCCTTTTTCCACGCATGATAACCCGTATTCCATAGATAGGCTTCTATCCATTCAGGGTCAGGAATAGATAAAAAAGGAAACATGGTTTTCAGTTCTTCTTTTATCTTTTTCTTTAGTTCTTTCTTCGGTAAGGGTCGCCCCTTTTTTAGAAACGGTTCAATCTTTTCGGTATAGGCAATCATGATGAGTCCGTCTCGAATCGGTATGATTTGACCCGAGACAAAGGTGGTGGTCATGTGAGGCAACCCTTCAAACCACGAAGGAGATGGATATTTTGCATAAATACGTATCAAGGGAATCGTCAGGACGGTTTGGAAAAGAGGATGATGAAAAAAAGAAATCTGTTGTAAGGCTTGAACCGGTAACGTGACAATCAACTTTTTCGCATGAAACTCGTCGACCTGATACATGCCTTCCGTCAAAGAAATGTCCTTGACCGTATGGTTTAAGTGTATAGTTGCTTTGGTCGATTGTTTCATTTGTTTTATCACCTCGCCGAAACCTTCTTGGGTTACAAAAAATCCACCTTTACTCTCTCTTCGAAACATACGAATGGCATCATACGCATTCTCTTGAAAGTCGCAGGTATAGCCGCGTGCCTGGATCAGATGGTCCGTATCTTCTTTTCCGAGAACGTTCCTACAGTGTTCTTCAAAGGTGAATTGTCTCATCTCTTCACTCAGGGTGTGGGTTGTTTTTCGTATCATGTCCTCGATGTAATGGTTTACCTGAGGCACATATCCATCGGTCGCGTTGATATGGTCGATTCGCTCCGACAAAGGATAGGTATGTAGATGAAAACGCTTGAGTAAGGACCATAGATGCTTGTGGCTTGAATGAAGACGTCCGGCCCCGATTTCATAGCGTGGTTGTTGATGTGTATGAATACGTCCACCTAATCGGTCTTGGGCTTCCAAGAGTAATACCTTATGAGACTTGGATAGTTCCATGGCACAATAGAGCCCGGCAATCCCTCCTCCTATCACAATGAAATCATAGGTATGCATCATGTTATTCATATAAATAAACATTTAAAAAATAGTCGTAAGGTCTCTTTAGAATGGAAACGGGAAACAAGCCGATTTTACTCATTAAAACCGTTCAGATTGCTCCATTTAGAACCCTCATGACCGCGCTGAAGGACATTCTGATTGAGACCAACATTACCTTTCAGAAGGATGGCATGCGGATTGTCAACATGGATAAGTCTCATACGGTATTGGTTCATCTACATTTACTCAGCGAGAATTTTGAATATTACGAATGTAACAAAGACAAAATCATCATTGGGGTAAATGTGTTTAACCTTTTCAAGTTGATTAGCACCGTCGACACGGAGGACACCCTTTCCATTTACATCGAGGACGACGATTACAATGAAGGAATCGTGGAAAACCTGGTACTCAAGTTCGAGAACAAACAGAAGGAACAATGTAAAATTCAGAAACTGAAACTGATTGAACCCGAACAGGAAGAGTTGGCCATTCCAGATGTGAAATTTTCATCCATTATCAATCTACCTTCCTCTGACTTCCAGAAGATTATTCGCGATTTAAATTCCATCTCAGACAAGCTAGAGATTAAATCGGTGAAGAGTCAACTGATTTTCAAGTGTTCGGGTAGCTATGCGGACGTGGAGATTATTCGCAGCGAGTCAGACGGGATGAACTTTGTCCAAAAAAACAACAAGGTGATTCAAGGTGAGTTTTCACTGAAGAATCTAAATTACTTTATCAAGTGCACGAACCTTTGTAATCAAATTCAGTTGTTTATGGAGAATGACCTTCCCTTGATTATCAAATACAACGTGGCCTCGCTGGGTGAAATCAAGCTTGGATTGGCGCCGTTGCCATCTCATGGTTAGATTATTCTTTTCCATGCGGTTTAAAAAGACAAGTCTTCTTGTCCAGTCCCTCTATATCGATAAAGACTCCGGCATTTACATACTTACAGGTCTTCATCCATATTTTCAGAATACAAAAAGATTTTTTCGGAGACAAACTAATCCCTGTAATATGGTCATTGACCTCCTTGTCTTTGGTAATGGTTCCACCAATAAGAAGAAATAGTATTTTTTTCCATAAAGGCTCAATTTGTTTATTGGATATTTTAAAGGAAAATCCGCCTCCTTGGCAATTGTGTTCGTCTTCCCACATGGGTTTAATTTTTCCTTTCATGAAAAAGAATAAAGTTTTTTTCATGAGCTCAAAGTTCATCTCACGCGAAATGAGAACCAAGTCTTTCAGGTTTTCCAATTTGAGAATCGGATAATAACTCTCTATCCCCCACGCACTAGAACTCTGCAAATGAATATAAAACATCCAATCGATGTCTAACTTATATTCATTTGGGTCCATCCTTGTATACACTAAGGATTATTTTTAAATGAATTCAGGATGTAACCTTAGGTTTATTGCACAAGGAATTGTTTCATTTTAGGGGTGGGGTCTAGTCCAAAGACAAAGAAAATAATGAGTGTCATATAGCTGTATAGAATGAGGGGCATAAACACCAATATCCATGCCAAGAGGTGGAGCTTCACGATACATAACAATTCCAACAAACAAATCATCACCAACGCCAAAACACTCTTTAACAATGCCAAAGAGTAATGCTGGTCATACATTTCTAAGCTAAGATGCGCAATCGCAAACACAATAAATACGACCGTGGGTGTACATAGGCTGTCTAATAACATATATATTTAAGGTATAGATTTAAATACAACTTTATCCATTATGTATGGACGAACCCATTGATGAAATTGCGATTCTTATGCGGAATACCAATTATACACGAGAGGTATGTATCGAGAAATTGGCGCTACACGGTAGCGTAGAAGCGGTCATCAAAGATTACCTGGGTATACGGACAGAGAAGACTTCGACGGTCTCGGTCAATCAAGGCATTTATACCTCGATACGAAAATTCTTAGATAACGACCATGATTAACCTTTATACAAATGCCATGGTTCGGGCTCTTTGTCTCGGCTTATAGGTGGGTCTCTGGATAGGCTTAGGCGTTGACGGATGTGATGCATTCACCAAGGTGGTCGTGACCAAGGATTTGTCTCGGTAATCGTAACTGCATACAAAATGATTCACTTCCAACATGTCTTCTTTGGTCATGGTCACTTCCTTCAGTGTATCTAGTCCATCGAGAACTGTATCTCCTCTGTATTGTCGATAGATGTCTTGTGAAATGGTCCGTTCGTTATCATGGATGAGATGTAGAATACGTGTATCTCCAAATTTATAAAACTGTTCACGGTTCACCTTGATGCCCTTTTTCAGCGCGCGTTGATAGAGGATGGTGTCTTCCCATCCCCAATACCACAACGAGGGAAACCCGTTGATGGCTTCAAAGTCAGACCCACGTATGGCCACAATCCCTCCCAGTGCAAAATCAAACCCATAATAATGCTTGATTTCGTTTGGCTGAAGGTCATACGTAATCATATTCTTTTGATAAGGCACCGTATCGACATCGTTAAAGATATAAATGATGTCCTTGTATCGTTCCGGGTATTTTTCCTTGGCATACAAAAATCCGCAATTTTTCATCGCGCCTCGATTAAACGGCAGGTCATTCTTTTGTAAACAGAACACCACTTCATACGTAGAAGGGTCATAATCTTCTAACAAATATTTCATATAATTCTCAAAAAAAAACTTATGATGTTCTCTATCACGATACGGTATCACAAATAGGTATTGTAACATTATAAAGACGATATATATTTTTTAAGTAAATGAGGAGGTATTAATTTCGCTTCTTGAAGTTCCAATTTTTTAAAGCATTTGTTGATGGTCACTTCGCTGATTTTACTAATCGTCGTAATCATCTTCTTGGTGATGCTCAAATTGCACTTTTGACACACGAAATACACAATCCCGGCAGAGATGGAATGGGGTGTATTCTCCGGTATAAGCTTGGTCTTTTCTACAATGTTTGCGATGAAGAGACAAAGTGTCGTCAGTTCTTGATTGATGGATAATTTGCTGCAGAACCGGTTGATGAACGACGTGGGTGTCGTATTGTGTAACACGGTTTTAATTTCCTCGTCTCGCTCGATATCGTTTAAAATACTTAACGCGTTCTTACACCCGCGGGTCGCGCTGGTGTTGTCCAGTTTGAAGATTTCGGCAATCTCTTTCGAGGTGCGCGGGTGTTCATTTATACTACATGAAATGTATATGGAAGAGGCTAAAATCCCGTCGCGATTGACACCTCTGTAGGTCTTGACTTGGGATATCTTATTGTAATAGCGTATCGCATCATCAATGATGATTTTGGGCATGCCTGCGTTGGTAGCGAGCACATTGATGGTTTGAAAATCATCGTATTTGGATTTTTCTTTATACGGCATCGACTGCCATTCCGTATAACGTCTCACTTTTCTCATTTCGTAACTAGACCCCTGTCTACAAATAATCTTACATCCGAACGAGGACTCGACCAACAACGGGTTGACCGGCATCCCACAACGGGTCGGGTCCGTCGTATTGATATCGTCCGCCCCGTAAAATCTCCATTCTGCCCCAAAATCCACAATGTCCTTGTATATTTTTCCACAGACCTTGTTTGAACAGCATTTAAACCCTTCGTCTGAAATAAACAATACTTGACTACATCTTTCGCAGATGTCCTCGGCCGTATAAATGCAGTCTAATTCCTCCTTCTCTGGAACATGCTCGAACATTTTCCACATATCGTCTCGAATGGTCTTGTGATTTTTCATGGTCTTCATCGTTATACTCAACTAATCTAAGCGTAACATTCAATTTTTATTTTGTTTCGTTATAATAAATGGGTAATTTTAATCTATATTCAAAGACAGCCGAAACGGAAGAACCTGTCGCACTGGACCAATCTTTTTCAAGTCGTGTGAATGATATTGCGATACATTACATTCTAAAACAAAATGTGATTGACCTCTTACGATTAACCGACAAGGAATATTCGGACAATCTAATTGTATTGGTATCGAGTGTGTTTGACAAAAATCTAACCCACGAAGAGATTGGGTTATTGAACAGCCACATTGAGTCGGAAACCATACAAGAGGCTATTTTGGACCTCATTCCCTCGAATGAGACCGCCAAAAAAAAGATGCTCATGAATATCGCAAAGTATTACATCAAAATTATGATGATATACAGTGCCATTGTCTCGACCTTGGACCCGCAGTACATGTATGAAGATGAAAACGGTGAGAAACAGGTATTCTACCTGAAAGATTTTCAACAGCTCAAAAAAATACCCAAGGGCGTGAGCCCCGTCTTGCAACAACTGACCAATCCCATGAACCTATGCAAACGACGCGTGAATATCCTGAAAAATAAACTGGATGACACGGAAGATGATTTTTATATTCTTAATCCAGGTGAAAAGGTTTGCGCGAGTCAAGGGACGAGAACGTTGAACGACGAGGTTGGTATCAAGGAGTTAGACCTCCTCTATTATGACGTCTTTGACTACGGTCAAAAATCATGGAAAACCCGAAGCCCTGAAATGGACCTCAAATACAACAACGACCTGACTCTTTTTTACCAGACCTTTACAGGTGAGCAAGTTCGACCCAGTCGCGTGAAAAGTTTTAAAGATATTGAATTACTTGACTTTCGTTCCCTCTCTTACTGCACTGACCCTTTGTTTACCCAAGAGTTTACCGTGTCGAAGAGCAATCCTTATATCAAGCGCTACGTCGAAGAGATTAAGCTTATCGAAGAGGAGACAAAAATATACAGAGAGTCTCTGAATGAACAATTGAACGTATTGTTTCAGATGAATACAAAGAACGAGGAAACTTATAGCATCAACCCGATGCTCACCATGAAAACCATTCTCGAAACCGAGGAAAAGACGCGAGAACTCATCAGCGCGTTGTATACCGATTGTGAAAGACGGTTCGTCAACGCACTCATCCTGTTTGAGAAAATATACGACGAACAGACCAAAGACCTCAACCAGCAGCAATATACCCAGCTTCAAAAAGAGAATGTGATTAATGCGCCTAGGAACCAGATAGCCCTTGAAGATGAGGTAGAGTTAGAAGAGGAACCTCTGTATAATAGCGCCCTTTATGTCAACAAACCTCTTCCTTTGCCCGAGAATTACAAAGAACCCGAAATGACAGAAGAGAAAGAAGTCGAACCATATGATACCATCTATGGACAAGAGAATCGGGCACAAGAGAATCGGACACAAGAGAATCGGACACAAGAGGAACAGAAGGACAACCTCTTGGATACCGGACTGGATAAACCCTTGAATACCGTAAATCCGGAAGAGAAAGATAAGTCATGGATTTCAGGTATTACGGATACCTTTCGCGGATTTAGTGCTCCCTCGTTCATGGCGAAAGAGGACAAGCCTGTTCCACAGAAAGATACATTTGGATTAGAGACGGATTTCGGAAAAACACAACCTGTAGAGACGGAAAAGGACACGTTCGGCATTACAAAACCTGTACCTGTGGAAAAGGACATGTTCGGGGTTGCCAAAACGGTAGAGCCAGCAGTTCCTGTGGAAAAGGACATGTTCGGGTTTGCCAAAACGGTAGAGCCCGTAGAACCTGTGGAAAAAGATATGTTTGGGTTTCCCAAAAAAGTAGAACCTGTAGAACCTGTCGTCAATACAAACAAAAACAAAAATACAAATACAAACACAAATATTGTATTAAAACCTCTCAATCTTCCACGTGTGGAAAATCCATCCCTACCCTATAACAGTCAGAACATGAATCGTCGGGAGCCTTTACCTTTGCCCGTCCCTTTGCCCGCCCCTTTGCCCGTAGACAACTCGTTAAAGAAAAATACGATTCAGAACAAACCGCTAGCCAATCAGGCTCCTAACCAACTAGGTGCAAGGAATACCGACGCAAGGAATACCGAGACAAGAAATATCGAGACAAGAAATAGAGATGAAAGATATGAGAAGAAGCCCGAAAAGAAAGAAGAGAATCGCCGAAATGTAGCTCGTAACATGTTTGGTGAGCCTGATTTAAGTTAAATAGGGGTCTGCCTTCGTGTAATCTACCACATAACCCATGTCTTCTAAAAACCCCAACGTGATGCGACTTAAAGAGGTCAATGAACTAATCCAGCCCGTCATGAGTTCATCCTGTAACCCCGGGTGTGCTTTTCCGTCAATCATACGATTCATGTCTTTTTCTGGATGAGCATCTTGAGTTCCTTCCCCTCCATCGTCCTCGAGTGGAATACCGGCCAACTCGCTTGTCGGATAATAGGATTTGTATTCACGCAAAGCAGCGGCTCCTGTATAATAATATTTTTCCTTGTTATCCTCTTGGTAAGGGATCAAGGGAGCATTCGGTAAATACCATAGGGTCCCTATTCCCAATACATGACCCACCTCATGTAACAAGACCGCATACAACTGTTCTTCTTTCAGGGAACCATAAAGATAGGTTGCATTGAGGACAATCGCCCCTACCATTGGAAAGGTGTTTCCAAACGTATGCTCACCCAAGTATAAGAACTTTGTGACGAGGGTAGAAGCCAATACATTTTTTTCAAGCGGTTGGGTAGAAACATGTAAAGCAATTTGATAAGCTTTACATCTTTTACATGGACGAACGACTTCATCCCACCGCGCCAATACCCTTTTTAGGATAGGAATAACCCCTTCTTCATCCGATACGTATTGAAACATACTCATTACGATAATCATTTATTCTTTCTTTTACAAAAGGTTTAGGCTAGCTCTTGACAAATCTACCCGTGGGCTTATAACTTTGCATTTTTGTTTTCGGTTTTGCCTCGGTCCTGAATTCGACTCGCGTCGGCTCAGGTGTTTCCACTTGACCAAAATGGTCTACCTCAATATTCTTCTTTTCTTTCAGCTCCTCGCGCACGTAATCCGGCACCCAATGTCCCCAGGAGATAAAGATAAGATTGGGATGAATATAACGTGTATTGAATCCATCTACCGTGAGGCGGTCTAATACAAAAGAGAGACATTCTGAAAAATCATAATTCGGTTGTCCGAGCAATACCTCAGGCATGACAAAAGAACAGAACTGTAGACTGTTTCTCTGTCGAGAGGCGATGCGTATGGTCTGGTGAACCCGTTCTAACAATTTACTATAGATGGACAATCGAGACAAGTCGCTCTTCTTCTTGGACTCGTATAATTCTTCAATGTTCAATCTGGGTTCTTCCATTAACAATAGTTAAGAAAATGTTACAACTGAAAGATTGTATTGATAAATTTATCCATGGTCTCCGGTGAGAACTCCGAGTCATAAATGTAACGTTTTTCATTGACTATAAGAACAATGGTCGGGTAAGAGTCAATACCGTAGCGCTCGGCCTCGGTTACATTCTCGTCACAATCGACCTCGCGAAAACTGATGGCCTGTTTCTTTTGATTGTAGGCCTTTTTATATTCGAGCCACTTGGGCAAGGTTGTTTTACAATGAGGACACCATTCTGTATAAAACAATATGGCCTCACCCTTCTTCTCATTGTCCTCGACAAATTCGCTATTCGGTATAAACTCGGGCTTTGGAGGGTAGAAAAAAAGATATACGTAATAAAACACCACGAGTGCAATGGCAATGCCCACTACAATCCATACGTTCATTATAGTATTAATAAAATATAATAAACAGAACCTTTTTCTTTATAAATGTGGGTGAAAGACTATCATAGTGGTAAATACATACAATTGGACCGGGCTGCGTTTGTTTCGCATAAGCATTTTTATGAAGAATGGATGCGGATTAAATACAATTACATTCTTCCCTGTCCGAATACCTTAGAGGAGGTGAAAGACCGTCTTCGCCAAGCTGTACAGGAGAAACGTCTCTATGAAAAATAGACTCACGAGGAATAGATATTGACCCGTGAACCATAGAAACCATCCATAAAGGGTCGATAGAATCGTTACCAATACTTTTACCCACGCGTAGGGATAGACGGTGAGAACCAATAGCATGGTTAAATAAAGAAGATAGAGCGTATTGTTCAAGAGCAGGTCCATGGTATAATTATAGTATTCGTTTATTTTATAGATGAGATCAGGGACAAGAACGAGAAAGCTACGGTTAAAGTTGGACAAGGTCTATACCGAGGAAGAATACAAGTCGGGTGATGGTATGTTGACCACGGTATGGGGACCTGGTCTTTGGCACTTTTTACACACCATGAGTTTTAATTACCCCAATGAACCTTCACAGGAACAAAAGAAACACTATCGTGATTATGTATTGTCTCTGGAGCATGTTCTACCCTGTAAATATTGCCGCATCAACCTTGCGAAAAATTTCAAGGTGGTTCCTCTTCGTTGGAGTGACATGAAAGACCGTTATTCTTTTTCGCATTACATCTATCGACTTCACGAACACATTAACCATATGTTAAACAAAACTTCTGGATTATCCTATGAAGACGTCAGAGAACGATACGAGCATTTTAGGGCGCGTTGTAGTGCCGTGGTCACTACTGCCGAAAAAGGGTGCACCGAGTCCTTGTATGGAAAGAAATCCAAATGCGTGCTGAAGATTGTCCCTCAAGAAACAAAATGTAAAACGTTTCAGATGAATCGTAGCTGCAAAAAAAAACGTATCCGAATACATCATTAGAATTTGCTAAAGTCCGCAATCATGGGAACGGGTAAATTCGAAACACCTGCTGCGTTGTAATTGACCACCCGCTTACATTCCACGACGGGTTCTGGGCAACGTTGGCAAGAAGGGCAGGGAGGACATGACCCGCGCGAAGCGTCAGGTGGTTCAGGTGCCTTGGGTGCGGATGCGTTCAGCAAATAAGTATTTGAAGGTTCTGTTTTTGGTTTCGATTCCTCTTGTGGCGCCGCCGTTCCAGAGGATGCAAACATACTCATGTCTAAAAAGGGTGTTGATTTCTTTGTCTCATCTGGTTTCACTAGCTTTGGGTCATAGTCTGTCTTTGCTGCGGTGTATGACTTGATTGGGCTTTTGTCATCTTCGGGTGTCACAATACGCTCGTCTTTTCCATATTCTGAACCAACCTCTCCTACTGGATTATTTGGACACACGGGTGTCACCATTTGCGTTTTTAAAATGTAATCACTGGTCATAAAATCGGAGATGAAACCGTTGTAATGGTCTCTTACCGTGTTGTAACAACCAGGCACGTTTGAGTTGGTTCCACCCTCTCCATCACACGAAGGAGCATCTTCCTCTTTTACTGGGTCTAGACAAGAGGGTGGATTGTCCATCGGTTCGTAAGAACGGTTCATGAATAAAAACAAGGTATAAAACACAAACACCAACACGACGAGCACAAATATAGGTGTCAATTTTACCATGAGTTTCATTTTATATAGAACTATAAAAAAATATAGTGCTATACTATAATGAGAATAAGTCAAAAAATAAAGGCTGCCATGAAATTACTAAAAGAGATTGCTCATGAATATGCCACCATGACCCGAAAAAATAAATGTATCCCTTCTACCCGGAAAAAGGGTGTTCGTTCGAAGAAAGAAAAATCGGCCACGAAGAAGCGGGTTCAATTTTCTAACACGAACACTGCTCCCGCGCCGGTCGAGGAACCGATTGAAGAGCCCGTGGTGGAGCCAGAACCCGTCGAGGAAGAAGTCAAAGAGAATCCTTTCGAGACAGAACCCGAACCCGAAGAAACCGAAGGAGAGATTAATCCCATCGATGATGGACTTAACCCGAGCACATGAGACAATCTGCCTTTTGTTCAGGCACGATGGTAAACTGTTGTGCTTGATGTTTTGCCTTTCTTCTTAAATAATACATGCCGGTTTTCAATCCACATTTCCACGAATAAAGATGCATCGAGGTGAGAATTTTATAATTGGGGTCTTCAATCCATAGGTTCATCGATTGACTTTGACAGATAAACGCGCCTCGGTCTTTGGCCATCTCAATGACATGTTTCATGGGGATTTCCCACGCAATCTTATAACGCTTCTTGACCTCCTCTGGAACCTCTGGGATAGCTTGAACTGACCCCTTGTGTTCCACAATCTTGTCTTTGAGTGCGATGCTCCATAATCCCAGGTCCACCAGCTCCTTCATGAGGTGCTTGTTGACCACTAGAAACTCACCCGCCAAGGTTCGGCGAGTATAAAGATTGCTCGTATAGGGTTCAAAACATTCATTGTTTCCCAGAATTTGACTGGTCGACGCAGTAGGCATGGGTGCCAAGCACAGTGAATTTCTTACACCATATTCATGAATCTGTGCGCGTAGATGACCCCAGTCGTAACGCGAGGAAGGAGTCACTTTCCATAAATCAAACTGAAACTGTCCTTGAGACAACGGAGACCCTTTAAATCCTTTGTATGGACCGTCTTTTTTCGCAAGTTCCATACTTTGTTCAATCGCGGCATGATACATGGTCTCAAAAATATCAATGTTCAACGCTTTGGCTTCTTCGGAATGAAACGCGATTTTGAGTTGGGCAAATACATCCGCCAGACCTTGGACTCCTATCCCGATGGGTCGATGCGCCATGTTGCTATGACGAGTCTTTTCATTTGGATAAAAGTTAACATCCATAAGACGGTTTAGATTACGCGTAAGCTGTTTGACAGCCAGGTGTAATTTATCGTGCTGAAAGACATCGTCCTCTATCATGGCCGGTAGGGACACGCTTGCCAAATTACAGACCGCTGTCTCGCCTTGGTCACTATACTCTACAATTTCACAGCATAGGTTAGAGGACTTGATGGTGCCAAGATTTTTTTGATTGGACTTTTGATTACATGCGTCTTTATACAGCATGTAGGGAGTGCCCGTCTCCATTTGACTGTCTAGGATACGAAACCATAGGTCGCGAGCACGCATCTTTTTGAGGTAACATCCTTTTTCCACATAACTCTCATATAGAGCGGTAAACTCTTCCCCATAGACATCCGCAAGACCTGTAGACGTGTGCGGACACATCAAATACCAATCTTCGTCTTTCTCCACCTTTTGCATAAAGAGGTCAGGTATCCACAGAGCATAAAATAGGTCTCGAGCACGCAACTCTTCGTCTCCTTGGTTTTTCTTCATGTCGAGAAAGGGTTCAATGTCTGCGTGCCATGGTTCCAGGTAAACGGCGATGCTTCCGTTTCTCTTGCCTCCGCCCTGGTCTACGTAACGAGCCGTATTGTTGAATACACGTAACATCGGAACAATCCCGTTTGATTTACCATTGGTGCCTGCGATGTGACTTCCTTCCGCACGCACGTTATGGATATGAAGTCCAATCCCGCCGGCCCACTTGGAAATCGTCGCACACTCCTTGAGTGTATTAAAGATACCGTCGATACTGTCGTCCTCCATGGCCATCAGAAAACAAGAACTCAACTGAGGACGCGCGATGCCCGAATTGAACAAGGTGGGGGTTGCGTGAATATAGTGTTTGAGACTCAGGCTGTCATAGGTATTCTTGACCTCTTCCAAGTCTTCTCCATGGATTTGAATGGCTACGCGCAGCCACAAATGTTGAACACGCTCGACGATGCGATTTTTTACACGAATCAGATAGGCTCGTTCCATTGTTTTGAATCCGAAAAAGTCAATCAAAAAATCTCGCTGATGATTCAAGATGCTTTCAAAATAAGCCGAGTGTTTTTTTGCGGTGGCATAAAAAGTATCAGATATGTATCCTTCGTTTTGTCGAATGGTTTCGAGATACATTTCAAAGGAAGCGGGCACTTCCTTTTGATGATTGGAGAGAACCAGACGACCGGCGAGGATGGAATAATCAAAATGAACAATGCCCATCATGGCACATTGTTCGGAAATCATTTCATCGATTTTATGGGTTTGAATATTCGTATGAAGCTGGTCCATGATTTTCAGGACCAACTGACTGTATTGAATGTTTAGTCCATGTCCTACCTGCTTGAGCCTCTGAACAATCTTGTCGTAAGACATTTCTTCAGAGGACCCGTCGCGTTTGATAACAAACATGGGCTCACACATTCTATCTTAGTTTACGGGTTCTGTTTAATTGGTTTTAGAATATCTGTACATCCATCTTCTTCTCTATCTCTTTGACCTCGCGTTTCTTGGCTGCACGTAAGACGTATTGACCGCTGACACGTTCCTCTAGGATGGTTTGCCAAAGCTTTTCCATGTCTTGGACTACGGATTGAAACCATTTCGGGCGCCTTCGAACCAGAACACAAGAATAAGTATGTAGTTTCCAATAGACATTTTTAAACCATACTCGTTCAGGTGTGCCTTCCATATGTTGGGTGAGCCAGGGTTCAATTTCGTGTTTAGGCGTTCGAAGTGGCATGTAATCATAGACAAATCCTTCGTTCTCGACAAAGACTAACAGAATACCCTTCTCGCTGGTTTCATCCGCAAAATATTCATGTTCTGTATCGTATTCTACAAACTTTGTCTCGACGAAATCGCACTCGGCCAAGTCACAGACTTCCATCTGTAGCTGCATCTGAATATAGTAATCCTTTTTAGGCGTCCCCGTAATCTCGCGCGAGACCACGTTCTTGACCTCTATCATTCGTCCATAATTATTGGACCCGGTGACAATCCCGTCGGGGGAAGCTGCCAAAAAGGAATACGTTGGATGCGGGATACATCCAAATTCCGAGACAATGGTTTGGTTGTAATCCTGGTAGAGTTCTATCGTAATCGGTTCATACTTTTGTCCCCAGCTCATGGGTGTTTCTTGTAGTCCATTCCTTCTCTCCACGACAGGACTACACTTTTCAAAGATGAGTTGATTGCGTGTAGCATTCGTCCCAAATACTTTCCACGCATTGCTTGCGGTAAGGTGTTCATTCCTAAACTGATACCATTCGGGTGTTCGTTGGACAGGCTGAGGAATGGACAAGAGAGCTTCTATTTTCGAGGCGGGTTCCAAGGCTTGCGTGCGATACGTCGGTTCACTACGGTGTGCCTGATAGGCCAGTAATTCAGTTTCGATTTGTTCGGTAGATGTAGGAAATCCTGCCTTGGTCGCCCACTCGAGAACCTTTTTCATAAAGGTAGGTTCGATATACAGGCTTGGATTGTTGTCCAGGTAGACCAAGAGGTCATTGATCATCTAACCTATAACGTATTCATTTGTTTAATTCAATTTTAGACGGTCTTGTCCGTCTGGACCGCCTGGGCTCCGCCCTAATCATGTGAATGCCCTGCGGGCAAGAATGATGGAATATGATTTAATTAGAGATTGATTTAAAGGGCTGGTTTGATGTCACTAACATGTTTAATTGGGGCGGAGCCCAGGCGGTCCAGACGGACAAGACCGTCTTTGGTCTTCTTCATGGTCTTGTTTTGTTTCTCCAGATGAATGATAAATCGTCGAGTGATGGGATTAAAAATCAGTCCGGTAATGGCGTCGATGGTTCTCTCGTCTCGATTGTAAGAAATATCGCTCGTCTTGTTTAACTTTTTATTATCAATGAGTCCCGTGAAATAGCGAAAGACTGCAAGCTTCTCGATATCGGTCAATTCATATTGAGAAGAAAGATGCGTATCGATATATTGTTTCAACCGTTTATGTTTCTCGGTTTTGGATAGTTTGCTCCAAACCTCTTTGCGATTGTCTTCGATATCCTTGGACAAGAACATTTCCAGTTGTTCATCAGAGGATATCTTGACCGTGCTGTCCAATGGATTTCCGGTGCTTATCAACGTTCGATACTTTAAACTGTTGTATTCTTTACACTCTTTTTCCATATACATTAGATATAAAAATATGTCTATACGTTTTATATGAAACATATTAACTATACCAATATGGCTCTTCGAAAGACCCAATACGATGTCTTGATAGACCCCTACGAAGCCCTCTGTCATTTAGAAGACCCGGGCTCTGCGAATGTCTTGCGAGAATTACGAAAGAAGTATTCGTCTTATAAATCCCAAGACAAGCAAAAACACAAATTCGATACAGACCAGCACATTACCTTTGAACAGTTGGTTCAGAAGCTCAAAGACAGTCATCTTCAATGTTATTATTGCACAAAACCCATGATGCTTTTGTATAACAAGAAACGCGAACAACAGCAATGGACCCTCGAACGTATCAACAACAACCTCGGGCACTACAATGAAAACACCTGTGTCTCTTGTCTCAAGTGTAATCTCACACGCCGCACAGACAGCCATGATTATTTTAAATTGGGGAAACAACTACAGGTGATTAAAACCGAATAGACCAAAACATAAAATAAAATTACTTAAAAGGCATATACTAATGGTTAACAATGAATTCGCAGAATGAATTACTCTTAATGAAATTGAAAGAATTTTACAAAAACGAAGACAATCTCAAGAAAATGCTCACCATCATCAACGGCGAGTCTCGGATTTCACTCCGTATCGTGGATTGGTTCTCCACCAACTACTCCAAAAAGAACTTTACCTTTTACAAGACGGACCGTTGTGATTACTTCCGAGTCTACAATGACTACAAACTACACCTCAAGGCCTATTCGAAACGAAGGTTCGACCCCTTTTGCCGTTGGGACCGCATCAAGATGCCTTTCGGGGATGAGAGCTTCAGCATTGAAACGACCATTGGTCAGTTGAATTTTTTCAAGTGGGCGATTGAAAACAAGGTCATTCATTATATCGAGACAAATACCGAACTGATTGAAGAAGACATGAACAAAAACAATAGCATCTCCAAGATTAAGAAACACAACGAGTCCTTGGAGAACCTGAAAATCAACCGTAAACGTCGCGAAGAACTCTCCATCTCTGCCGCCAAATGTCTCAAAAAAGAAAGCATGGAGGTTGTCATTCATTTTTCATAAACAGGTTCATTTTTCAGATAGAAACTATTGTTACGCTATAATTTATGAATATAAATATTGTCAACGTCTATACTTATGGGGAATGTATTTTCTTCCTTTGAGACCATACAATTCAAAGAATTACAGTCCTTGATTGAGACGGATATTCTTTTATTGAATACCTTGTCTCATGAACACCAATCGTATCTCATTTATGGGACACTCTGTGCAAGTAAAGAAACAGACCAAATGAATTTCTATCTGAAAAACAATCGCTCGATTGAGATTATCCTCTATGGAAAAGACCATTTAGACCGGTCCATGATTGAAAAATACAATCAGTTAAAACAACTTGGATTCAGCCGTATACGTATCTATTTTGGAGGACTATTCGAATGGGCCTTGTTACAAGATATTTATGGTCCGACCCTCTTCAAGACCCATGGAACCGTGAAAGACCCCCTCGATGTTTTTTATCTTAACAAGAAAAATTGATTTGAAATAATCGCATATAGATAAGATAACAAAATGGATTTCAATCAGACCAAACTTACTCGCTACGAATGGGAGACGATGGAGAAGAAGCTTGAACCGGCCGAGTTGACGATTTTAAAAATGATTCGTAACGGGTATCACGATACGGAATGCTTTGCTTCTACCAAATTCACGACGCGCGATGTCATGAAGATGGAACACGAAGACAAGGACTACTTCATCTATGACCACTTCTTTAAAGAGCCTCTTGCTACCCTTTGCAAGTCACTTGAATTGAAACCTATTGTCTCCAAGGCACCCAAGAAGCCCTTGAAGACAGCAGACAAGATACGACTTCAGTCGCAGAAATCCCAGTTTTCGGATACGGTCGAGTTTATGGTCCTCCACTATTTGTCTCGGTTTTCGAAATCAAAGAAATCGCGTGAACTCTATTTCTACAACATTGAATATCTTTCCAAACACTACGACTTGAATGCCTATGTGAAACTCATGGTGGTTCAATTCGTCGCACGATACGAGCCGGAGATGGACCTGTTGAAAGGGCTAGAGAACGCGTCGCTCTTGCTAGAGAACAACGAGGTCCTCACCTATCGCCCGATTACCCTTCACACACACCAGAAACAAATCTATCAGGTCATGAAAGAGCCGGGACCTAAACTGATTTACTACCGTGCGCCGACGAGTTCAGGCAAGACCTTGACTCCCATCGGTATTACCCAAGAGTATAAGGTTATCTTCCTGTGTGCGTCGAGACACATTGGACTCAATCTGGCCAAGAGTTCGGTGAACACGGGTGTGAAGGTGGCCTTTGCCTTTGGATGCAAAACCGCCGACGACATCCGTCTACACTACTCGGCCGTGCGAACCTTTACGGAGAAGAATGGACGTAAACGCCCCGTTCACTCGGATGGGCGAAACATTGACATGATTTTCTGTGACATTCAATCCTATGAAGTGACCATGTTGTTTATGTTGAGCTTGTTTGAGAAAGAGAAGATGGTCTTGTTTTGGGACGAGCCCACCATTACCATGGACTATGAAACCCATCCGCTCCATGAACTCATCAAAGAGGTATGGAAGGTGAACCAGGTGCCCAACATTGTCCTCTCGTCTGCGACCTTGCCCAACGAACAAGACCTGGTGGTGCTTAGCGATAAGTATTTGAAACGGTATGAAGGAAAAGTTCATTACATTGAAAGTGTCGATGAAACCACGCAAATCAACCTTCTAGACAAGGAAGGATGCACGATTATGCCGCACACAGTGTTTGCGCATTCACAAGAGGAACTCATTTCCTTTATGGCACTACACAAGAAAAGTCATCTGAAGTTTCTGAGTGTCCAATCGTGTGCGGACTTGATTCGAACCTTTATGGAAAAAGATAAAGATTACGGACTTCTCTTCCGTGTTTTGTTTACACGCTTGTCTGACATGACGAGCTATTCGATACGTATGTTCTATTGTAGCTTGATTCAACAAATCAAGAACTGGCCCGAGGAAATGGCCGCGTATGAACGAAAGAGTATGCTCGTCATCAGCGACAAGATTGTCACCGAGACAAGTCACACGCTCACCTACGGTCCGACCATCTTCCTCTGTGAACGACCTGTAGACTGGATGAATTACTTTGTGGAGTTCAGCGGCATCCATGCGAGCACGATGCAAGACATTGAGAAAAAGATGGAATTCAATCAGGACCTCTCGGAGAAGATGATTAAGATACAAAAACAGATTGAGGACCAGACCTCCAAGGACGAAGACAATGAGAACAAAGTGAAAGAACAGAGGTTTGACGTTCAGACCAAGACCTTGATAAAAGAGTATGAGGTCTTGGAACGCCGCATGAAAGCCATTCGTCTGGACCCCGTTTACATTCCAAACACACGCGAGCACTTTGCCAAATGGACCAACGGCTTAGACTACGACACGTCGTGTGTATTCGTCAGCGACATTGACGACCTCGTCATTCAGCGCGTGATGAAAATGGAGGTGGACCTTCAATACAAGATACTTCTGTTACTGGGAATTGGCATCTTCAATCCCGTGTCCAACGAATACAACGAGCTCATTACGGAACTGTCTGAACAGAAACGATTGGGTGTGATTCTGGCTAACAGTGATTATATATATGGAACCAATTACCAATTCTGTCATGCCTATATTGCGAATGATTTGAAAAACATGACTCAGGAGAAGATTATCCAAGCTATCGGTCGTGTGGGTCGAAAGGAAAAGAACAAACGATTCACCTTTCGCTTCCAGGACAATTCTCTTATCCCGGTTCTCTACTCGAATGGAAACCCCATGGAGAAAAACAAACTGAATGAGTTATTCCTTTGATTAAATTGATTTAAACATATTTATCTTTATTTTTTATGAGCGTAGAACCGTTTATTACGGTTACTCTAGAAGAGAGACCCCATTATGATATCTTTTACATTGTCGTGAATCACCCCCTCCCTACTCCCTTGCAGTGGGTCTTTACCATGGAAGAGGTGAAGGAAGGACTGGAGAGATGCAAAGTCAAAGGAAAGCGTTTTGCTTTTATCATGGACGTCCGACAGCTGGGCATGCTTTCTCTCAAACATACCAAAGAGTTTGTTCATTTGATGGAGAGTTATGGAGACATGTTTGTAGACCTACTTATTGGTTCCTCGGTCTTTAGTCATAAAAATTCGATTCTGGACATGTTGTTTACCATTGTCAAACAATTCTACAATACAAAAAAGCCATTGAAGTTTGTCTATACCAAAGAGGATACCTATCTCTTCATCGAGGAACAGTATAAACTCGTGTAATCACTTTTAATCCTTACTTTTTCTAATGCATAATGTCCACAAGGACCGCAGTGGTCTTCGTTGGATAGGACAGGATTCTGTTCTCCATCGACCTAGCGGAGAGGGCATGGGCTTTAGCTTTTGGAACATCAACGAAATGAACTTCATATAGTTAGATAGTATATTTCCACTTAATTCCTTTTATCCATGTCAATTACAAACGATATCCAATTTCTTTTAATACTTGTAACTTGTATTCTTACAAGTATTAAAAAAACTTCTATCCTGAAAGATTAAAATACTTATTTACACCATATCATTCCCCAATCGTGTTTTGGAACAGTCATCGACAAGTATCTCTTTGTAGTATTAATATCATAAAAATCATTATCATGTGGTCTAAATGAATAGTTGTCTTCATTTTGAATATAGTATTGTGTATAGCCTAAATTGTGTAAATAATCTATGCAATTGTATGTAATCGTATTCGTTTCACTTGCCCATTCAAAGCAAAGTAACTTAACTTTTTGAGTCAATGAACAAATACATTCATATTCCCCACCTTCAACATCGATTTTAATCAAATCTGGCAATCCAAAATGTTTTATTAAATTGTCAATGGTTATTGTTTTACATGTTATTTCGGTATATTTATAATTATTAAATCTGGAAGTATCACTTGTTAGCCATTCCTTATTTATAGTTGATAACACATCACATTCTGCTTGATAGAATGTTATATCATTACCATCATTATTACAAACCGCATAATTAAGCAAATGGATTCTATCATGTTTACATTGGTCTACTAATTTTTTAAATGTAATCGGTGATGCTTCTATAGAAATAATTTTGTCACATCCTTCAATATTGGATAAGGCCCATTTTCCAATATTTGACCCAATATCAAAATACATGTGTATATATGTTTAATATTATTAAATGTAAAAAACAATGTATTAATTTATTATTCATTATAAATGATTAAATGTCACGAACAAAGATAATAAAAGAATAGAGATTGGTTAGTTTAGGTATTGCAAGTAAGCCGGCGGCGACGGCGACGTTTTCTCCGAGAAATCCCGATTTCCCTTTTTCCCTCCTTCTGATTTTTTTTTCGGCCGGACCCCTCTCTCTCTCCCGCATTACTTTTTTTGTAGTCATTACAAAAGTAATAATGCTGTGGTGATATTACAAAAGTAATAATTATTTTACACCATACCTCGTTTGAATATTAGAACGTATTACTTTTGTAATATAAAAATATTTTATTTATATACTATACGATGGAAAACTACTGTGAATGTTGCGAGTATAAGACGAACCTCACAGCGAATTTTAAGAAGCATCTCATGTCGAAAAAACACATACAAGTTAGTCAAAAGTTCGTAAAAGTTAGTGCCGTGTTAGGAATTATTAGTCCAAAGGCTCATGTGTGTAAATATTGTGAAAAGGAATACAAACATAGGTCTTCTTTGTCGAACCATATCAAATACAGTTGCAACAAGAATACGGATGAAGACTTGAAGGAGCTAGTGCGACTCCTGAACCAGCGCATCGAGACTCAGGATAAACAAATCGAGACACAAAACAAGAAAATAGAGAAACTTATGGGAAAACTCGAAATCAATAGTTCTTTTAACACGACCAATATCCAAAACAATTTTACCCTCCTTGCCTATCGAGAGACGGACTTGTCTCACCTAACGGATGACGATTATCGGTTCTGTATCAAGAAAGTAAATCATTGCGTGAAGAATATGATTGAGAAGGTTCACTTTAATCCTTTAAAGCCTGAGAACAGAAACATTTATATCTCCAACATGAAAGACAAGTATATTATGATTTATGATGGAAACAATTGGAACCTGGCCAACAAGAAGGACGAGCTGGACCGTTTGTATGAAGAAAAGGAAATGATGCTGGAGGAGTGGCTGGACAGTAACCCGGACCCTATCCTGAAAGAAAAATTCATCAAGTATCTGAACAACAAAGATGACGACGAGTGCTTGAACCGTATCAAGGAAGACATTAAGCTGATGTTGTATAACAAGGGAGAACTGACCTGTCCCAATCCTTTGCTGAAATCATAGATTAATAGAATAGCTTTATCACTTCAAGTAATTCAGTATTCTCTGAATGTTGAATCCGCATGATTTGAAAATGAATTTCTTCTATTAAACGGTTCAACTTGTCCACCATATCTCCCTTTCCATCCGGGTTGAAACGAATAAATATCCATTTCCCGCTATGAACCATAAACAAATCATCATAACGGAGTTCTTCATCTTTTGGGTCATAACGTTTATGTGCGAATTCATCTGTCTCGATACAGAGTAAGGTAGCATCAATCAGTTTTCTATGGTCGATTCGTCGCCTCATGGTGCAATCACAATGACCCGTATACAGCGGCTTGTCGTGTATAAATCCTTCGAAATTCTCATTGATAGTATTACGAACCCGGATTTCTTTCGTATGTAGATATAAAACCTTACTTCGGTAGTCATCAGGAAAGAGTTGTTTAAAACATGTCGCACAATAACCATCATACTGTTTTTTACCAGACCTAGAATCGAGCCAGGTAATACAATTAGGGCATCGTTGACCACCTCCATGTGCTTTACACTTATAGGTCTTACCTATCGCACTTTTGGTACATCCAGACGCAACACACCGCGGACCACCTCCATGTGCTATACACTTAAATGAATTATCTACAGCACTGTTAGTGCAGCCAATCTGAACACAACGTTCTCCACCTCCATGTGCCTTACATTTATCTGTCTGGTTTCGTGAACTCTTCTGGCATCCATTCACAACGCAACGTCTTCCACCTCCGTGTGCTACACACTTATCAGTTCTACCTTGAGCACCTTTCGAACAACCCTCTACAATACAACGTGGACCACCTCCATGTGTTATACATTTCTCACTTGTAATATGAGCACTGTTTTTACAATCATCCACAATACATCGTGTTCCGCCTCCATGTGTTATACATCTATCCGTATTACCTTTAGCACCCTTCGTGCAACCCTCTTCAATACATCGTGGACCGCCTCCATGTGCTACACATCTATCTCTATTCTTTCTAGCACTCTTCTGACATCCATCTACAATACAGCGTGGACCACCTCCATGTGCTTTACAATTCTCATACTTATCTATAGCACCTTTGGGACAACCATCCACAATACATCGTGGACCACCACCATGTGTTATACATTTCTCATACTTATCTATAGAACCATTTGAACAGCCATCTACGATACATCGTGGACCACCTCCATGTGCTTTACATCTATCTGTTTTACCACGAGCACTCTTCTCGCAAGAAGAAACAATACAACGTTTTCCACCTCCATGTGTTATACATGTATCATACTTATCTATAGCACCTTTCGGACAACCATCCACAATACAACGTCTTCCACCTCCATGTGCAGCACACTTATCGCTATTATAACGAGCACTCTTCGCACAGCCATCCTCAACACATCGCGACCCACCACCATGTGCTTTGCATTTATCGCTTTTGTTTCGAGCGCCTTTCACGCATCCACTCTCGATACAACGCGGTCCGCCTCCATGTGATATACACTTGTCGGTTTTACCTTGAGACCGCTTATCGCATTCAGGTTCAACGCATTTTTTGGGCATTTTAATTTATGTAAAAATAAATCCTAGTATTCAATTTTAAAAAGAGTAATCTCTCTTATCTTATTCTTTAACGATGAAAAATAAAAATTGAAGAGGAATCGATATAGTTCATTCTAGGTGAAAAATGAGCTGTATCAAAGAAGGATGCAAAGAGCCTAAAACGGAAAACGCTTACTGTAAGAAGCACAAGGGTGCTTTCCTTATAGAGGAAGGCGTCAAAAGGGGCGAACGTGTTTGCGCCAATGTGATTCGCGGTTGTCGCGTGGTAAACGACTTGACGTATTCAAAGACTCGATGCGAACCTTGTCTTGAAAAAGACCGACTCCGTGACAAGGCACGTCGTGCTACGAAAGAAGAGGTCGAAGAAGGTATGAAACAATGTAACACCTGTTCACAAATTTATCCTTTGGACCAGTTTGTGGGTAAGCTAGGTGAAACCAAGACGTGTTTTACCTGTCGCGAGGACAATAAGCGTGCAGATGCCAAGCGTGACATGGACCATACTCGCGAGTTGGCGCGTGCGAATAGTGCGAAGCCTGAACGCAAGATAGTCAAGAAAGCATGGAAGGACGCAAACGTTGAAAAATGTGCGACGTATTGGTTAGAACATAGACAACGTCAAATCCAGAAAGATCTTGATGTGTATCTAAAGAAGAATGCTGAACAAGCCAAGAAGTGGCGAGAGGCCAATCCAGAAAAGGTAAAACAAAATAATTTGAATAAAAAGAATAACATTACAGCTCAATATAAAATATATCAAATGTCTGCTTTGGATAAGAAGCTTGATTTTAAGTTATCATTTGAAGATTTTGAAAACATGGTTTCACTTCCATGTTATTACTGTGGTATTATTCAAGAGAAAGGGTTCAATGGTATAGACAGACTATCTTCATCTGAATCTTATATTCATTCAAACTGTGTCAGTTGTTGCGAAATGTGCAACATGATGAAAGGCTCTTCTGGTCCCAACGTATTCGTACATCGAGCCGAACATATCCTTACCAACCAAAAGATCATTGAGGGACAACTTTACCCAGATGATTTTATCGATATACATGGTTGTTCGTTTAATACTTATAAAATTCGCGCCCAAAACAAGGGACTATCTTTCGATATTACAAAAGAACAATTTGAAACCTACAAAATAAATCCATGTTATCTTTGCGGGAAGCCTGGAACGACTACCCATATGAACGGGATAGACCGTCTAGACAATACAAAAGGTTATACTGTAGAGAATATAAAGTCTTGTTGTTGGGTTTGCAATTACATGAAGAAGAAATGTGAATACGAAGACTTAATAGATAAACTATCTTTGATATGTAGTTATCAACAGGAACATCCGGTATCTCCTTCTCTACTGGAGGAAAACAAAAATCCGATTGTAAAAGGAAATAAGGTTACACATGAAGAAAAGGTCGAACGTACTATCGAACGAAAAGAACAAGGAAGAAAAGCGTTATGCGAACGTTATGGCAGCAATGACTATATTAAAGAGAAGGCAAAGGATATTGCCTTGAAACGTGTTGGGATGTAAGAATAAAGATGCGTTTATTCTTACAATAAGTTTAGGTTATGATTATTTTTCTTTATTGTTAACATTTCTACAATGTATGGGATGGAGATACTCGCCTATATATTAGGCTCAATTTGAATACGCCAAGCCACCCATACCACTCATAACTCTGAGCACATTGTAGTTTCTAGCGTAGACCCGAACCTTCGCCGTGTTGACACTTGCGACCGTCGCGTTCGAGAGAACGAGCTGGAGGGTCGCGTTATCAATGCGGGAGAAGTTGCAGGTGCCCGATGGCTGGTGCTGCTCCGGCTGGAGCGCGAATGAATAGACGTTAATACCCGTGTCAGGAGCACGGGTGTGGTGCTGCCAAGGCTGCACCTGGTCGAAGTAGGTTCCCTCACGCTCCGAGAAGCGGTCCTGGCCGTTGAGCTGGAGCTTGGCAGTGACCACTGGGTTTTCGCCCCAGCAGTGGAGGCCGAGGGAGGTCTCCGCGAGCACGAAGGTGCCAGCATCCGAGACGGCGGACTGGAGACCGGTAGTGTTGCCCTCCCACACGAAGTTTCCGCCAGGAAGAGCAGAGGTCGAGGTAAGACCATGGGCACCCGCACTCTCGAAGAGACCCGAGGCGTTGATGAAAGCCTCGCCGCCGCTGACACCCACATCGCTGCCAAACGCCTTGATGGTGTTGGGGAGGGCATCGATGGCGTCGGTGTAGTTGAACGGCTGGGCACCAAAGGTGTTGTAGAGCACGTGGCCACCGCTGAACGAGGAGCAGTAGTCGACGTTGGCATCAGGCTGCACCACCCAAACAAGCTCCTTGCAAGGGTGGTTGAAGCTGAGGCGAATCTTGTTCGAGGACGAACCCACCGACTCGGAACCCGTGAACTGGAGCTGCTCAATCAGGTACTCGTGGGGGTTCTGGGCCATGCGCCGGCGCTCGTCCGTGTCGAGGTAGATGTAGTCGACGTAGAGCGAAGCAGACACGAGGGACTGGTTGTAAGCATCCGAGGCCTTCACGTCCGCCGAGGTGCTGTTGAGGTCCTTCACCGCCCAGAGGCACTCATCAATCGACCGGATGTTGATGTTAATCTTCACCTCGTGATACTGGAGAGCAATGAGAGGGAGAGCAAGACCGGGGTTGTTGCAGAACCAGAACTGGAGAGGAATGTAGAGGGTGGTCTCAGGGAGCGCGTTACGAGGAGCACACACCTGGCGAGGCGCAGACGAGGCACAAGGTCCATCCACTGCGGCGTAAGCAGGGTCCGTGAGGAAGGTGAGCTGGGTCGTGTTGCCCACCATCTTGTTGTAACCACGCTCCTGGTTCACATCCATGGTCAGCTGCGACCAGATGTGCATCCAGTCACCATACTGCTTGTCGATGCGCTGACCACCAATCTCGACCTCCACGTCGTCAATGAGCTGGTGACCAGGGAAATCCAGCCACCGAGCATACTTGGCGTGCCCCTGGTTAATCTCTGGGAGAGTAACCTGAAGATACGTGCGGTAAGCAAGGTCTCCGTTACGGGAAATGGTGCAGGTCACACGACGGCCGAAATCGCTCTGACCGTTAAAGGTCTGCTCAATCGACTCCATCGCGAAGTTGGTGTGGCGTCTGTAAGTGACCTTCCAGTAAGTAATCTGAGGATTACCCGTGAGGTAAACATCTTGTGCGCCATAAGCTACCAGTTGCATTAATCCACCACCCATGTTATAAACTAGCAAAAGAAAAAAAAATTACTAAATTATCTTTTATATAAAGATTTATCGGTATAGTCTATTTAATTATGAATCATAAAAAGGATGATACAATAGATGCTCTCTATTTAAAACAAATACGCCATTTTGGAACCCTGGAGAACGAAGTTATTCCTAAATTAACCGCCAAGATGAAGGAGCTAGAAGAGACGTCGACCGAGGAAAATAGAAAAACCTCCGAAAAAATCAAAGGTCAAATCAAACATATGAGACAACAGAAGACCAATTATTTCTTAGAGAACTCGAAAGATTTATTTACCTACTTTGAATCCAAGCAGGAGATTGACAAAAACATCAATCCAAAAAAAAACATGAACCATTTTTTTAACCTAAAGGAGGACCACTCCATCAAGCAGGCCGACGTGGTGCAATCCATTCAAGCCTACCTAGAGAGAAATAACTTTCCAGAAAGCGACCTAACTCAGTATCTCTACAACAAAACCATTTGTGAAACCTGTAACAAGGGAGAGCTCATCAAGGTATCTCAAGAGGGGATTATGATTTGTAACAAGTGTTATTCTACTCAAAAATTCTTGGTCGAAAATGATAAACCGTCTTACAAGGAACCTCCTAAAGAAGTATCCTTTTATGCCTACAAGCGTATTAATCATTTTCGTGAAATTTTGTCTCAATTTCAGGCAAAGGAGTCTACCGATATCCCCGATGAAACCATCGAGACCATACAGCGACAAGTAAAGAAAGAACGTCTTACTCGTAATGATTTGAGTAATAAAAAGATGAAGGAAATCCTCAAGAAGTTGGGCTACAACAAATACTACGAACACATTCCTTTTATCAAGGACAAACTCGGGATAAAGCCTCCCGTCATGAGCCCGAAACTAGAAGACACGTTGTGTAATCTCTTTATGGATATACAGGTTCCGTATTCGAAACACTGTCCAAACTATCGTGTCAACTTTCTCAATTATTACTATACGCTTTACAAGCTATGTGAATTGTTGGGAGAGACACAATACCTCGAGTTTTATCCGATGTTAAAGGACCAAAAGAAACTCGAGCAAGACGAAATCTGGAAACAGATATGCAACGATTTAAATTGGGAGTTTATTCCTACGCTATAGGCATTAAAACCCTCCCGGGAAATGGACCAGATTGGCACCGATACCGAATCCTGCGCCGGTTCGGGCACTCTCTCCCATCGTAGGAATGTAGGTATCTAGAATACTAAACGTGGCAGCCGCGACCAAGGCCAGAATCGCAATCTCTTCAATGTCCAGCGACTTTTTGGGGATAGCAAAGCACGCAATCGCCACCATCAAACCTTCCACGATGTATTTAATGACCTTTTTCAAGACTTCACGGAAATCTATATACATTATAATATAATCAACAGAAAAAAATATATAAATAACTTGTCCTTTAAGATATAAGATGAGTAAAAAGCAGTTGATCGATTTATTGGATGAGGACAAGCCTATCGCAGAGCAGAAGTTTGCATGTATGTCCTTTATCTCACCCGAGCATGAGATAAAAAAACGTGAGCTGTTCTTTTTCGAGAATTACCTCAAGCATTACGATTTTTTAAAGTCCATGGAGAAGTTCTCTCAGTTTATTCATTTCATTTCTTACAAATACAACTTGAATGTCGAAGAACTGACGGCCGAGTTTGCGTCATTCTTGGATAGCGAGAAGCAGACCCTTGCGGTCGACCTAAACTCGGACTACAAGGGGTTTGTGGATAAGAATGAGCGCGAGCTGGAAGAGGCCTACCACAAGGAGAATTCGTTTCAAACGTCGGTTCGAGGCCTCAAGATTCGCGGTGTTTTTCCTACACAGCAAGAGGCGGAGCTGAGATGTCGAATGATTCGAGAGGCAGACCCGCATCATGATGTTTATGTGGGTCCAGTCGGACTTTGGATCCCGTTCCATCCAGACGCTTACAAGACGGGTAATGTTCAATACCTAGAGAAGGAATTGAACGAGTTGATGCACGAGAAGAAGAAGAACGAGGACACGGCCAAGTCCGAGTTTGACAAACGCGTCAAGCAGTCTAAGATTAACGCGATTCAAGCCAACATTGAAAAAGCCAAGGAAACCAACAACCGCCTTACTCAGACCATCAATGAGAAGGGCGACCTGGTCTCGATTCAAAACATGAATACCCAGGAGAAGAACCTGGGCGTGAACGCGACCTTGGAGGACATCCAGAAGGAGCTCTTTGAAGGGGAGGACATTCTTCTGGAGAAGAAACCTGGTGTCGAGACCATGGGCATTATTCCAAATCCCGAGGCTTAATATTAATATTATTCTATTCTAATGGCACTTCCTCAGTTAAACCTCACGGTAGTGACAAGAGATTGTGTGGTGAATGGCGTGATTCCTGACTACCTACAACCTCTTGTTGACCTGCGCCAAGGAAAAGACGGCGTAAACATCCCCACGACAGAACTCGGCGGACGAATTAGAATCAACAACAACCTCTTTGTCAATACGTTAACCTACGAAGACCTCGCCATGCGTCGAAAGGCAGAGGTGCTTCAATACAACGGAAACAATACAAACGACAGTCAAAAGACTCTTTTTAGTAAAATGCAGTTTCGAAAGAGAATGAGAAACGTAGACACCACCAACAATTGTCCGACCCTTATCTATCCGCCTTCGAACAGCGGAGTCACGGACGTGAACTTTAGTGGATATTATCTAAATAAAAATGTCCCTTATTATCCTTCGATTTAACTGGGTTAAAATACTTATCCTTCGCAAGCTTTACGGTCGCAGGCTTGGAACGAGGCACACATCCATGGTAGGGAATATCTCCCCACTCATACAGACATCTCCTTGAAAGACATCGGTACACACCCGATGTCCTTTTTCGAAACCAATGTAACAAAACCCATCCTTTTTGACCAGTTGCTCTTTCCGATAGAGAGAAGTATCTATTTTATTCTGCAACTGTCCAATCGCCCCATTCTCTTGTTTCTTCTTCTTTTCTTCCGCTTCTTTTTCCTCGCTCTGTATCGTCGCAGCGGTCAACTTTGGATTGGGTGCCGGCACAGGCGCCTTTTCCTCAGCCAAGGTCTTCTCTAGGGTTTGTATAGGATTTACCTGTTTTACCCCGTCCACCAGGGAATGATAATACGAAAGGAGAACATCTCTAAAATAATAGACCATAGACAGGATGGCCAGAATTAAACTGAACGCCACAATACCCCACATGGTAAACGAGGGAGGCTTAATGTCCATGTCATAGACCGGTGCGTCTGATACAGTTGTATTGGTTTCCATTTCCTTACCTTTCTTGGCCATGAGACGGGTCATGGTGATAGAAGGTTTCGACGTCTGGAAATTCTTTCCTTCCCCATACATATTCGAATAAATGCTTTGAAGAACATCCTTGGGCATTATAATGATAGAGTATAAAAATATAAAATACTTACACAAGGACATGAACTTCATTCTTTTTGAGTTCCCTGAAAATCAGGGCAATGTTCTTTTGTAAGGGGGCAAAAATGTCGCTTCGTTCTACCAGAGGCAGATGATAAGGCAACGTTTCTTCCATAAACAATACAATACAGAACGTTAATATCTCTCGTTTCTTTTTGTTGTGAGACGGTCGATAACGTATCGCAAAGAGTCCCATCAGAGCCTCTACAGAACGCTTACGTAGAGGGTCCGAATGAGACAAGAGGATTTCAAACAAGACCCATACAATGTTTCGATAGAAATGAGGTATACCTTCTCTTTCCACCGAATAAATGGGTTTCTTTTCCTTGGTGCATTTCTCGTCATAGCAAAGTATCCAATCCATCCAATAAAAGAGCTTGGTCTTGTTTTTTGTCTCGGTCAAGTGATAGACGAATTCGTTCAGAGGGATGAATAACTCCTTTGGGTCGCCCTCGCGGAAAAAAGGCACCACATACTCTAGATTGGGCGCACGTAAATCAGTAAAGACTTCTTCAAACTTAAACTTGAACGTCATGGGGTCTAAGAGGGTCTGTTTCTTGGTCTCGGATAAAATCAGGGTCATACTAAATAGCAACGTTTTGACAGAGTCCATGTTACGAAGTTCCAAATCGTTTGGACACGCCTGAACCATCTCTTTGAATTCTACAAATTTCTTGTATACATAAAGAGGTAGTTTTGGATGTTGGATATGGATATATTTACATAAGACATGAACGTAAAGGTTCCATAACTCGAGCACAAACCCGCTACACAACAAGTCGCCTGTCCAGAAAAAAGCCTCTTCGGTTTTCTGATAGTAAATGGCATTTTCAAGGTCTTTGAGAACCTTGGACTTGGGGTAGTTGGAAAAGGTATTTCGAAATTGGCGTCGAACATCTTCTATGTCAAGTTGGGACAGGTGTTCGCCTGATTTCATTTATAGTGTTCTACACAAAAAAAAATAACCGATTATACAAAATGATACTCTTTCTCTTATTGGTTCTTCTGTTGTTAAGTTACCTCTTTTTACAACAACAGGTCGAAGGATTTGAGTTGGGACCTTATTACAATGACGCTGTATTTGACTCCTTTTATAGTTATCATTTTGATGAAATCTTCAATACCATTCCTTTATACGAAGAGATGATTTTAAAAGTAATGCCTTTGTTGACACAGGGCAGTAGCATGTTATGGATAGGTTCAAGAAATGGACATGGTGTGCAATTATTGAACGACATGGGCAATACGATTGGACTCGATGGCTCTAGTGCCATGGTAAAAATGTCTCGTTATAAATATCCTTCGGCTACATTTATGCAAGGGACTTACGCGCAACATACACTCTTTTCTCCACATAGATTTACCGCTGTCTTTTGTCCATTCATGGAGCTACATCGTGTAGCCGACTTGGATGTCTTCATGCGAAACGTGAGCGATTGGCTTGTTCATTACGGCTATTTGGTGCTAACCCGTATCGATTTGTCTCAGTTTCCGACTGGGTTGCTCGCCGATACTCCGGGAACGTTTCAATACAAGAGCGAGTTCAAAGGAAACGAGTGGATTGAAACCTTTACCAATGCGTCGTCCAAAACGCGAACCAATAAACAAACCTTGTATCCTTACACTGCGAATGACATTGCCGCTTTTGCGAAACGGTATGACCTCAAACAAATCAATCAGTATGCCGGTAGCCTGGTTCCTTTACAGGTTCTGGTCTTTCAAAAGAAATAAGGCTATCGTGTATAACGACCGATGGAGACAAACGAGTCCAATACATAAATCGTAAACACACCTAAAAAACAGTACAACACAATTTCTTCATTTTTTTGTCCTGTTTTGATTTCACGCTGCTCCTCGAACATTTGCATGAGCCGGTCAATCTTTTGAACAAGGTCATCCGGACGTTTGGGTGGCACCTTGTGCTGGTCCTCCATCAATAAATACTGGTCACTCGGAATGGGGATGTATTTTTCCACGTTGGGGAGTTCACTGCTGTAAAAAGAAGAGAGTTCCTTGTCGTTTTCCTCCTGTATGTTCTTATGGATATCCGAGACACGGACGTGGTCATACGGATTGGATAATCCAGGTTTGTCCAAAGCATACGAAGGACCCGTCTGCATCGTTTGCAACAGAGAACGGTCTATTTTCATTTTCTCCTTGTTCATTTTGTCTTCTAATACTTGGTCATGGTCAATGGGTGAAGCATAAAATGCGAGTGACATTACTTTATTAGAAACATATATTTTTTTTATGCTTCCTCTATATTAATGTCTAAAACAAAAAAGACAAAGACATCTTCCCCCTTTGAATTTTTAAATGTATTGAATGACAATAAGTATTTTGCGGGAGTCGTCATGTTGGTCATGAACATTGGCTCGAAATATATTACGATTGAACTGAGCAAGACCCAAGAAGCCTATTTTCGTTACACGCTAGGCCGTCAAATTATCATTTTCTCCATTCTTTGGGTAGGCACCCGAGACATTACAATTTCACTCGTATTGACCGCCGTGTTTATTCTTTTGGTGGATTACCTGTTTAATGAAAATAGCAAATTTTGTATTATTCCGGAGAAATACAAAGAACTGCAAAAAGAAGCGGGTGGTAATTTTGTCACCCAAAAAGAGGTCAACGACGCCATCGACACCTTGAAGAAGGCGAGAAAACAAAAAAATGAGACGCAAAAGAATGAAGCGGAGGAAGACTACACCGAAATCCTTTATAAAGAGAATTTTATTTAATCCGTGTATATAGTATGATTACCGTACAGGGGATAGAAACACCTTATTATTATGAAAGCATAGAACTCGATGCCAAAAATACCCATGACAAATTGTTCTGCTTGGGGGAAAAAAACCCCAAAAAATCCTGTTTCAATACCCAAAAAGATAAGTATTTGTCAGGAGAGCAACAGACCACCAACGCGACCATGACGGAGACAAAAATGAACGAGTTCTTCTCGACCTATTACCGATACTCTCCCAAGTTGTTTTTGAAGGAACGTTCCAATACGCTGTTGATTTTCCCTATTTTTAAACCGACGCCCATCGATAATTATAATTTCATGGATGAAAAAGTCAAGAAATACTACAAGTGGATTTTCTCAGTAAAACGCGAACTTGAATTCTTCAAGTTTGGAAGCAATGGTGAACCTACGATTGATGAGGCCAATCCAGCTGAAAATACGTATGCGATTGCCTTTATCAATATTACGGAAAACGACGACGACGTATTGGAGAAAATCAACCGCATCAAACGGTTTATTACGATTAACCAAACACAATATGCAACCACCCGCTATAAATACGACCGTTCTATTACCAATATTGTCTTTTATACAGATGTCAAGAGGGATGATCTAGACAAGTCGACCGAATCCCCGTTATTTGTCGATTATTACACGCGTAGACAGACTGTAGAAAATCAGACACGTGTCACCAAACTTCTGAATAAAAACCTATTCTCCTTGTCAAAAATTGGCGAAGAGTCTGCGCGTTTAAAATACTCCTTGATTGACAAGCCCAAACAACGACCGGGTTCACCGTTTAATGATTTCGTAGAGGGAGAATTCATTCGTCTTTATAAAGAGGGACTCCTCCGGTTTCGTGTCACCGAAACGGCAGGTGCACTCGAAAGAACCTTTAGTATCTTGTATCGTGTTCATTCCGTGGACAAAGAAGACATTTATGATAAAATACGCACGGGAGATTACATTTATAGAATAAAGGACAATCGAGGCAAGATTACCCGTGGAAAATTGACGCTTATTCCCGGGTTCGTGGACAAATACATCTTTACCACCTTTGTCAAAGACGCAGACGAACCGGACAAGAAGGATACGAAACAAAAAAAATATACCATGACCATTCGCAAAAATTGGCTAGGGTTTGGATTTGATTATATCATCTACAAGACCAAAGAATATCCTGCGAGTAGAGGGTCCATTGAATACGAACGGTATGGTAACGAGTATGAGAAATACAAATGGTTTCGGTTTAACGACTTGGATAGTCGCCTCACCATTGATAAAACCATCAAATATTACGATGACCTTGTATTTGACCGCGCGGCGGTGCTTGCGTTTTTACAGCATAAGAAAACCTATGATGAAAAAGTGAGACTGTCTAGTGAATTTTTGAAAATCAATACCAATGCCAAGCTACTGGCAGAGTTCACCAAATTCATTTATGAAAATATGAGTGCGACCAACGTCAACACGCTCGCATTTGGTGTAGTGAATACCGCTTTTGAGAAACGTATCCGAACGGGTCTATTGGATTTATTGTTTAGTCCGAATGAAACCATCTATGTCATTCAGAATGTAAAAAGACCCAAGCAGGAAGACAAGGTGTTGACGTTTAATTATAAAATGGTCAAATATCGTGAGGTCCTCTCAGACAAGATACTCGATTTCAATCAGACCCTTGTTGGAGACTACCCAGAAATCGATTATTGTAAAAAAAATATATGTGACAATGTTCCTGTTAAGCTCGAAAACAATACCAACTTGCATGTGATTGTCTTGGTGACCAAAGAAAACATTAAGGATGTAGCCGAACTCACCCAAGGAACGGAATGTAAGATGTTGAAGAAAAACCTTCAACGAAACATGAGAAGGGTTTTCTATACACGCGGAGGGAAACCCCGCAAGCGCCTAACGAGACGACGAAAGAAGAGACAATAAGGTCTCTACGCTTTGCTGGATTTGCTTGTAATAGGCATCCGTCTCTTGTTTGAGTTCATACATATCTTTTAGTTTGGCACTTACTTCGTCGAGATGGGCCTGTGTTTTGAGCTCCTCTTCTCTTAGACGGTCCTGTTCGGATTTCCAGGTCTCGAGTTTCTGAAGATGAACCTCTTTTTCTTGCTCCAATTGTTGGAGGGTTCGTTGAATATGTTTCATCTTTTCGTCTAGTAAACTAATCTGAGACATCTATACGAAAAACGCTTATTTTTTATCTTAGATTAAATCGCAATCTGTATGGAATTCTTGTCACTCCTGCGTCGGCCCTTGCGAGTTACAGGAGTGTCACCTAAATGGTCTAATTCTTCTAAACTAATCATACTGTCATTTTTCTCAGGCAAGGGGATGGTCTTTTTCAGCCCCGTTAAAATACTGTTGATATTTTCCGGGCCATTCATCTCGGGGCGTTTTGTCTCGGCTCGCCGGGGGTCGGGTCTGGCAAACTGTTGCACGAACTGATTGACGCCTGGGTTGGTCTTCTCCATGGTGCTTGCCGCCGCGCGGGTAAACTGGTTCATGAGGTCAGGATTTTGTCTCATGATATCGTCCATCCCAGGAATGGCCGACTTGAACATGGTATTGGACATGTGGACCATAATGCCTGCCGAGGCAAGCTGAAACGCCAGCTTCAACTCGGGTGCCATTTTCGCCTTGGACTTGTATTTTTCAGCAAGCTCGCTAAAGATTTCGTCATAGTCGCCTAGATTTTCTTGAACATTCTCTGAAATACCATCGAGCTTAATGTCAAACGGGTCAAATTTATTATTGAGAAACTCAATGCCGGTAATGAGCGTCGTCAGCATTTTCCCCTGGAACTGAACACTGTTTTTACGCTCTCTTTCGCCCTGTTGGTATTCGTATTCTCCTCGCATCTCATCCAGGCTATTCTCCATCGTATACTGTTTGCTCAGCTCCACGCCCTTTTGCTGAAGCGTCTCCAACTTTCGTAAATATTGAAACTTCTCTTTTAGCATCTCCTCTTTGGTCTTGACTTCAATGTTTTTCAGCTCACCCTCTACATTGATTTCTTGTATGTGCCGATAACCGTCCGAGGTGGTTTGCCGGTGGGTGTCCATCGACACGGTTTCCCGGGCAAGATGAATCGGACCGGTGGTATTTTCAAATTTTAAACTTTTACCCATGTCCTCAAATTCCTTCATGTCTTCGGCAAAAGAGACACCTGCTGCGGGCTTTGCGTCATTCAAGAGAAACTCGATGCCTCCACCAAAGTCTGAACTGGGTTTAAGGTCCATGCTATCCAAGGTAATTTCTTCCATCTATGAAATAGATATATTAGATAACTTTAAATCTATCGCATTGAACACTTAGATAACTTCTTTATCCTTCTCTTTCTTCACTTTCTCTTTCTTCACTTTCTCTTTTTTCTCTGGAACCTGGATATGAATGGTTTCCAGAAACTCGGAGATGGAGCTCTCTAGTTTATTCTCCTTTTTCATGTAGTCGAGTAGTTGCAGAAAACAATCCGACAAGTCATCCTTTTTTTTATGTTTTCCAAAATAATCGAGTTGGTTCTTGTATTTTTCCTCTAGGATTTGACGGGTAACCACAACGCCCATTTTCTTTCGCTGAGCATACGTGGTCTTTTCCTGAACAAACATCTTGAGTTTGTGAGTCGCATTCCAATATTGTATGGCCGTATTTCCTTTCGAGACAAAATACAACGTAATCATACCCTGTAAGGCCTTCATACGTATGGCGTTTTGTCCAATCTGGTTCTCAATTAAAATCAGGTCATACCGTGGAGGTAATGTCTCCAGTGCTTCAAACAGTCGTTTGCTTAAATCGACCATGTTTAGTTTATTGGCATTGACCGTCTTGTCACATAACTCAATGACTTTCCATTCGACAATGGTGTCGTCATACATACAATAAGCCAGATTTTTGATACCTACATCAATGCTGAGATACATCTGTATAAATAAAAGGAATACATTTAAACCTTATTTATAGAGATAGAGTTATAGATGTGGTTAGGTTTGTTTGTCTTGCTAGCGGTCATCACGTGTATCGTTTTGGGTCGAAATCCTCACCCTTACTCTGAAATCGTAGACCCCGTATAATCTTCCATATACGTTCGCTGCATAGGACGGCGCTTTTTATCGTCCAACATTTGTCTCGTCAGATACATTTCTTTGGTAAAGGTATTCTCATACCCGTAGGGTTGTTCGCTACCACGTATGAGGTAGGGAGACCCATGCTTAAAGGGTTGATTCACAGGGGTTTTGTTTTCTAGAATAGAGGTTTTGTAATTCATTTTCATCAATTCATTGGCGTTGTCCATCAAATACTTACGGTATTCACTATTGGTTTGGATACCGTGATTACGTTTAAACGTCGCCGTGTCTTGAGTATAAACCGTAAACGTGCGACCGTCCTGCACAATCCCCGGGAATTGATTGGTTGCGTTGTTGTTGGTAACATAGTCGGTTGCCCACATTGTATAGTGTATAGTATTATATTTTTTTCATAGACAGTTACAGTTTAGCCAGCTCCACCAATTCATTCTTTTTCATGCTAGGCTTTACCTTGACCCCCTTCTTCGTCACAAGGTCTCGAAGCTGTTTCATATTCATTTTACTGAAACCGTCGTTCTCCTCAAGGATAAGGTCTGGTTCAGATTCTACCATCTCTTCAGGATTCTCGACCGTGACTGTGTCGACGGTAAACTTGTCGACGCTAAACGTGTCATTTGTCTCGGTTTTCTCGGCTATATCCAGAGTGAGAACCTTGATCTCGGGCTCTACGAGTTTCTTCATTTCACCTTCACTTTCTTCGCTTTCATCATCCGAGTCTTCAATCTCAATGACTTCGGACTTGATAGGAGTCTCTTGACTGCATTGTTTTCTATCTCGTAACAATTCATAAAGCAACTTCGCCTGTTCATTCTGCGCCTCCTCCAAGGACTCGTACTTCTTTTTGAAGTAATAACACATCAAGGTGACCAATAGAAGATTGATAATCATACCAATAAAGAAGCTTCCAATGTCAAGAATTGAAGAAAGCATCATTATGTGAATAACCTATATTATAATCTTTAGGTTCTAACGAAATAGAATCTCCGGATAATTCATTTCTTTCAGAATATACTTTCCACCGTGTACGGTCGAATATCCTTCTAAGACGCGGTATAAAAAGGTAATTTTGTCTTCGGTCTGCAGAACATCCATTTTTTGGTTGACGACCAAGGTTGACCCGACAAAGTGTTTACATAGCTCGATGAAATGGGTCGTAATGAGGTAATCGATGGAGACCTTGTGTTCATTCAGTAGAGACAAATACATTTTGGCGCACGATACCGCATCGACTGGATTCGTGCCGGAATAAATCTCATCGAATATACACAAATGACGCTTTTCTTTGTGTAAAAGAACGCAATCCAGGATATCTTTACATCGACGGGCTTCTGCTTGGAATAGACTGTCTCTTCCCGACGTATCCGGTATATTGAGATAGGAATGAAAAAAGTCATAGACACAAATCGTCGCGTCCGAGAAACAGCCTAGACCGAACTGCTGGCACAAAAGAGAATTGATGAGAATCGTTTTCAAGACGGTGGTTTTACCGGAAGCATTGGGACCACTTAGAATGAGGTTCTTTTTGAGGTCCAATGTATTTTTTACCGTATTTTCTTTCATAAGTGGCAGATAATACATCTCGGTGAAGATGGTTTGTTTTCCGAACTTGCATGGACGAATGGCCTTCAATTTTACCTTTTGCTTAAGGGTGTGTATATCCCGAATGTATTGATTCAGGTGAAAGGAATACAACAATGTATTTCGATAGTCTTCTCTCATGAAAAATTCATAATACAAATTCATCAACATCCCTAACTGAGTCAGTTTATAAAAGATGCTCGTGGCAGGTTGTAGTTGGTCTAAATGTTTGACCATATGTCTCATCTTTTTCAGCTCGACCTCGTTCTTCTGATAGAAGGGTAGATAGGTTCCATATTTCACGATTCTCTTCTGTAATAGCTCAGCACTCAAAACGGTCTTGTTGAGGTGTTCCTTGCAATCTTGGATAAAGGTATAAATGAGTCCAATGTGTTTGTAGTAGGTCATACACGCAGTAAGATTGGTGTAAATCTGTAAGAAATAGATAAAGAGAGATACGACTGCCGTCGTTTTGTCTTGCATAGACACGCTATCAAATCCACAGAATAACTTGTATAAGCTAGTGGTTTTCATGACCTGCTTTAAATGGTCTACGTATTGGTCAATGGTCACCTCGATGCCTTTGAGTTTCAAGATGATAAAAGGCATGATCAAGATAAAGAGCGGAGACAAAAGAGAGAAGATAGGTGTAGATAAATTATACATGCCGAGACAATGTAAGAAGGAAGAAGAGTGGTTCATGTGTAACATAGGCTTGAATCCAATGTATTGATAACGGTCGATGAAATTTGTCTCGGCGCAGAACGATTTATATTTTTCATGGAACCCCTGGTCCTCATAAGGGGTCAATTTGCTTTTACGGATGACCCGTTGACTGTCTTTCAAAAAGGCTACATCGGTCGTATAAAACGAGGACCACTTCTCCATCAACAAGGATTGGTCAAAGAGATGTCGATAGAGAGGGTTTAATCCGCTCATTTCCAAGTCACTTTGGACAATCGAAGACACGGTCTTAGGGTCGGCGAATTCAATTGGTAATTTAAACTCGCATACGTCTTCCGTTTCCTTGGTGGTGATGAAGAATTTCTCCCATTCTAACATCTTGACTTATCTTAGAAAAAGGTTATAATAATATAATATAAACGAAAATAAATAATCCTATACTATAATGTATACCTATGAAACCATTATGGGTCTATCGTTACAAATGAATTCCGACAAGTATGCGTTGGACCCGGCGACGGTTCAAATACTGAACAAGGTGAAGGTCCTCTTGCAGATACCTGTCATCGAGCCCTTAAAGGCTACCGTGATTGTCAAGAAACAATCTGAAATCTCCAAGGTGATTAATTTACTGAACAAGGTCACCGAGAAGACGTATGAAAAACTAAAAAAAGAGATTATGGATATTGTAAGGGCGGTAGAAAAGAAAGAGGACCTTGACAAGATTAGTCATACCATTTTCAACATTGCCAGTTCAAACCTCTTTTATAGTGTGCTCTTCTCAAACTTATACAGTGAATTGGTGACGGTCAATAAAATCTTTTACGATATCTACCAAGAACATTATGAAATCTATTTCGCGGATTTGTCTCGACTCACCTATGTGGACCCCAACCTAGACTACGACCGATACTGTGATTACGTCAAAGAGATTGACCGACTAGACTCGAACCTTACCTTTTTTATTCAGCTCATGAAAAAGAACATTGGCAACATGGATCAGGTAGCGGACTTGTGTATGTTAATCGAGACAAAAATTGTTGGACTCTTGGAAGAGGAAGGGAAAGACTTGTGTGAGAAGATGCTGTCTTCGGTGGCCATTATTTTCAGGGAAACCTCTGACTTTTTGGCGTTTCACAAAAACCTGGAAACCATCCATCGTCTCTTTTTAACCATTCAGACCCATCCATCGATTACATCCAAAATGAGATACAAGTGCATGGACATGGAAGAATATATCAAGTAAGAAGATTCATGGAATAAAATTGTTTTCATTTAAAATAAATTACTTATACTATACAATGACCAGTTCCGTGGATTCACGTATTTCTCCAAAACGATATGAGAGTTTGCTGAGCGAAATCGAGGAGGAAGACCAAAATATCAAGAGTGAGTTGTATGAGCTCTCTGTTTATGACCATATTCTTCAAATCTCTCCCGGTAAAACGATACAAGACGAGGAAATCAAAGACTTGGTCTACTGTTATGTTTACGCTGTGAAAAACGACAAGGTCGTGCAGAAGTTAGGAGTGTATGAGCGCTTCACCAAAGAAAAAGAACCCTTCTTTGACTTGTCTACCTTTGAGAAAGGGACCTTGTGTTTGTTTGAAAAGTATGAGACCAATCCCTCTCTCTTTCTTGAATTTAAGTCAGACCCAGACGCTCCGAAGACCGTGAAGAAGTCCAAGAAGAAGTCCAAGGCTGAACCCGAGACAAAGGAAGTAGACTTGAACGCACCTGAAGCTGAGAAGGTAGAACCTGAACCAGAACCCGAGACAAAGGAAGTAGAAGTGGACTTGAACGCACCGGAAGCCGAACCCGAGACAAAGGAAGAACCTGAACCAGAACCCGAGACAAAGGCAGTGGAAGTAGATCTGAATGCTCCGGAAGCCGAACCTGAGACAAAGGCAGTGGAAGTGGACCTGAACGCACCCGAATCTAAGCCATCGACACCCGCTCTTTTAGATGTCTCGCAATTAGAGGGTAACCTGGGAATCACTTCGGAATCTGAGACAAAGGTCGATTCTGAACCCAAGAAGTCAAAGATAAAGATGAAACCTTCAAAAATAGAGACAAAGGCTGAATCTAAGGCAGAGGAAAAGTCTGTATCTAAGTCCAAGCCTCGCACCAAGAAAACCAAACCCGTTGAAACAGAGGTTCTGGGCACAAAGTTCGGATAATTATCTTTCTATAGTATAGTATAGCATATGACCACGATTCATAATACAATGAGGTCTTACGACAATTTAACCTCCAAGAGTAATCAAAACATTGGTTTCATTTTAAAGAAATACGTCTCTCTGTTGAAAAGCATGAACATTCAGGACCCCTATTTCATGAAACTGATTTATTCGCATCTATGCAAAGCCGTAAGCGCAAAGAAGGAGGTCACTGTCATGAAAACATCGAAACAACCCTGGGTCGAGGGGGAGTTTGTAGGCCCCTCGGTTCAGACCGAGATAAAACAAACCATCTTTCAAAGTTATCATGTCATGACAAAAATAGATGGATTTACGTTTGACATTGAGTTATATGCGGCCGAAGCATCCTTTGATGTAGACCGATTCCTTTTTTTTATCCATGTAGTGCTTGCGTTGTGTTGCAAAAATACACTTACCAAAACAAGAGAGTTTCGTTTAAAACTGATTCTAAGTGACGCGGAGAAGATAAAGGGTCGTGCCATCCCCGACCACTTGAACAGCGGGTATACCGAGAGCTACAAGGAATTGGTCATTTATCGAAAGGAAGAATTTCTAAAGGTATTTATCCATGAATGCTTTCATTTGTTTTGTTTAGAATTTTCAGAGACCTATACAACCCAATACAAGGAAATGTTGAAATCTATCTTCAAGGTAGAAAGTGATTATCTCTTGTTCGAAAGTGTATGTGAATATTGGGCCAGAACCTTGAATTGTGCGTTTGTCTCGTTCTTCATGAAAACGGACATGACCTTTCAGGAGTTTGAAAAGATTTTTGTGTTGAATCTTTCGATGGAAACCATCTTCTCGATGATACAAATGAAAAACTACTTATCCTTGCATGACCTCACCTACGAGGACTTGCTAAACAAACGAACTGTTCCCTACAAAGAAGAAACCAATGGGTTTTGTTATTATGTCATCACAAGTATTTTAATGTTTCATTATCAACCCACCATGAATTGGTTTGTCAATCACAATGAAACCATGTTGAACTTTTCGAAATCCAACAAGGACCTTTATTTGTTTCATCAATACCTACAAAGTATTTACAATTCCAAAGATTTTATCAATGTATTGAAAAAGTTGAAGGTGTTCAAGATGGAGAACCTATCCATGAGCTTGTTTGATATTGAGATTTACGGATAAGCGGATAAGTATTTTAATTTTTATCTTTCGAGACAAAGATAAAAATTTAATAAAATGTTTTTTTGAATTATTTACAGTTTAAAATTACCAGTTAGGTTTAAGCAGGGACCGCCTTCTCGAAGTGGCAAGACAGATACTTCTGCAGGTTGAAGTAAGACAGCTGCTGAGTAGGGTCAGTGACCGTCTTCTCGTCATACTTGAGAAGTTTCTTGAGCTTGTCGTCGGCGAGAATGAGACGACCGTTCTCCTTGGCCTGAAGGTTGTTGGACCGGACATAGGCAGTAATCTGCTTGGTCACATCCGTGCGAGCCATCAGGGTGCCACTCTCGCGACCGAGGAAGACCGCAAGCTCATCGCTAATCTTGGTAGGCTTCACAAACCCACTAGGTGCGCGATTGCCCTTGTTCTTGTTTTTCTTTGCGTTCAGCTTGTCGAGGATACGAAGCTCCTTGGACACGTGCTTCTCCACCAGCTTGACCTCCATCTTGAGCGCACTCAGCTGAACGGTGAGGTCGACCAGGGAACGATTCAGGTTGGCGAACACATCGCCGATGGGGGTCACCTCGGGGGTCACTGGGTCAGTCTTGACTGGCTCAGGAGCAACGGGGGTAGGAACAGGTGCCGGGGGAGGAACCTCGACCGGGACTTCCACTGGAACACTCTTTGGGGCCTTAGGCTTGGTTTGCTTTGACTTAGGCTCTTTGATAGCAGACATTATACATAACCATAGGCATTCTTTTTATATTCAT